GTCCCCCTTGGTCCGGATCGCCCGGGCCCGGAAGTCGCGCTCACCCGGCAGCTTGCCGACCGACGGCCCGACGTGGCGGACAAACTCGAGGACCCGCTCGGCGTCGAGTGCCGCCCCCGCCTCCAGGCGGCTGGCGAGGTTCGGCCGGGGGTTCCGCCACGACGGCTCGCGGAGCTCCTTGGCAGTCGCGTCGGGCAGCAGGTGCCGCAGGGACCGGTCGTGGTCGCGCTCGTCCACCATGAGGCGGACCGCGGCGATGACCTGCCGGGCGGCCTGGGTCCTCGGCCGCGCAAAGTCCTGCGCCATGCTGGTGTACGCGCTCGCCCGGCGCCGGAGGCTGCCGCGCGCGGACTGCTCGACCAGCGCGGCCTCCGCCTCACCCAGTGGGAGCACCTGCAGGATCAGGTCGGCGACGTCCTCCGGCCGCGGCCGGGTCCGGACCGCCTGGTACAGCGCGTCGGCGTGCTCGGCGCTCATCATCCCCATACCCACCATATCTAGCCCGTGAGGGTCACGCGCCGCCTGACCGGCTGACGCAGGCCCCCGAGGTCCCCGACCTGGATGCCGGCGCTGCCGAGCGCGAGCTTGTTGAACGCGAGCGACGCGGCGTCCACCTGGTCGTCGTGGGCCCCGTCGGGGAAGTTGTGGAGCTCGGTCAGGAACGCCTCGTTCCACGGCCCCTCCACCAGCCGCACGTTCTTCGCGCCGGCCTGCGCGGCCAGGGCCCGGGCGCGCGCGAGCTTGTCCCCGGTCACCGGCTCCGCGCGCACGATGAAGCCGGCCAACTGCTGCACGGAGAGCTCCGCGCTCTCCTTCCCGCCGGAGCCCGGCTCCTGCTCCACGTGCACCTCGACCTCCGGGCCGTCCAGCTGGGCGCACTGGAGCATGAGGTCGTTCCGCTCGTGCGCGCGCCACTGCCCGCGGACCACGTCCTCCACGTAGTAGATCCCGTCGGCCTCCGCGAGCTTCACGCCCGCGCTGTAGTCCGGACCCTTCTTGTCCCGCTTCTTCTTGGCGTCGGCCTCGGTGGCCGCCTTGTCCCAGCCCCGGGCGCGCCGGGCCTCCCGGGGGGCGGCCGGGACGATCCTGAACCACGACCGGTCGAACACCTGGCCGGCCTCGGCCTTGGCGTTCCAGTTGCCGCCGAGCAGGCGCGACCGCTCGAACGGCGGCAGGTTCATCAGCTTGGCGCGGTACAGCGGGTCCGCGTTGACGAGCGTCGGGTTGTCCTCGAGCTTGCCCGGGATGAACGTGAGCGAGAGCGGCAGGCTGCCCGGCACGCGCGCCTCGAGCTCCTCGCGGCTGCCGGCCCACGTCAGGTCCCCGTCGTCCCCGCGCACGAACCACCGCAGGACCCCGGAGCGCTCCGGGATCGGCAGCCCGTCCGCCCCGATCCACCAGTCGATCAGCTTGCGCAGCCAGCCCCCGACCGGGTCGTCGGCCGGCACCGGGTTGCAGCTGGCCCGCAGGTACGGCCGCACCTGCCCCGAGGGGTCCCGGTTCCGGGACTGCATGTACCAGAACATCGACTCCCCGAAGCTCTCGAGCTGGTCGAACTCCAGCAGCGGGATCTGGGACCCGTCGTACCCCTGCTTGTCCTTGTCGTGCTGCAGGTGGGCCAGCTCCACGCGCGCCCCGCTCGGGAACGTCCACTTCAGCGTGGACAGGTTCAGGTCCGCGCCCAGCCGGTAGTAGAGCTCCTCGCTGTTGTCCTTGAGGCCGCCCGCGTTCGTGATCTCGGGGCTCGTGCGGCGGAACAGGACGGCCCGGAAGCCGGGCAGGTGGCGGTGGCGCAGCGGCTCGATCAGCAGGGCGCGGGTATTGTGGGTCGGGATCATCGCTCGACCGGCGAGGTAGAGACCCGACGGCGCGTCCACGGTGATGCAGCGCATGGGAACCGGCGCCACTTCCTGGCACGAAGTGACGTAGCGAAATCGCGTCACCGGTCTAGTACCGAGGCGCTGGCGGCGCCGCTTGCGCTGCAGTCGAAACACAACCTCGGCGGGAGTCCACGCCAGGTCCCACGCGGGACCACAATCCCGGCCGTAAAGGCGCGCGCGCCTCTCCACAACGTGAACCTTCCAACCGAGCGACGTCACGAGCTCGAAAATCCCGTCTCGGAGCTCCGGCTTGATCGTTGTAATTGAGACTCCCGTACTCCGCGACGCAGTTCCGTCCGTGTCCATGAGGCCCTGCAGCAGGGCCAGCCTCTGGTCCCGCGACGCGCGGAGGTAGGGCGCCGGGATGTGCTTGCGACCGAAGACCCCGGTGCGCTTGAGCACGGTCTGGAGTCCCAAGAAGCCCCAGGTGTACTTCCGATGATAGGACGGCCGGAACCCGCCTCGGGCAAAGGCCCTCATGATGGGTGGGTCGGCGGTCGTCACCGCGGCAGACGTCGTAGAGCCGTCCCCGAGCCAGCACCCCAGCAGGTATGGGTCCAAGGGGAGGTCAGCCTCCGGGAGCTCCAAGGCCCCGGCAACTGGAATGGCATGGTTCACGCGACCGTCATGCGTTCGCAGAGTTGCCGCAATCTCTTTGGTCGTCAATACGGACCCGCGCGGGGGGTCGAGATACTCGTACTGCCGCGCCTTGTTGCGCGCGACAATCATGGCCGTAAACTTTGCGGACTTCTTTCCGCCGGGGCCACCGTTCAGCGCACGACGCGCTCGCGTCATGCTCCGGAACTCGGGCGTCCGCCGCCATCCCTTTTCGCGCTCGGAATAGCTAAAGGTCAGCCACAGGTGGTCGGCTCCCGCCAGGAACCACGAGCCATCATCAAACTCCATGCGGTAGGACACCGGCGCGGGATCAATCTCGTGAACGCGCAGTACGCGACACTGCTGACCACTCTCGTTGAACAACACCTCGCCGCGCCTCACGTCACCCATGGTCGTCCAGCCAGCAGGTGTCGGAAGTGGCGTGTCCAGGGCCAGCAGTTTCCCGCAACCTGCGGCCCCGCCGTAGATCCCGATGTCCGCGGGCGTGGCGAGGAACGCCTCCTGCGGGCCCGGATGCGGGCGCAGCACGATGGTGACGGGTGGGGTGGCCGGCGAGTTTCGATCTCGCTCCCCCGGGTTCACGACCCGGCGCTCTCCCGACTGAGCTACGGCCACCGTCACTCCTCTCAGCAGATGGTTGCGGAGCCGGGACTCGAACCCGGATCGCTGGGCTTATGAGACCCGCGCGGTCCCGCGACCCCCCGCAGTGTGCCGAATGGTGCGACGGGGAGGAGTCGAACCTCCGCGCCCGGTGTTTCAGGCCGGCGCTCTACCGACTGAGCTACCGCCGCACGTTCCCGGTCCTTCACAGTAGCGGCGCGTGGACTCGAACCACACTCGGCGGATTATCGGTCCGCTGCTCTGCCCGATGAGCTACGCCGCTGCAGTTGGCGAGGCGGGGAGGACTCGAACCTCCACCCACCGGGTTTGGAGCCCGGCGCTCTGTCCAGTTGGAGCTACCACCTCGCGTGACGTTGGTGCGGTCGGGAGGGTTCGAACCCCCGACCCTTCCCGTGTAAGGGGAACGCTCTCCCAGCTGAGCTACGACCGCACGTGAAGAGTTGGCGCGGCGAGCAGGAGTTGAACCTGCACGCTTCGGTTTACGAAACCGCTGCTCTACCGTTGGAGCTACCGCCGCGCGTACCTCATGGCGGAAGGCGCAGGGATCGAACCTGCGCACCCTCTCGGGTGACCTCGGCTTAGCAAGCCGGCACCTTGCCGCTCGGTCAGCCTTCCGCGCCCGGTGGAGGAGGGAGCGAGATTTGAACTCGCACGGGTTTCTGAGGCCCTCGCCGGGATTCGACGCCGGTGCCTTACCGTTGAGGCTATCCCTCCGCATATTGGCGCCGCCCGCCGGATTTGAACCGACGTCGCCGGGTTGAGGGCCCAGCATCCTGACCGCTAGAAGAGGGCGGCGCACGTTTACGAACATGGCCCTGTTCACCGCGTCGTGAACAGGGCGAACATTGGAGACGCCGGAGGGAGTTGAACCCCCGTGGCCCGCTCTGCAGGCGGGTGCCTCGCCGCTCGGCCACGGCGTCTCGAGCATGGTGGAGCCGCAGGGAGTTGAACCCTGTCGGGTCGCTTGCAAGGCGTCCCTGGCACCCGTGACCGGCCCCGACCTGGTGCGACGGGCAGGAGTCGAACCTGCAACCAGAGGATTAAGAATCCCCTGCTCTGCCAGTTGAGCCACCGTCGCGAACATGGTGCGCAGGGATGGACTCGAACCACCGCAGCCCGAAGGCAGCAGGTCTACAGCCTGCCCCATTTGCCGCTCTGGTACCTGCGCACGAACCTTGGCTCCTGGAGTCGAACCACGCGCGTGCTGGTTAACAGCCAGCCATGCTACCGCCACATCCGGCAGGAGTGTGTTGCTGGAGCGGGCGGCGGGACTCGAACCCGCGCGCGACTGGGTGGAAGCCAGCGGCTCTGCCACTGAGCTACGCCCGCCCGTATATTGGCGATCGCGACCGGTCTCGAACCGGCAGCCTCCGAATCGACAGTCCGGTGCTCTATCCACTTGAGCTACGCGACCGCACGACGTTCACGGCTACGACAACCTACCTGAAGGGAATTCGGTACGTCCCCACTACGATAACGCGACCGTACCCATATGGGAGAATTCCCGGCGAGGTTGGCGGGGCGTGCAGGGGTCGAACCTGCGACCTCCGGGTTCAGAGCCCGGCGCTCTGCCAGCTGAGCTAACGCCCTGTGACGACTATACCTGACCGCGCAGATAGGCGCGGTGGACCTCGCACGCGCAGGGGTTGCGGAACCGGCGCTTGCCCGCCGTGTCCCCGCAGACCGGGCACGGTGTGTCGGCGGTGGGGTCGGCGATCGGGGTTATCCCCAGGTAGCAGTAGCTCCCGAGAGTCTTCGGGCCCTCGGTCTTCATTCGTTGACCCCCATCTCCATGAGACCCCAGAAGAACTCGGCCCATGACGCACGCGCCGTTCATCTTGACCGTCCCATTGGTCGGGACCACGACCCAGTGCCCGCGGCGGTGCCAGCTCCAGACGTCGGCGGTGACCTGCCTCATCGCAGGAACCCCCGCCACCACGCTGCGAGGACGGCCCCCACGCCGACGAGCAGGCCGGCGGAGGCCAGACCCCACCCCAGGAGCGTCCCGCCCAGGCAGATCAGCACCACCGAGAGGATCAGGAGCGCGCCGAGGACTCTCCTCACGGCCGCACCTCGTGGGCCACGCGCACGAACTTCACGGCGACCCGCTCGGCGTACCGGTCCCCGGGCCAGTCCTCCCGCGCCCGCGAGGAGCCCCGGTTGTACCCCCGCAGGGCGACGGCCCCCATGCCCCCGAACTCGTCCCGCAGGCCGGCCAGGTGGGCCAGCCCGATCGTGACGTTCAGCTTGGCGTCCAGCAGCGCGCGCTGGACCGGGCGCTCGCACGCGAGCTCGCGGTTGGCGCAGACGAGCTCGGCCGTGGCCGGCAGCACCTGCATGAGCCCGACCTCGCCCCGCTTCCCCACCGCGGCGGGGTTGAACTCGCTCTCGTGGTCGATCAGGGCCAGCACCAGGCGGAAGTCGATGCGGTGCCGCTCGGCCTCCGCCAGCAGGTGGCCGGGGAAGCCGGCGAAGTCCCGGATGGTCGCGCCCGGGTTCCGCCGCACGACCAGCTCGAGGACCTGCCGCTCGGTGTCGAGCGCCTGCCGGGTGTGGTCCGCGCGGGCGCCGGCCTCGTACTGCGTGCCGGAGAGGTAGCCGGACCCGAACACGAGCGCCACCATGCAGAGGAAGATGAACGTCCGGAACCAGTCTATCTTTTTCACGCGCCCTCCGTGTTGTCCACGACCAGGAAGTCCCGGCCGCCGAGCGGCCACAGGTGCAGCCGCACCAGCTCCCAGCGCAGGCCCCCGTTCCCGCAGCCGACATGTGGGAGCACCACCGGCAGGGCGGCCAGCTGGGGCTCATACCGCGCGAGCAGGTGGCGCGCGTACGTGAGGTCCTGCACGCTGCGCGCGATCAGCTGCAGGAGGACGGGCTCGCGCCAGTTGTCCTTGACGGGGAACGAGAACAGCCGCCAGGCCGGGAAGGCGCCAACGCGGTTCCCGGCCACGCCCAGCCAAGTACCTACGGCCGCCTGGAACCCGGGGAAGCGGCGCGCCGCCTGCAGCGCCAGCCCCCGGCCCATGACGCACGCCCCGTCCTTGCGGACGGTCCCGTTGGTCGGCACGGCGACCCAGTAGCCGCGCGCGTACCAGTCCCAGACGTCGCCGCTGACTTCGCGGAGGTCGCTCACAGGCGCACCGGCCGCCCCGCACGGGTCGCGCGGTCCCAGTTGGGCTGGTGGCGCCGGCCGCGCAGGCTCATCCCGCAGCGGTTCTTGACGATCCTCACCCCGCCGCGCGGCCCGACCTTGAGGACGAGGTCGGAGAGGAACACGTGGTCCAGGTTGGGCCGGTCCCCCGTAAAGCGCCGGGCCTTGTTCGCGTGCACGAAGATCCACGTGGGCATCACGCACCTCCCGGGTCGTCGGTTTGGCCCGCGCCGCCCAGCCCCACTCCCGGCGCGGGATGCTGCTCAGCTTCGGTCGCTACGATCCGGTCCCCGGCAAGGGCCTTCGCGTCGAGTTGCCGCCCGACACCGCCAGCGTGTGGCGTCGCATCAGCTGGGTCGCTCACTCCTTGTATCTGCCGGACGTCGGTCCGGGGGACCTCGAGCACCCGGCCCCGGCCGTTGTCGGGCACGTACACGACCACCTGCTCCCGCACCTCCACCGGCCCCCCGTCCTTGCCCGTGAGCTCCGTGCGGTTGACGAGCAGCTTGCGGATCCTGGCGAGCACGCCGAGGGCCGGGACCTTCTCGTGGAGCTGCACGTGGCGCCGGACCCCGAACTCCCCGGGCGCCTCCTCGTAGCTCTTGACGACCGCGGCGACGTGGTCGGGCAGGTCCTCGATGCTCCTGCCCTCCCGCAGGAACTGGAGCGCGGCGTGCAGGTCCCGGGCGTCGCTGAACGCGACCTTCCCGAGCTCCTCGATGATCCGCTCGTCGGTGGCCTCCATCGCCTCGAGCTTGCGCCGGCACCACTCCACCACCTCCGGGTCGCGCAGCAGGTAGTGGGCGCGGACCCTGGCCGCGTTGTCGGTGGACGAAAGCCCCGCGGCCAGCGCCGAGGGCCCACCCTGCCCCGGCCCGAACCCCGGGCCCCCCGCGACGAAGTAGTGGACGAACTTCCGGCGCTTGGCCTGCAGGCGGAGGCGCTGGGCCTCCCGCTGCTCCCGCTCCCTGTCCCGGGTCGCGGTCCGCAGGCGCTGGGCCGTCAGGTGCAGCTGCCGCTGCCGCTCGTCGCGAACCGGCGCGGGGGCGGGCAGGGACTTCGGCGCGGAGGGCCGCGGGGTCCGCTTCTTCTTGGTGGTCGGCTTCCGCTTGGACTTCTTCATTCCCGTCAATTATACGCGCGACGACTTCTTGGTGTCCCGCCGGCAGTCGTCGCACACCACGGCGGTGAGGGCTGCCGCGAGGGCCGCGTCGGTGAGGGACGCCAGCTTCATCGGGCACCGGCAGTGGGCGCACTCCGTATCCGCTACGGTGTACGTGCGCCCCGTGTACACGTCCCTCACGGCAGCCACACCCAGCGGGCGGCTCACGGGACCACCGCCACGATCTTGTTCTCGCCGCCGAGCGCGCACGCCCAGCAGGTGCCGTCCCGCTCGTGCTCCTCCATGGCCTCCTCCAGCGCCCGGCCGACCGACCCGGTCCCGGGGCAGCCGTTCTCCTCCACGACGAACTGGGCATCGGCGCCGTCGGGGAGCTCGATCTCGACCTCGTAGGTGCAGCGGACCCGGACGCGCACGGGTCAGCCCGCCCCCTGGGACTCGTAGACCGCCCGCCGCACTGCGGGCAGCGGTCGCCCCAGTGCATAGCGCAGCACCCGACCGTGTCGCCGGGGCGGCGGACACGCCACTGGCACCGTCTTCTTCTCACCCAAGGTCGTCCTCCTCCTGGTCGTCGTCTTCCGGCCGCAGGTCCCAGCAGTCCTCACAGCAGGCGGCGAGCCCGCGCTCCAGGCACCGCCCGCAGGGCCCGACCTCGTAGAGCGCCAGGAGCCGGCGCCCCAGCTCGGCGCGCTCGCGCTCGGCCGGGTAGCAGACCAGCCGGCGCAGGGAGAACCACGGGCGCACCTCCTCCACGTAGGGGTGCCGGGACCACTCCAGGTGGTTGCCATTCTCCGCCAGCACGTGGCAGTGCTCGGCGACGCGGCCGGCCACGAAGCTGCGGTGGTTCGAGGCGAACGCGGTCACGTCGATCGCCTCCCGCTCCTGGACGACCGCCGTGAGCCGGGCCCCGTCGCTCAGCCGCGGCAGCGGGCGGTAGAAGAACCGGCGGCTCACGGGAAGCACGCCGCCCAGTCCCGGAGCGCGGTGCGCACCCGGGTCACCGAGTTGATCTCGCCCACCACCCGCCCGTCGGCGTCCGTCACGACCACCGGGGGATACGCGCGGACGGCGAGCGCCCCGCGGATGCGGAGGGCCAGCGTCCGCGCGGGGTCGCGGACGGCGCGCCCCGAACCCTGCAGCGTCCCGTACAGCACGCCGGAGACGTCCCCCGATGCGGAGCGGTCCGCGAGGCGGAAGACTCCCACCGACGCCAAGTCGTCGCGAGTCTTCTGCGCGCGGAGCCGGCCCCTCGCGCGCGCCCTTGAGGCCCCGGAGCCGGGGAAGCCGGGAACGTCGCGCCGGAGCCGCGCCTTGGCGTCGGACCCCCGGCCCGTGCGGTTCACGGCTTCACCCGAAACACGTGGGGGCTCTCCGGCGTGGCCTCCAGGCTCGGGCGCCGGCCGTAGCGCCCGAAGTACCACGCCTCGTAGCACTCGAGATGGAACCCCGCGCCGCTGCGCTCCTCGACCCGCGGCGCGTACCGGGCGACGAGCATGCGGCAGCGCCCGCAGGTCACGGCTGCACCACCACGTGGTCCTCGGTCGGCTTGCCCATCTCCCTCGCCCGGTCGCGCGTCCACCCGCTGCCGTAGGTCTTCGTCTTGCTGCTGGTGATGCGGACCAGCGCGTCGCACTTCTGAGCGATCTGGAGGTTGCGCTCCATGAACCCGCCGGGACCGGCCCAGCGGCGAACCGTCGGCCGATAGACGGAGATGCGGTCGCTCGGGTCGCCGCCAAAGACGATGTTGAAGTACTCGCGGGCGTACTCCTCGGCCATGCTGTCGACGCCCTTGGCGCCGCCGCTGGTGAACCCGCCGGGCCGGTACTTGTCGAACGCCCGCACGATCAGCCGCTTGGCCTCCGCGTTACCCTCCAGCAGGGTGCTGCCGACGACGGCCAAAATCATCAGTGTACCTCCTCGCCGCAGGTGCGGCAGATGTAATGCGGCCCTCGGCGCGGGTCAATGTCGCGCCGGTACGTGGAGTGCCCGGTGCGCGCCACGTGCTCCGTGAGCGACTCCCTCGGCGTCTCCATCACAGGCACCCCGCGCACACGCGCTTCTTCTTGTAGAGCATGGTGTCGCGCTCGCGGAGGGTCCGCCCGCAGCCGTCGCACCGGACCTCGGGGTTGATCTGGTCCATGACGTCTACGAGCCGGGCCTGGACTGGCGCCGCTCGAGCTCGGCCTGGGCCTGGATCATGATGGACAGCGACGCCTGGATCTTGGCGATCTCCTTGTCGTCGCTGTACCCCACGCGCACCCGGCACAGCGCCAGGTCCTCGTCCTCGTACACCGGCGTCCACGACAGACGGCGCAGCAGCTCCTTCAACTGTGTGCTGGTCAGCAGCATGGTTCGCGCCCTCCTCTTTGCGCCCGGGGTCCCGCACCACCCACCCCTCGCCGTACGGCTCCACGACCAGCGGCAGGTACCCGCTGAGCGCCCGCCCGTGGTCGTACGCGGTTGCCCAGGCTCGCGCGCCCTTGGCGTCGGGGAAGGACTTGACGATCCGGTTGACTACTGCTGGGGCGGCAAGCCCCGCATCGGGGGGAACGACCTGCACACCCACCCCCGTCCCGGGTGGCGAGCCTCCTCCCGGGCGCGCCGGGCCAGCGACGCCATGAGCACCTTGAGCGGGGGTGGGGTCACCCCCGACATGCGCAGGGATTGGGACACGCGAACCGCGGCCGCGCGCAGGGACGAAGTCTTCACTGTCGTGATCCTCCTGCCCGGAAGTATAGGGGCGCGCCGGCCAGCGCGCAACCTTTTTCTCCGGACGGCACCCGTCCAGGGACATGACGAAGCCCGTGCGCCCGAGGTGCTCCACCCGCACCCGCAGCTGCCCGTGAGGGGCGGGACCGAGGTACGTATAGCGGTGCCCCCGCTGGGGGTCCACGTAGGCCCGCCCGACGACCAGGTCCATCACACGGCGCCACCTGCGACGCGCCGGAAGGGGCGCAAGAACCGCTCGCGAGGGGTGCCGGCCAGCTGGGCGAGTTCACGGCGCTGACCCTCGGCACTGCGCCGCAAGTTCTCGGCGTGGGCGAGCGCGGCGTACGGGCACGTACCGTCCGAGTTCAGGGATTCCCCCGGAAAGTCACCGTGCCGGCACACCGCGCACGTCCGCCGATCACCGTCCGCCGGGACCGGCCCGCGCCGGGAGTCCCAGCGAACCATGCCGGGACTCATTCCGCGTTGTATGCGCGGGCCACCTGCGACCCGTCCCGATACGCGCCGAGGTCGGCAGTGTCTCCGCCGACGGACGCGCGCAGGGCCGCGAGGCGCCGCGCCTCGGCCACCTGCTCCGCGGTCCACTTTACCGGCCGACGGCGCGACGGCGGGTCCTTGTGGACGGGGCGGGTCGCGGCGTACGCGTTCATGATGGCGTCGGCATCCGCGGGCGACACGAGGAGTGCGAAGGTGCAGAGCAGGCGCCCCAGCGCGCGCCGACGGCCCTCCTCCTTGGAGTAGAGCCCACACTTCACGTCCTCCGGCGAACACATGGCAACGCCGGCCAGGAACCCCGTCAGGGGAAGGCGCGTGGCGTAATCGTAGCCGCCGAACTTGGCGCCTTCCTGCCGCAGAGGGATCAGCACGGCCTCCGTCGCCGGCCGGATGACCGCCTTCCCGGTCTTCTTGCTGAACCCGGCCAGGACTTCCGAGTACCGGAAGTCGAGCTGGTAGCGGCGCTGGTGCGCGTCCTTGACGATCATGGGAGTTCTCCTTTTGGTCAGCGGCGACTCATCAGCTCTACTAACTTATCCGCTGCAGCGCAATCCTCTTCGTGCAGGCGCCCGTGGAGTTCCTGCGCGTCCTCAAACCCGAGCACCCGCGCCGTGTCCTCCGGCGTAGCCCTGGGCCAGGTGCGCGGCGCGTCGGGGTCACGGGTCGCCAGCACCGCCCCAAGTAGATAGGCGCACACCCGCGAGCGGGCCGCCGGGCCGGCACCATAGATGCCCAAGGCGCGCCGCAGGACCGGCATCGGATGGGCGTAGTGGTAGGCCACCACGACGTCCCGCCACGTGAAGGTGACATGGTCGCTCAGCGCGTCCCACGTGCGGCGCACGCGCCGGAGGTCCGCCGGCTCGTCGATGCTCAGCTTGAGAGCGGACCAGTCCCCCTCCTGCGGGGGGAGGCGGAGGTTGAACACGCGCGACTCGTGGCGCCACATCCAGGTCGTCACGTGCTCCCGCTCGTCCGCGGCGGCCTCACGGTCGGCCCGGAGCAGCAGCTCCGCGCTGAAGACCTCCATGTCGCAGCCGTCGTAGAACGTCGGGGGGTGGTCGTTGGAAGCGTACGCCGCGCCGGTGGACCGAAAGAGGGCGAGCAGCTCGCCGGCCAGGTTGGGGTCCAGCATCGGGCAGTCGCTGGTGAGGCGCATGATCACGTCGGCCCCGGTCGCGCGCTGGGCCTCCACGTACCCGGCCAGGACGTCATTCTTCCCCCCGGGCAGGGAGACCTGGCCGCGCGTCCACCCCACCCCCGCCCCGCGGCAGCGGTTGACGATCGCGTCGTCCCTGACATCGCGGGTCGTCGTCACGTGGACGACGTCCACCCCGGGAATGTGCTTGGCCCGTGCGAGGACGTGCGTCAGCACGGCCTGGCTCCCCACGCGGCGAAGGACCTTGCCGGGGAGGCGGCTGCTGCCCATTCTTGCCTGAATGACCGCCGCCACGAGCATCACGAAACCTCCAGCACGACCTCGCGGCACGACACGTCCGCGCCACCGAATCCCCGCTTAAAGAACTCTATGGCCCGCTCCTTGTCGCTGACCGCAGTCCCCTGCCACCCCAGGCTCGCGCAGGTCACGCCCAGCTCGGCCAAGGCGCGCAAGGCCTCCCACGCGAGCGCGTGCCCGACGTCGGGCGCAGTGTACGCGCCGGAGCTGTAGTACGCGGCCCCCCGGTAGGCGTTCCAGTACGCGGCGCCCCACGTCCCGGCGGCGTCCTCGGCCACGACCACGAGCGCGAGGCCAGCCGCCAGCCACTCCCGCTGCAGGCGGTAGGTCGCGTCGGCCCTGGGATGGTTCGTCATCCGGCGGTGGAGAACCACGTACTGGGAGAACAGCGCGGCCGCCGCCTCGGTGTCCCCAGTGGCCGACGAGATCCGGTACTTGCGCTGCCCCCGGTGAATCAGCGAGCGGTAGGACGCGCGCACCTCCGCCCACGCCGGGACACCGTCCACGACCCGCTGCGCGGCCGCAACGTAGCGCACTCCCCGGGCGTGCGCGCCGAGGCTCTGGTGGCGCGCGTCACAGAATGGGTGCTCCCAGAACCGCACCTTGCTCACGCCCTGCCGGCGCGCTTGCCGGCGGAGTTCCTCCAAGGCAAACCCGGCCGCGGTGGGGGAGGACGAGAGTGGGAGCGGCAGCGGGTCCCCGGAGTACGACAGCTCCCTCACCGGACCGGCCACCCCGGCCACCCGATCCACGCGATGGACGAGCACAAGAGGGACGACGGCCAGCACCACGCCGTCATCGCTGAGCACCATGAACGAGGCCTGCTCGTTGCCCGGGCGAAACGCCAGCTGGTAGTGCAGCCACCCGGAGGTGTGCCAGAACCACCCCCCGGGATGGCTCTGCACGTACGCGTCCCACGCCCGCCAGTCACCGGGGGTGAAGCTGGCTGCCGCGCGAACCCTCACCGGCCCGACGCCACGCGGTAGCGCAAGTACCGGGTCATCGGCTCCTCGGCCGGCATCTGGCTGAGGTGACCGGCGCCGCAGAGGACCTCGGCCTGCCGGATGTTCGCGACGTAGACCGCGGCCTCCTCGGGCGTGCGCGCCACCTTGAAGTCGGCGTTGTCCTCCCGCGTCTCGCGGAGCCGCGCGTGGAACTCCACGATGCGCGCCCCGGCCGCGACCGCCAGCGCGCCCGTCATCGGGTGGCGCGTGTGGTCGGAGTAGCCGGCGAAGTTCACATCCCGGGTGAAATCCGAGAGCAGCGCGCCGAGATTGGCCTGCTCGTCGGGGCAGGGGTAAGCACTGACGCAGTGGAGCAGGCTCAGGTGCTGTAGCATGTCCAGGTGCCGCGCCGAGAACCTCTCGGCAACCTGCACGTACTGACTGGCCGCCTCCCGGGCGCGCCGGGCCCCGCCCATGCCGGCGCTGAGGATCACCGGCTTGTCCGGGAAGTCCGCGTGCATCGCGACGAAGTACACGTCGCCCGACTCGAAGCTGCTGACCTTGAATCGCCGCACGTACGGCGCGACGACGGCGATGTCCTCCGGCAGGTAGATGGTGCACATGAACTCCAACCCCACGACCTCCGCCGCGAGCTGGAAGACCGTCAGCCACTCGCGGGGGAACGCCAGCGCGCGGTACGCATCCAGGTAAGGCAGCGCGCGCCGACGCTCGACCAGCCGCTCCGGCGAGGACAGCCACTGGAACTTGACCGCGTCGGCCCCGACGTCCCGGGCCAGCTTGATCAGGTCCACGGCGCGGTTGATCGCGAACTCGTGGGGGTAGTCGTGGCAGGCCGCGGCCTCCATGATCACGAAGGTCCGGCGCGTCGTGGTACCCGTGCCGTTGGTGATCACGAGTCGCCTCCCGGCGCCACGTGCCGAACGTCCACGGGGGGTGGCCCGACGCTGGTCGGCAGGATCGCGTGGGTCAGGTTGCCGGTCACGACGCTGCCCGGCTTGATGTCGCTGCCGGGCGGCACGACGACCTCGATCATGATCTTCCCGCCGTCCTCCACCCGGACCCGACCGGTCGCCCGCAGCCCCCAGAGGCCGGTGACCCATGCAGCAGAGGTCTGAAACGTCGCCACCTGGATCCCGGCCAGCTTCGCCGGCGCTGAGGCCTTCTCGATTGCCATTTATCTACCCGTCTCTTTCTTACTTCAGCCAGTCCAGGTGTCTCGGCCAGCTCTGCTTCGGAATGTTGGCCCAGGCGAACGGCACCTCGCGCAGTGGAACCTCTATCCGTTTGCCCCACGTAACGGGCAACTGCCCTGAGCAAGGACCGCCAGAGGCGCCGCCGTAGAGCAACAACGACCCACCGCCGTCTAGTACGTTCGGAAAACCGATCAGCGACCCACCACCGTCGAGGACGCAGCCACTCACTGCGTCGCCCGCCACGGAGGCACGGGGCTGATCGGGTCGCCCTCGATCTGGCTCCGCACCGTCCCGTTCTTGATCGCAGTCACCGTTACCTCCATCGCCTCGCGGCACGCCCGCAGCGTCTCCCCGAGCTCCGCGTGCCCGTGCGCCAGCGACACGTTGAGCCCGTCCGGGTGGAACAGCACGCCGCGCCGGGCACACTCCTGGAAGAACAGCGACGCGCGGTGCCGGTTCTTCTTGGGCGTAATTGCTATGTGGCCACTGAGCCCAAACGGGCCCTCCTCCACCTCGTCCCACACGATGCGCGGGTGCGGCGGCTGCCCCTCCATGCGCGTCGGCGCGCCGCACACCTTGGCCAGCGTGTTGTAACGGTCCATGAGGATTCGCCCGGTGATCCACATGTGACCCGTCACGTCGTCGTGCCAGAGCGCTTTGGTATACGGCGGATGCAGGATCGGCACCGAAAGAGGTCTCTGCGCGTACCGCTCCATGACGGCCGACGCCGCCGCGAGCCCGACGCAGTCGCCGCCGAAGGTCCCTGACGCGAGGACGGCGTGCCGCATGACCTCGGCCCTGCCCACCAGCGCGGCGATCGGGTAGCCGTTGCCCATCCCCTTCCCGAACGTCGCGAGGTCAGGCGTGACGCCGCAGAGCGCCTGGTACCCGCCGGCGTGCCAGCGGAAGCCGGTCACCATCTCGTCGAAGATCAGGACGGCGCCGATCCTGGTCGCGCGCTCGCGCACGCCCTCCAGGAAGCCGGGCGCCGGCGCCTCGAACAGCGTCGGCTCCATGATGATGGCCGCGACACCACCCGTTGACGCGACGGACTGCTTGATACGGCCTCCCTCCACCCACGCCTGGGGGCCCTCTGCCCAATCAATCGCCTCGTCCAGGGACCCCAGGTCGTTGTACCTGAACGTCCGCACCAGCCCCTTCATGGCCTGCGGCACGCCGGGGGAGTGCTCGCGCGTCGCCGCGTACCAGCTGTGCCACGAGTGGTAGCCGCACACGAGCACGACCTCGCGGCCGGTGTGCGCGCGGGCCGTGCGGATCGCCGCCTCCGTCGCCTCGCTGCCGGTCTTCAGGTAGCGGACGGCCTCGGCGCACGGGATGAGGGCGTGGAGCTGCTCGGCCACGCGCTCCTCCAGCTTCACGTCGGGCAGCGAGAAGATCGGGCCGCGCTCGACCTGCCGGCGCACGGCCTGGTCCACGTCCAGGTCATGGTAACCGAGGCTGATCGCCCCGAGCGCGCAGATCCAGTCGATGTAGTTCGCATCGTCCGTGGCTCTGACGCGCGCGCCGCTTGGGAGCGCCCACTTGATTCCGGCCGGGTACGCGCCCGGGAACCTGGACCTCATCTTGGACAGCGTCTGGGCGCCCCCGACGACTCGGCTCACGGCAGCACCTCCGGTAACTTGAACTCGAAGATCGGAATGTCCTGTGCGTGGCTCAGCCGCTCGGCCTCCTGGGAGCCGACGTGCACCCACCGGCCCTCCCGTGACACGAGCGGCATGCGCGCGGCACAGGTCGCAGGCGGCGGGCTGAGGTCCGGCGGCCTTGGGCTGGGGGCCCCCGCCGGTCGTACAGCCCCGGGGGTGGAGTTGCTGCACGACCGAGAGCTCCACGAGCTCAAGCGCCCCGCCGTCCGGTCGTACCAACCACGCCGGCTCCAGCGTCCACCGCTCCGGCAGCGCCGCGCCGGGCGCGAGCTCCAGCGCCCAGCCGTCACCCAGCCGCCTGACCCGCCCGAGCGGCGGGAGGCTCAGACTGTGGTGGTCTAGGACGAGGGGGTTCTTGAAGAAGTTCTCCACCAGGATCGGGATGGCGGTGGAGAGCGGAGGACTCGAACCTCCCGCCTCAGTAGCTTGCCCCTCGGTCTTGGCACCGAGGGCTGGGCCCGCCTGCGCGGCCGCCCGGCCGCTTGCTCCCCTCGCCCGCTCCCACGCCAGCAGCACGTCGCCGGCGCCGCACTCGACTAGGCGCACGCCGCCCGAGTCGTCGACCGCGTGGACGTCCCAGATCGTGCGGCGGTCGGCGCCGCCGATGCTGCCGCCCGCGTTCGTGTGGTGGGGCACGTGCGCGCGGCATAGGTCGCAGCGCTGGCCGGCCACCTGCATGAAGGACATGCCCCACATGCCGAAGACCTGGTTCCACACCCCACGGTCCCACGCGAACCCCGCGCGCTGGAACGCGCGCTGCGAGGGGACGTTGCCGGAGTGGATGACCGCGAGGAGGTCCCGCGCCCCGAGGCGCACCGCCTGCTCGGCCGCCATCTGAATCATCGGCGTCGCCAGGCGGTGGCCGCGCCACTCGGGCGCGATCGTGATGCTCACCTCCACCAGGTCGGTCCCCACGTGGTCCAGCCGATACGTCCCGACGGTCCCGTACATGGCCCGGCTGGCGACCATCAGCCGGCGGTCGGGTGCGCCCAGGGAGGTGCGCAGCCACGCGAGGTGCTGGACCTCCCGGACGGGCTCGGAAACGACTGACCACTGCAGCGTGCCGGGATCGTTGCGCCACGCCAGCAGGAGCCCCGCGTCGTCTAGGGTCGCCGGGCGGGCGGTCAGCGCGATCATACCTCGCGCACCATGCGGACAAGCTCCGCCACGTCCAGCCACCGGTGCGGCGCGTCGCTGGTGTAGGCCGCGGTCCGCCGCACGGAGGTCGGGTGGTCCCAGGCCTCGCGCCACGAATGGTGCGCCGGATAGATGACCGCCTCGGCGAAGTCGTTGGTGTAGCCGTCCAGCAGGTAGGTGCGCGAAGGCTCTTCGCGGGACAGCAGCGCCTCGTGCAGCTTCTCTCCGCCCGGGCGCAGGCCGACCACGATGCGGGGACCCGCCCGCATCAGTCCCGCGAACTCCTGCTGCGCGATGCGAGTTCGCCAGTCCCGCTCCACCGCGTCGGCCAGCGCCGACATGGAAGCGGCCGGGAGCAGCGGCACGAAGACCTCCCCGCCCTCCATGCGCTCGAGCGAGCGCATGACGAAGCGCGCGGCTTGTGAGAGCGTGATGATGAACCGGGTCATCAGCGGGTCCGTGATCGCCAGGGGCTCCCCGCGCCGCAGCTGGTCACGCCAGACGTGGACCACGCTGCCGCGCGAGCCGAGGACGTTGCCGTAGCGCACGCACGCGACGCGGGTCCCCCGGGGCTGCGCGTAGGTGTTGCTCTGCACCGCGTAGCACTCCGCGACCGCCTTGCTCATGCCGTAGAGGTTGGTGGCCTCGCAGGCCTTGTCGGAGGACACGACGAGGACCCGCCCAACACCGACCGCCGTGGCCGCACGAACCACGTTGATTGTCCCCTGCACGTTGGTCTTGACGATCTCCTCCGGGGAGTAGACCGAGTGGCCGATCCGCTTCAGCGCGGCCGCGTGGACCACGACGTCGCAGCCCCGGAAGACCTCCTCCAGGCGCTGCTCGTCGCGCACGTCGGCCAGCTGGCACTTCAGCGGCGCGTAGTCCGCGTACCGCTCGGCGAGGTCCCCGCCCTTGACCTCGTCCCGGGACAGCGCGACCAGGCGCGTCACCGGCCAGCGCTCGCGCAGCAGCTCGATCAGCGCCCCACCCAGCGACCCCGTCGCGCCCGTGATGGCGATCTTCACTCTCGCGTCTTCTTCCCCGGGCGCCGGGCCCGCTTCTTGGACTTCTCCACGTACTCGGCCACCGCCTTGCGGAGCTTCGGCGAGTCCGCGAGCTTGGAACACAGGGCCCGCCGCCACGCCGGAAGGTCGGTCAGGTGGCAGATGAGCGTCTCCCAGATGAACTGCAGCGCCTGCGCCGGCAGCACCGCAAGCAGCGGCGTCGGGCGCCGGCACGACTCTTTGACGAGCACCACGGGGACGCGGCCGGTGTCGATCCCGAGGACCGTCATCTCCTCCACCAAGCGCGTCAGCTCCGCGAGCGGCTGCTTGGCCGGGTTCTTGACCTGTGCGGCGAAATGGTCGGACTTGACGTCCACCCGCCCGCCCTCGTTGGCCCAGTGCCGCGTGGAGCCGAGGCAGGCCGCCGCGTCGCGCTCCACCTGCTTCCAGCCGGTCTTACTCACGGCTGCGCGAGCTCCCGCACGAAGTACGAATAACCAGGACTGGGGTACCACACGTCGCCGGCGTGGACCCAGACCGAGCCCGGGGCCTTGGCCTCCCGCATCGTCCGCTCGTGGTGGGCCTCGTTGGACTTGTACACCACCATGCTCGCGCGGTCAGCCCCCATCGCAGCGGCCTTCTTGGCGAGGGCGTCGAGGATCTGGCCGCGGTAGCCGCGGCGCTGGTGATTGGGGAACACCCCGACGACCAGGGCGGCCTCGTCGTCGGTCGCGATCTTGGGATTCAGCAGGATGCCGCCCCACCCGACCATGTCCTCACCCGCCGAGAACGCGAACGCGCGATCGTAGGATATCTCCGTCGGCGTGGAGGGCCAGTGGTAGGCCGCGCGGATGGCGTCGGGCCCGTGCAGCTCGCAGAATGCTCGGACGACCTTGAGCGTCTGCTGCGCGGTGAGCCGCTTGGCCTTGAGCATTTGAGTTCCCCCTCCCACCTTAACCCAGCGTCCCCCGTGCCCACTCCCCGACCTTGCGCTCCAGATCCTGAACGGACCCATCGTTGACGAACTCGTGGTCCCACCCGGTGTACGTCCGGCAGAAGTCCTCGCTGACGTGCGCCGCGCCGGCGTTGTTGATGGCGGAGACGTGACCCGGCCGCACGACGCGGACGACCAGCCCCCCGAGCGCGCGGACAGCCGCGGCCTCGTTGAGGAAGCGCACGTCCGGGGTCACCACGCGCTCCAGCTTGGTGGCGGAGACGTGACCCGGCCGCACGACGCGGACGACCAGCCCCCCGAGCGCGCGGACAGCCGCGGCCTCGTTGAGGAAGCGCACGTCCGGGGTCACCACGCGCTCCAGCTTGGTGGCGGCCTCCGCATACCGCTTGACCCAGTAGTCCGGATCGTCGTGCCGCCGGACCTCCGTCCCGTACTCCTGCAGCAGGCGCCGCACGGTCGGGCGCTTGTGCTCCCAGACCTCCCACCGCAGGCGCCGGCCCCACCACGCCTCGTCCTTATCCAACTCCCGGCGCCATAGCAGGTCGTCGGGAACAGTTCGCTTCATGGAAGTGTGGCCGCCGGCGGCTGAGTATGCCAGCATCGGGGTCGCGTCGTGGTAGTCGCTGTAGATGGCCGAGCGCACGACCTCCTTGAGGGTCAGGCGCAGGCGTCCCATAATTTCCCAGCGCAACGCGTCTGACATGCGCAGGACTGTGAACCCATGCTCCCGCCGGAGGTACCCGGCGATGACGTCCTTGCCGTGCTCCATCTCTCCACCGATGCCGACGACAACCATGTGGCCTTTACCTCACGCGTTCCACGGGTCTGAGCTCCAGGTAGCGCCTTAAGAATTGAACCTCTGCCTCGCGGCGCTCCCAGACCCGAATCCTGGTATGCAGAGGGCGGAGGCCGGCGATGACGAGCGAGGGCTCCCGCGGAGGGTCGAAGAGGTCGCGCATCTCGGTGATCGCCAACCGGTCGTCCGCGACCTTGACCGAGCGCGGCATCTCCGCCCGGATGCCGAACGCCTCGGCGATCGCGCGCTGGACGCGGTCCTCTATCACCTGCCAGACCTCCCGCAGCTCCGGCAGGCGCTTGAGTCCCCGCGGCAGGTCCCCCAGAACGTACTCGTGCGCGTCGTGGAACAGGCCCTCCAGCGCGTCCTCGGGGTCGCAGACCAGGGAGGAGATGACCGAATGCTGCGCGGTGGTGATCAGGACGTCGGAGCCTCCGACCCAGCGGTGCTGCCCCGCGAGGTGGTGCGCGATGTCCACGAGCTTGATCGTCTTTGGGTCGGGGTCCAGCAGGTCGACGAGCTGCCCGCTCCAGGTCCGGACCGCGTACCTCACGCGCCGGCCGTCTCCGTCGGCTTGAACTGGCGCACGAACGCGACCGTCTTGGCCGTGATCCGGCCGTCCTTGGCCACGAGCACGGACAGCTTGAACAGGTTCTTCACGTCACGCCCGGTTAGCCCCGGGTCCACCTGCCGCTCGTCCCGGGAGCTCCACCCGACCGCGCTGGTCCCGAGCGCCTCCAGCTGCTTGAGCCCGAGGTCCTTCCGGATCGTGATGTTCACGGCGCGCTCTCCAGACCCATCGCGCGGGCCGTCGCAGGGTACCGCGCGGCGATCGCGAGGAGCCGGCACGGGTGCACGGCCCAGCACGGTTCGCAGGTGACCCACCGGCACGTGAAGCAGATGATGCGCGCACCGGCGTGGCAGGGAGGGGGGGCGGCCCCGAGCCGGGACGGCAGGGGGAGGGAAATCCTGCCGTCCCGGTGGGCCCGAGCGGGCTGACCTACGCCGTGCGGCGCAGAGCCCGGCCGCGCAGCTCCTCGCGGACTCGAGCGACGACCTGCGAGAGGTCCTGGTGCTCCCACCAGATGACCGCGCGGAACCCCGCGGCGTGGAGCCGCCGGAGCGACGCGCTGAACTCGCGCTTGCGATCGCGCACGCGGGCGCGCGCCAGGCGCGTCGTGGGCTTCGCGTGCTGCTTGCAGCCGTAGAGCTGGCACGTCTTCGCGAACACCGCGACCCGCTGCCTGTGCCAGCAGAGCGGCGCGCTTGGCCTCGTATCGTGTTCTGCGCACGCGACCTCCGCTTCGCGGGTCAGTCCGGCGGCCCGCAGCGCCTTGACCAGTCGAACTTCGGCGGTTACCTGAAACATGGGGCACACTCATGGGATCACCGTTGGCCTGTTTTCGCTGCTCGTCCAGCGCCCGCGGCTGGGACCGCGGGACGACGTACCGGGTGGTGGCCGGTGGTGACCCCGTCTGGTGGGACCGGCCGACGACGAGTGCCCGGTCGTCGTACTACATCGTCAAACTCGACCCGAGCCCCATCGTGGTCGAGCACGACCGTCCAGACCGCGTCGGCGCCCGCCGTCGCGGCGGCCTCGTGGGAGTGCGTGACGAGGAACCCCGTGCCCCTCATCCGCGCCTCCCGACCAAGCCACTCAACGAATATATCCCGTCCCAGCCCATCAAGGGCGTCCCCGGGCTCGTCCCACGCCTTGAGGGGGAACGCGCGGGCCGACTGCATCTCGGCCAGGTCCTGCAGCGCGGCGAACAGCGCGAGGTCCATGCGCCGGTCCTGTCCGCGCGAGCCGTCGTCCACCGCACCCCACGTCCACTCCGGGCGGAACGTCAGCTGCTCGCGCGTGCCCCCCTTCTTGAGGTCGCGCCGGGAGGAGATCACCATGCGCGCCTCGCCGGCGGTCAGGCCGTGCAGGTGCGCGGCCACGCGCTGGGCCAAGAACGGGCTCACGCCCTCGAACAGCAGGGACCGGAGCCCGCGGTCCCCGAAGGCCTCCACCCAGTAGTCGGCCACCTTGAGCAGCCGCGCCTTGCGGTCGTGCTCCGCGGTCAGGCGCGCGGTCTCGAGGTGCAACTGATCCAGTGTGGCCTGCGCGGCCGCGTTGGCCTCCGCACCCTCCCACCGTCGGGCCTCCACGGTCTCCAAGTCCATGCACCGCGCGTCGTGTGTGAGCTCCGCAGTCTTCACGCGCTCCCGCAGCAGGCGCTCCGCGTATGCACTGACGGCGTCCTCCTGCCGGCGGAGGACGCGCTCGTCCAGGTTCTCGGGGAGGGCCCGGGCAACGGCCTCCACGAGGCGCACGTGACGCGCAAGCTCGCGCTCCGTCTCCTGGGTAACCACGTGCTTGGTCCGGAGGTCAGCCTGCAGCCGCTTGCGGTCCGGCGCGAACGCATCTTGAATACGCTTCTTGGCCTTCACACCCTTGACGTCCCCGCGGCACGCCGGGCACTGCGCGTGCTGCAGGAGGTCGCGAATGCTGGCGTCGTGCTCCTCCAGCTTGGCCGCCGCCTCGTCCGCAGCAGCCGCGGCGCCGGCGTGGTCCGCGCGTGCCGTAGCCGCGGAATCACTCGCGGCCTGCAGCGCGTCCCACCGAGTGCGGAGCGTCTGGACGGTGGCGCGCGTGTTCAGGAGCAGGTCCAGCGCGCGCTTGGCCTCCTCGTACTCACTCCGGGCGTCGGCCTCAGCTCGCCGCGCGGTGGTGAGGTCTTCGGCCTTCGTGGCCTGGAACCGGGCCTCGGCGTCCTCCAGCGTGGCCGCCTGGTCGGCCAGTACCCCGCGCTGCTGCTCTATCTCCCGCCGCCGGGCCTCCAGCGCGTCAAGTTGGACCTGCAGCCACCCGCGCCACTCCTTGGCGCGCTTAAGCTGCTCGCGGAAGTCCACGCCCTGGATCTCGTCCAGCATCCGCATCTGGTCGGCCTGGTCCGCGTGCACGAACCGGTTGAAGTCCCCGGCCGCGAACACGATCGCGTTGCAGAACGTCCGGTACCCGAACCCGAGCCGGGCCTCGATCATCCCCTGGACGGTCGCGTCGTCGGCGTCGTCGGGGAGGTCCCGGAACCCCGCGACCTCCAGGCGCTTCGGCCGCGCACCGCGCGTGATGGACCACGGCCCGAGCGGGTCGCTCAGCTGGGTCACGGTGAGCGCCTGCGCGTCGGTGAAGCGGCACGCGACGACGTCCCCGCGCTTGCCGTCCAGCCGGCGGCCGAACCAGTTGAAGCACAGCGCGTCCAGGACACTTGTCTTTCCGCAACCGTTGCTGTCGGCCGCCGCAGACACGAGGTTGAGGCCCTGGAGGAGGACGAGCCCCTGCCGGGCCAGCGGCAGCACCTGGCGCTCGCGGTACAGCGCGAAGTGCTCAAACGCCAGGGAGTTGACGACCAGTGGCTCGCTCACGCCTTGCCCTCGTACAGCTTGAGGCCGGCGCGCAGGACCAGCGCGGGGTCGTCCACCTCGCACGGGCGCGCGGCCACGTACCCGCGCAGCAGGTCCTCGGGGGACTGCCCGGCGTGCAGCGCGGCCTCGGCGCTGACCTCGGCGACGCGCGGCTGTGGGATTACCTTGAAGAAGCGCGCGTTGGACTCCTTGCGCAGCTTTTCCACCACATCCCGCGCCGCCCCGCGCTCCACCCACTCCCCGGCCAGGATGCGGACGAAGTCCCCCTCCCACGTCCGGGCCTGCTGGAGCAGTACCTCTATGGTGTCGAACTTGAGGTTTGGCCACACGAGCTCCCGGTAGCGTGGGGCGCGCACCGGGTGAAAGTCCACCTGACCAGTTCCGAGCTCTACCAAGAGCACACCCTTCACGCCATCGTTGCGCTCCCCCCAATTCTGGGGGTACGGCGAGCCTGGATAGAAGACCTCACCGCACCACGGAGCGGGGTTGCGCAGCCTAACCGGAGCGCCATGCCCCGGTTCCGCGTGACCGAGACCTTCAACCGTGACGTAGGGCTCCCACGCGGGCGGCTTCGGTCGCCGCACGCGCAGCGCCTGCCCCTTGTGGATGTCCCCGAAGAATCCCGGGAGTCCGAGCTCCGGCCCGCACCCGAACATGCGCGGAGTGAGCTCGCGCTCGAGCTTGACCTCCTCGGGCCCCAGCGCGACGCCGGACAGGAACGCGTGTGCGACGACGGCCTTGGCCTCGGCGAAGTGCCGGGTCTCCAGCCGGTCGTGGTGGCCGGCCGGCACGCACAGCAGCCCGTCCACGACCTCGGGCTCCTCCACCACGCGCGCCACGTCGGCGAACGGGGCCAGCCCGGACCCGCCGACCATGGACACGTCCCCGTCGTGGTTGCCCGGGATCATCAGCTTCTGCACGTCCCGGTAGCGCCGGAGCAGCTGGAGCGACCCGGTCAGCGCCTCCTGGGGCCACAACCATCGTGGGTGCTTCATGTCACCACAAAACACCCACGTAGCTAAATGCTCCCGCGCCAGCTGCAAGCTCTGCTGTAACGCGCTTAGACCATCATGTAACCGGTCACGCCCACCATCCCTGGAGCACGGGCGCCAAGGATGAATATGAAGGTCTGCCGTAATAACCAATTTCATTTTGACCAGCGCTCCAGATACCCAATAGCGCTTTTAAGTACAGACACACTGTCTTTAAACCCACCGAGAGCGCGGTTACAAGACCCACACAGCAAACCACGAAGCTTCCCACTTCTGTGGTCATGATCTCTGGCAAGCGACGCACCCTTTGCTTGTCGTCCCCCACAAATATCACACGGCTCCACGGGACGACCCGGTTTTGGCCGACGCCGCAAGGCACCTTGGCGTATACGTTCTATTGTCTCAGCATTACGGCGATGTCCTAGCAGCGCCTGGCTTATCTTTGCTTTTGCCTCAGTAGAATGTTTCTTACCTGTAAAACGACTTGGTTTACCTATCCGCAACCCTCTAAGTACACGTTCCAGGGACGTGGGTCGCGAACGAAGAGTGCGAAGCCTACGCCGAAGCATGGCTGGGGTTGGTGATTTTCCTTTTGGCCAGCTCATTCTTATCCCTACGAAATGCTACGCGAGGTTCCGCTCTATCTCCTGCAGCGCCACGACCTCGGCGTTGAGGCTCGCGATCGTGTCCAGGCGCGCGGCGCGGGCGTCGGCCAGGTCACCGCGGACCTCGGTGGCCCCCTCGCGCATTTTCTGCTCGAAGGCCTCGCGCTCGGCCCGCAGGGAGGCAACGCGCGACTGAAGCGCGCCGACGCTGAGGCGGAGGAACTTGAATCCTAGCATTGGGGTCTCCTTTTATGAGAGCAGGGCGTTCGCGAGCGCGCGCAGGTGCGCCGGGACGATCACGGGGGCCGGCGGCAGCAGGGTGCGCCGCGGCACAGACGGGGACAGCCAGAAGCGGCCCCACCGCCCGTCCACCAGGACGTCGCTGCGGTGGTCCCCGAACGGCGCCGAGTCCGGCCACTCGGCGATCCGCGCCAGCGCCTCCACCAAGGCGGTCGGGTCCTGAACCTGAGCATCCAGCACGAGCTGCACCGCCCGGTCCACCTGGCCGCGGTCCACCAGACGCACGGCGTCCCCGAGCAGGGCCATCGTGTTCACGACCGGAACTCCGGCCACTGCAGACGGTTGTAGATCGTCTTGAGGCTGACCCCGAGGTGAGCCGCGGCCCTGCGCTTATCTCCACCGTACAGCTCGAGCGCCGCACGGAGGTTACCAATGGTGAGGTCGCGCTCACCGCAGGGCAGGAGGGCGGCCGGCTGCCCGGTGTTCGGGGTCACCTGCACCACTCGGTCGTCCCACAACTCCACCATGCCATAGTCCTTGACGTTGGTGATCGGCAGCTCGCGGCCGAGGTGCTGCGTGCACCAGTCCTGAATGATCGCAACCAAGGCCTCCACGTCACGGTCCGGTCCGGGCGTCAGCCGCGCCGTGAAGATGCGGACGTCCTTGCCCTCGGCCAGCCACGCGCGCACGCGCTGGACCATCCGGGGCACGGGGGCCCCGAGGTGGTAGGGCCCCCGCCACTCGTCGTAGATGGCGAGGGTTCCGTCGAGGTCCACGCCGATCCAACCGCTCACGACGGGGTCCCGTAAGTTTTGGTCAGCCAGTCGAGGAGTTCCAGGGCCTCCGCCGCACTCAGCGACGCGTACGAACTCGCGACGTCGAACTTGCCGACCTCAATGGTCAGCCCGCCGTCGTCGTCCACGCTCGCGCGGAAGCGCTCCGCACTCCACACAGGTCGCTGAGCCTCGTACTCCCGAATCTGCCGGACCTTCTCGACGTACCGCTCCGCTACCGAGGCGCTCACGGCAGCAGCCTCCCGACCGCGCGGCGCATCCACACCGGCATCCGCCGCATGATTGCCGTCTTCCAGTCCTGGGCCCTCTGCTGGTCGTCCTTGCTGTCGCCGGTCGGCACCTGACTCAGCCTGTGCATCCGCCGCGTCATCTTGTGACGCGCGGCCGAGCGGTGGTGGCCGTAGAACCCCAGTGCGCGGGCCTGCCGGACGCTGCTCGTCGGGTCCCCCGGATTGAACGGAAAGCGCGAGTTCCGGCTCACGTCGTGGCCTCCACCGCGGAGTGCTTCTCCGCGGGGTTCTTTTCGGGACGCTTGCCAAGCTCCTTCGGGTTCTTGGACAACCAGTCCAGCCACTCCTGCGTGGTGGCGAACTCCGCGACCTCCCCGGCCACCGTCCGGTGCCGCGCCCCGCGCTGGTCCGGCGTGAGCTCCACCGTCCCCTCGATCAGGAGGCGCTGCAGCATGCCGGCCCACGGGGAGCACCCGCGGCGGAAGTCGATGAAGAAGTCCGTCCCGGCCTGCAGCGTCGGCGCCAGCTTGGTCTTCGTCACCTTGGCGTGCACCCAGCGGCCGAGCACCGCGCCGGTGTCCTTCGCGTACTGCAGCCCCAGGCGCTTGAGCGTGGCCGCCGGAATGTCGTGCATCATGCTCGGCGCCCGCGTCAGGCCGAGCGGGGACGGGGACAGCATGACCTCCAGGGACGCGTAGAAGTGGGGGGCGGCCCCGCCCGGCGTCCGCTTCTTCGGACCGAACATGACGCCGACGTTGTCGCGGGTCTGGTTGAGCATCACGAGCGTCGTGGGGAACCGCGCCGTGCGGTTTACGATCTTGCGCAGGCCGGCCCCGAGGGCCTCGGAGCGCCCGCCGCCGAAGTGCCAGCCCCCACTCTCCGTCATCCCCTTGTCGGCGCTCTTCCCGGCCTCCGTGGAGTCGATGGAGTCCAGCCCCCAGAGGATCGGGATCTCGCGACCGGCCGCGACGCTGCGGATCTCGTCGTGCCACGCGAGGCCCATGTCCACCAGCTCCTCGATGGTGGCCGGCCGCTGGATCTCCAGCTTGGTGAGATCCAAGCCGATGGCCCGGGCGAAGTGCGTGTCGCGCGACCCCTCCGTCTCGCTGCACAGGCACAGGCCCCCCATGTCCTGCACGGACTTGAACATGTGGTCCAGGATCAGGCTCTTGCCCGTGCTGAATTCTCCCGCGATGTGCACCACCCGGCCCTGAGTCGGGCCGATCGGCACGCCGCCGGGATTGCTGCCGGAGCAGATGCGGTCAAGCGCCAGCGAGCCAGTGGACGCGAACACCGAGGGCGTCTCCAGGGCCTGCTCCGCGCTCATGGAGTACCCGGTCTTGAAGCGCCGGCGCACGGCGTCGGAGGCCTTGCTGATCAGGGCCTCCACGCCGGCACGGGACGCTGCGGACTTCTTCGCCACGGCCTACCGCTTCCGCGTGCGCGCAGGGGGTGCGGCCGGCTGGCGCTGGGCCGGTGCCGGTTGGCGTGCCGCCGGAGGTCGCGCGGCCGGTGCGGACGGCTCCGTCGGGAAGTCGTCGGCCCCGTCGCCCAGGCCGTCCAGCCCGTCGCCACCGCCGCCCATGATCGGGTCCTCCTCCACCGGAGCCGGTGCCGCGGTGCGGGCGGCCGCGGCCGGAGCGGGCTGGCGCGGCGGGGGCTGCTGCGCGGCCGGGGGCGCGGCACCCTCCGGGTCCACCCCGTGGAACTCCTTGTAGAGGACCTCCCACGTCTTCGTCTCCTGCTCCAGCAGCGCGTCCAGGTCGTAGATCAGCGTCCACCACCCGGCGAACTTGTCCTTCTCCGCCGGCAGGAACAGCCGCGTCGGGTCGGGCGCGCAGTTGACGACCCAGCGCTGACCCTGCCCCGCAGGCCGGACGAGCTCCAGGTCGTACCCGACCGCCGGGTCGCTCACGTCCCCGCGCGCGAACGACTCCTGCTCGCCGCCGGTCATGATGTTGGAGATGTACAGGAACACCGTGCCCGGGACGGACATCGGCCGCACGTCGAGCTTGCCGTCGTCCCCGAACTTCCGCTGGCCGGTCGCGCCGACCGCCGCGTTGAACACGGCGACCTCCTTGGCCCCGATGCGCCGGGCCAGGTCGCGGTCCTCGGAGTTCGCCGAGCGCTTCAGCTCCTCGGCGGCCTCGCACACCGGGCACTTGTCGCCGTACATCTGCGGGCACCACTCGCGCGTGGTCTTGCCCTCCGGCGTGTCCCACCAGTGCTCCATGGCCTCCACGTAGATCGGCTTCTCGAGCGCGGCGAGGTCGGGCGTGACCTTGCCCGCGCCGTCCACGACGTAGCGGTCCCAGCGCGGCATGAGGCGGACGACGATGCTGTGGCCCGGCGCCACGATGGCCTGCTTGCCGCCGAGGTTCCACACGCGCGTGAACTGCGCGCTCTGGGCCTTGGCCTGCTGCTCCTTGATCTTGTTGGCGCGGGCGAGCATGGCGTCGCGGACGGACTGCGGAAGCGGTGCACCCATGGCGTGTGTTCTGCTTTCTCTACTTCTTGGTGGTGGAACGCGGCAGCGCGCCCGGGGCGCGCGAGCCGGCGGGGTATCCCGTGTTGCCGTGGTCGCGGATCTGGAACATCCGGGCCTCCATCTCCGCGCGCATGTTGGACCCGATGGCGAGCAGTGAATCGCGGCGCTGGAGCATGGTCTGGCGCCCGACGGTGACCTGGTCCAGGTCGAGCTTGGCCTTGGCGACCTTGGCCTCGAGCGCGTGGCGCCGCGCGTCCAGCGTCACCGCCGACTTGATGGCGTCCACCGTCGGCGCCTTGCCGATCTTCTGCGCGAGCGCGGAGGTCGGGGAGCCGTGCTCGTTGTACAGCTCCGCGTCCAGGCGCTTGAGCTGGGTCTCCAGCTCCTCGTACTGCGCACGGGCGAGCGCCTCCAGCATGGCCCACCAGGCGAACTTGCCCGGGTGCTCGGAGAGCGCGTTGTTGAGCCCCTGCAGGTCGATCGGCGCCTGCGCGTCGTGGTTGAGGTCCTGCTCGTAGTCGCGCCCCCCGAGCTTGACGCGGAACTGAAGGAGCGGTTCGTTGGACGATGCGGGCTTACTGCTCATACTGATTACAACCCCTACGTTCCCTATATCTTAGGCAACTCAGTCAGGCCAAACTTCCGGGCCACGTCGTTATATGAAAACAGGAGTCCCATGTGGGGACCAACCGAGAAGTCCACGCGGTAGGGCACGTCCGCCTCCAGGCGCCAGTCGAACGGCAGCGCCGTGCAGCGGCGGTACACGAGCATGGCCGTCGGCTCCAGGTACCCAGGCGCACAGTCACCCCAGCCGGAGTCGTGCACGGTGTTGCTGTGCCAGGAGCGGAACGGCTTACCGCCGGGGCCGGAGCCCCCGTGCAGCCGCCAGCCCGCGGCCTCCGGAAACAGCAGCCCGCGCGCCTCCCACATCGGCGGCACCGCGAGCTGGACGTACTCCCCGTGGTGCAGCAGCGCGATCATCCACAGGCAGTCCGTGGCGTTCATGGACTGCGTCGGCGTGTTGGCCGCCTTGTGAAAGTTGTGGGACAGCGGTCCCCAGAGGCGCTTGTCACCGACCTGGAACTTGGGCTTCCCGTCCACGCGGCCCAGGTACCGCACGCCCTCCGGCAGGCCGACCCACCGGCGGCGGCCGTACCCGTCCTGGCAGTACCCGAGGCGCCCGAGGTGGTCCTGGTCCCACTCGTAGAGCTCCGCCAGCCCCGTGTAGCCGGCGTCGAACGCGGCGGCGAGGCGCTTGGCCTCGTCGTCCGGCAGCAGCATCCGCGCCTCGTTCCACAGCGTCCCCTGCAGCGCGCGCCACGAGCCCCCGAAGATCTTAAGGAAGAACGTCTGCTTGCCGACGGTGTCGCGCTCGTGCGTCCCCTTCTTGTACGTCCCCTCCGGCACGCCGTAGAGGAGCGAGGCCGTCTTGCTGTGGATGTCCTTCCCCTCGCGCAGGTACTCGTACGCGATCGGGTCCGGCCGGGCGCAGTACTTCCACGTCAGCATGGCCGCGCGGATGCACGCCTCGGCGCCGGAGATGTCCCAGCGCCACACGCTGCCGTGCTTCCGCGGGTCCCACACGGCGGCCAGCACGTCCAGCTGCTCCGCGCCCGTCTTCTTGGCCGCGACCGCGGCCTCCACGTCCGGCGTGAGGTGCACGGCCCCCTCCCGGGGCACGATGCAGGACTTGATGCCCTGGGCGACCACCTTGTCCGCGCGCTCCGGGATGTTCTGCACCTGGGGGTCCTCGCACGACAGCCGGGAGGTGCGGAGCGCCCAGTTGTACTTCGTGTGGATCGCGCCGTCGGGGCGCAGTCGGTCGCGCCACGCGCGCAGCCACTTCGCGCGCCCACCCTGCAGCGACCGGATCTTCATGACGGCGTACACCACCGGGTGGTCGCCCGCGCGGGGGACCTTGATGGACGCGTAGTGCTGCAGGAACTCATCGGCGGTGGACGGCGTCTCCCCCGCGGCCAGCCGCTGCCCCGTGGGCTCCAGTCCCAGCCCCTGCGCGGAGTACAGGAACTTGGCCAGCGTGGCGGGGTGAATGGAGTCGGCCTCGGAGTACTTGAGGGTCATGCCGCGCTTCGCGGCCTCGCCCTCCACCAGGGCCTTGTGCGCGGCGAGCTCGGCCCCCCACGCGCGGTCCACCTCGGCCAGGCGCCGCTGGTCCAGGAACAGACCGGCCCGGCGCAGCTGGGACACCGCCGCATTCGCGGGCACCAGCACGTTGGCGTAATAGCTCCAGAGCTCCATGCTAGAAGAACGCCTGCTGCGCCGCGGCGGGCCGGTAGGTCGCGCCCGCCTCGGTGATCTGTCGCTCCAGCGCGGTGAAGTATTGCACGTTGACCTCATGGCACTTGAGCGTGTCGGCCGCCACCTCGTTCAGCGTGTACCCCATCTTCTCCACGTACCGGTGAACAGCCGTCCGCTCCGCGGGCATGTGATCCCGCGCGTACAGGTACGAGTAGAGCCGGCGCTTCAGGCCAAGCTCCCACCACCGGGACTCCACTCCCCGAGGCAGGGACCCACACGCGAAGTAGAACCTCACCGGCACCCCCGGAGAGTCTTGGCCAACCCCAAAACGGGGTGTACAACCCCCAAAACGGGCCCGTACGGGGCGATTGGGGGCTTCCCGGTGTGGTTGCACGGGAACCCCCCTCCCGACCCGCCCAGGGGGAGCCACGGCCGGGCGTGTCGAAATGGCACGATCACAGGTACTCCGCCCGCCGCAGCCGGGCGTCCAGGGCCACCTCCAGCTCCAGCGTGGCGCAGGCGTCGTGCACCGCCCCACTAGCCACCTGCTCCAGGGGAAGGTCGCGCATCCGTCCCTTGTCCACCTCGGCCCAATACTGGCGCTTGCCCAGGACATCCACCACGGCCTTCTCCAGGCGCAGGCTCTCGTGCGTCCCGTCGCTGAGGGAGACGAGCGCGAGCATGGCGTCGCGCGTGCGGCGGACGCGGTGTGCCCACCCGGGGACGACCAGCCCCTCCTCGTCGAAGTGCCCGTTGAACGCCGTCCGGTCGGCCGCAGAGGTGAAGGCCGGGGTCAGCAGCTCGCACACCCGCGCGCGGTGCGCGAGCAGCGGCGCGAGCTCCAGCCACGCCCCCTGCGTGAACGACCACGCGACCGCGACGCCGCGCAGGCGGAAGTCCGGGTGGCACGGGTCGGTGGAGACCTCCTTGCGGCTCGGGAACGCACCCCCGTCAAAGGACTCTATGTCGAAGGCCCACATCGCGCGGTGGCGAGTCAGGCGCTCGGCGAGCGCGCCCAGCTGGTCCAGCGTGGTGACCACCGTGACGCGCACCGCGGACTGGGGCTCCTGCCCGTGCAGGCGCTCGGCCATCCGCCGCATGTCGTCGGTGAACTGCGCCGTGAGTTCCGCGCGCCGCGCGGGGTCCGGCACCTGCTGGAGCGACCCGGGGTGTCGGTCCACGAACGCGTCCCGCCCGTCCGGCGTCCTGATCCACAGCCCGCGCACGCCGCCGAGTCGCTGCCGGGTGTTCCCTGTGACGTGGTGGAGCGGCGCGAGGCCGAGCACGAGCAGCGGGACCCCCGGGTCGTAGCGCGCGAGGTCGCGGGCCAGGTGGGCCGCGCAGCGCCGAGCCGACTCCTTCCACGCCTTACCCTCGAAGTCGTCCCCGGCCGGCCGGCACCGCGCGAGGTGCAGGTACGCGACGCGGTCCGGGTCCACGTTCGCGGCCTGGAGCGCCGGGCGCAGCACCCACTGGTCACCCTGCCCGCCCGGTGCGGTGGTCAGCACGATCAGCTGCGGGTCCTCACAGTGCACCGGGGGGACCTTGCGGTCCGGGGCGTCACTCGGGCACCCACTGCACGGGTTGCCGAGGTCCGCGGGTGTACGGGGAGTTTGTGGTGCTCCGGCAGTCCGCTGCCGCCGCTTTGGTGCGCGGGCGAAGGCCGGCCGGTCGAACTGAGAGAAGAAAGACGGCTGCTCCGTCAAGACTTCTTGGGTACCGGCTTGACCCCGACCATCTGCATATCCTGCCGAGACGAGTGCCCGAAGCTAATGAGCACCCGAGCCCCCCCCGTTGACTGCGGACTTGCTGTGCGCACCCCCGAGCCCGAGGTAAATCTTCACCGCGGTTTGATACCGACGGCCTGACATACGGCTCGCGTAGTGGCCTTATATGACACAAGGACCCTCGCCTGCAGCTTCACTGCAGTGTGTGTGTGCGTTGTCGTTACCGGCCCCGAGATAAATCTTCACGCCAGCAGCATCACGATGTGCTCGAACCGCTTGTCCGCAGACACGAAGTACGCCGTGGTCCCGGCCCCCGCGGCCGGGAGCCAGAACCGACGGCCGACGACCTCGAGCGCCTCCTTGAGGTACTTGCCATTGACCGAGAACGTCGTCGGCTCGCCCTGCACCGCGGCCGGGATCTCCTCCTCGGCGCGCGCGTCGGCCTCGGCCACCGTCAGCTTCAGCGAGTCCCGGCCGACCTCCCCCTGCACCCGGAACGTCGGGGCGGTGGCGAAGTGCAGCAGCCGCTCGAACGCGGCGGCCAGGTCCCCGGTGACGTCCACCCAGGTTCCCCCGCCGCGGGCGTCCTCCCGGACCTTCTTGAGGGCGCCGGCGAACCCGGCCGTCGGGAACCCCGCGGCCAGGAGCGACCCGTACACCGCCGCGCGCTCCCCGAGGAAGAACCACACGGTGGCGTCGCCCTCCAGGCACACGGAGGTCGCGTCGCGGCGGCGCGACCCGAGGCGCTCCAGCAGGTGGTCCGGCAGCAGCAGCCCACCCTTCGGCGCGGGTGTGCGGTACTCCTTCGGGGGATTCAGCACCGAGATGCGGAACGTGTCGGTGGACAGCAACAGCCCACCCTCCGACCAGTACACGCCGCGGAGCGGGGGCTTCGTCTCGTCCCGGCACACCGTGAACATCACACGCTCGAGCTCGCCCCACCACCGCGGGTCCAGCGCCGTGCGTGGGGTCTTCGGCGCCTCCCGCTGCACGTACAGGGACACGTCCTCGGTGCCCGCGGGCCTGTAGCACCCCAGCTGCGCGCGGAACCTCCCGCCCCGGAGACGAATCGTCCCCTCGTGGGACTCCAGCACCAGCTCCTCCACGGACGAGTCGTTCAGCGACGTCACGATGCGGCGCAGGTGCGCGGCCGAGAGGGCGAACTCCCCGGGGAAGGTCCACGGCGTGGTGTGCACCGCGCCGGCGGACCCGGAGTTGGACCGGACCGACGTCCCCTGGAACCAGACCTGCTTGAGCCCGGGCACGAGGTCGCGGTCGGAGGCGAAGTCGCTCGTCAGCGTGATCGCCGGCAGCAGCTCCTCCACCGGGAGCGTGACCCCGGACCCCGGCTTCTTCTTGGCAGCCTTCGGGGCCTCCGGCCTGTCATCGTCCAGGAAGGACTGGGTGATCTCGGTCACCCCGGTCTCGCTGGTTACCCGCATCTCCGGCGCCCGCTTCTTGGCCATTAAACGTGACTCCAGGTTTGTCGTCGGCATATGTAAGAAATCATGACTTGAGAAACCCCATACCGTTTCGCAGCGACGCGCTGGCTGATCAGCCCACGCTTTCCTTTGCCAAGCCCCGGCCCACACACCCGGCGGATCTCTTTCACAACCGCGGCAGTTAGCTTTTTGGCAGCGCGCCCCTTATAAGTCTTGTCCGCCATGTTGGCGGCTTGAGTACCAAGGAACAGATGCGTCGGCTCGCCGCATGTTCCGGTATCACAGGTGTGGCAGACTTCCAAACCAACGGGGATAACCCCACGCACCAGAGTCCAGGCTAGCCTATGAACGAGCCAGCAAGTTCTCTGAAAAGTGACCGTGCCGTAAGCACCCCTCTCGTCATTGCACGCACCTTGCCAGAGCAGGCAGCCATTTGCAGAACGCTTGAACTTAAGCCAGAAGTCTGCCGGCATACTCGCTCGCTGAGGCATTTAAAAAAAGGACTTCTGCGTTGCCCGGCGCGACCAAGGACGATCCACCCAGCTCTTTTCCAGATCGAGAAAAAATAGAACATTAAGCTCGTCGCGCTTCACGTAGTCCGTGGCCAGCTGCTCCGGCGCGTACCCCTTCCCCTCCACGTACGCAAGGATCGCGGCCTGCTCGGCCGGGGCGTACGTCTTGAAGTGGGCCCCGTCCTCGCTCAGCTTCGGCGAACGGTCGGAGAAGGACACGTTGTGCACCTTCCCGCCGAGCGGCACGTAGCAGCCGCCGAAGTTGCCGACCTTGACCCACGACGTGCTATCGACCGAGAACCAGGGATACATCTGCATGAGCGCGATGCTCGTCAGCCCGAACCCGTGGAAGCGGCGGAGGGGCCGGCCCTCATCGTCGGTCAGCAGCTCCATGGAGCGGTCCAGGGACTTGATGCGGTCCGCGGACGTCAGCCCCGGAGCGGCCAGCCCGCCGAGCGCGAAGTACTCGGCGTGGTCCATGAGCTTCCGGAGCCACTTGAGGTCCTCGCCCCGGTGGTACGTGTGGATGAGCTGGACGCCGGACCCCCGCAGCTTCTTCTGGAGGTACGCGTAGTTCTCCCACCCGCGCTCCGCGGCGCGCTCCACCTCGGCCGCGGACGCCGGCTGCCCCGGCTTCCCCGGGATCACGTCCAGGTTGGCGACGACGGTGAACGCGTCCCGGTTCGCGAGGACGAAGTCCGCGTAGTCGTCCAGGTTGATCTCCGACCCCTTGGCCCAGGCCGTGAACGCCCCGGAGTCCAGGAACAGGTCCACTGCCGGCTTGCCCCCACCGCTCATGAACACCTCCGCCCACGGCAGCCGCGCCGGGGTCTCGCGCACGATCGCGTACGAGTGCAGGCGGCGCCGCGCCCCGACGCGGGCCACGTTGGCCTCGCGCGTGCGCTCCAGGCTCCCGGCCAGGTACACCCTCATCGCTTCAGCGCCGCCTTCATTACGCTGCTGTTTCTGTCCGCATAGGTAACGAGCAGGCGCACGCCGCTCACGCGAAGGACCATCTTCGCCACCGCTGTACTGTTAGGTGCCCGGCCAGGTACACCCTCACCGCTGTGGCCTGAATCCTAGGAGCCTGCCGAGGGGAACGGACCGGCGATTGTCACCGTTCCCGTACGAAAAGAGCACCCGCCCCCCCCTTGGCGACCACGGACTTCGTGTGGGCCACGTCGTTCTTGCCGGCGCCGAGATACACCTTCACCGGCGGATCAGCGCGAGGAACTCCGCGCGGGTCTCCGGGTGATCGCGGAAGACGCCGCGCATGGCCGACGTGACCATGGTGCTCTCCGGCTGCCGCACCCCGCGCATGACCATGCAAAAGTGCGTGGCCTCCACCACGACGGCCACCCCGCGCGGCTCCAGGGCCTGCTCGAGCTCCAGGGCCACCTGCTGCGTCAGGCGCTCCTGCACCTGCAGCCGGCGCGCGTACTTTTCCACCACGCGGGACAGCTTGGACACCCCGATGATCTTGGTGGACGGCAGGTACCCCACGTGGGCGCGCCCGAAGAACGGCAGCATGTGGTGCTCGCAGTGGCTGACGAACTGGATGTCCCGCGAGATCACGACCTCGTCGGTCAGCCCGTCCTCGAACGTAGTGAGCGCCGGGGTCATCGCGTACCCCCCGAACAGCTCCTTCCACGCCCGGGCCACGCGGGCCGGCGTCTCGCGCAGGCCCTCGCGCTTCGGGTCCTCCCCGAGGAACTCGAGCATGCGCGTGATGATCTCGCTGCCGGGTTCCTCCTGCTTCTCGTAGGGGTACACGACCCAGTCGCCGGTCTCCTCCACCAGGTAGGTCGGCACCGACCGCGAGGCCGGGCGGACGTGGAGCACCGCCGTCAGGTGGTCGGGGTAGCGCGCGAGCGTCTCCCCGCTGTCGCAGATGTCGTCCACCACCAGGCACCCGGGCTCCGGGGTCTCCAGCAGGACCGGCTCGCGACCGCACTGCTGGGCCAGGGCCCGCGCGAGCAGCATGGCGACCGGGACCCCGCCGCTCGGGACCGGGTAGAGCGCGTCGAAGCGCGCCCCACGCGCGCAGATTGCGCTGGCCAGCTCCTGGGCCAGCAGGTCCAGCTCCGTCCAGGTGACCCGCCGCTGCACCCGCATCAGGCCACGCCCAGCATCTTGTGCGTCTGCAGCGACAGCCGCCACTCCGGGTGATCCATCAGGGCCCGGAGGCAGAGCTCGGTGGCGCGCCGGGAGCAGGACATGGGCTGGACCGTCAGGGAGATCGGCCGGCGCGCGTCGCGCGGGCGCAGGTCCTGGGTCAGGCGCAGGTGCTCGGCGTGCCGGGACAGGAACACCTCGTAGGCCACCACGTCGCGCTCGCTGCCGACGATCCACTTGACCTCGTTGGCCTCCGCGAGCACGTGCGGGTGGATCTGCAGGCGCCCGGCCGGCTTCGGCGAGACGCACACCCAGTCCCACACGCCGGAGATGGGGTACACCCCGGAGGTCTCCAGCGCGGTCTTGATCCCGTGCCGGTGCAGCGCCGAGGTCAGCGCCCCGCAGTCGTGCCACAGGGGCTCGCCGCCGGTGACCAGCGCCCAGCGCGGCGGGTGGCCGTTGACGACGTCCCCCACCTGAGACGCGCTGAGGTCGGGCGCCGGAATCGGCCTACCCTCGTCCCCACCCGACAGCGAGGAGAAATTCTGGTCCCAGCTCTCCGGCGTGTCGCAGAAGATGCACCCGACCGGGCAGCCCTGGAGGCGCACGATGGTCATCGGTGTGCCGCAGAGCGAGCCTTCCCCCTGCACGGTGGGGTAAATGCGATTGATCCTGTACCGCGTATAGTCGCGGCGGTTGAGCGGCCAGTCCGCACCGGAGGGGGCGACCGCGCCGTACTGTGCGGGTGTGAGGACCCGGTCCGCCGCGGGGATCACTCACCGTACTCCGCGCGCGACGTGCACGTCTCGTCGATCACCACCGCCCGAAGCCGGACCCCGGGCAGGTCCACCAGGTGGGCGCGCACGCGCTCGAACAACCACCGCGCGATGTTTTCCGACGTCGGGTGTCGCATGTTGAGCGTCTCGTTCAGGTAGTGGTGATCCAGGTACTGCTCCACGAGCGGCTGCACCGCGGCCTTGAGGTCCCCGTAGTCCGCCAGCATGCCGGCCTTGGCCCCGTCCTGCTGCAGGTACGGCCCGACGACGCGGACGCGCCCCCGCCAGGAGTGGCCGTGGAGCCTCTGGCAGCGACCATCGTGGTCCGGCAGCTTGTGGGCCGCCTCGAACGTGAATTCTTTCTCCAGCACGTACATTCACGCACCTCCGTCATGCATGCAGCGCTTCTCGGCCGCGCACCCGCCGTCCGGCGTCGTCAGGCAGTCCGCGTCCGGTGGGCGGCGCAACCGGCGCCACACCCACAGCGCGAACACGGCCACCGCCGTCACCCACGCCTTGCCGACAACCTGCCCGGGGAGGTACTGCAGGGACCCGAACGCGAGCGCGAGGAAGAGCGCGCTGTCCACCACGAGGCCGACCGCGTTGGACGCGGCCACCGCGAGCAGCCACCGGCGGCGCCGCAGCGGGGCGTACACCGCGAGGTCCGCGAGCTCGGACAGCAGGAACGCCGCCCCGCTCGCCAGCGCGAACGCCGGGGACACCACCGCAGAGCAGAGCGCCCCGAGAACCACAGCGGCCAGGACCCCGCGAAGCCCGACCGCGTCGTGCAGCAGGTCGCGCAGGGTGAACGTCAGGCCGGCGAAGTACACCCCCGCGGGGGCCAGCAGGCCGAAGCCGACGGGGACCGGGCCGAGGTGCACGATCGCGAGGTTGGCCGCGAAGATGGTCCCGATGAACGCGGCCATCAGGCCGCTGACCCGACCCGACACCGGCCCGATCCGCATGCCCGGGCCGCTCACGCCGCGTACTCCGTCGGGTCCGCGACGCCGGCGAGGTCGAAGGCCTCGCGCCTCTCGGTACACGTCCCACAGCGCCCGCAGTGGACCGGCCCTCCCTCGTAGCACGACCACGTGGCTGCGAACGGAACCCCGTGGTCCGCACCGACGGCCACGACGGCCGCCTTGGTGACGTTGAGGAACGGGGCGTTCAGCCGAATGCCCGGCGCGTAGTGGCACTCGCGCGCGGCACCCTGCATGGCGCGCACGAAGTCCCCGCGGCAGTCCGGATAGATCGCGTGGTCCCCGGCGTGGGCCGCGTACGCGACCTCCTCCGCGCCCGAGGAGATGGCCCAGCCGATGGCCACGGCCAGCATGATCATGTTGCGGTTCGGGACCACCGTCAGCTTCATGGTCTCGTCCGCATAGTGTCCGTGTGGAACCGCGACGTCGTCGCTGGTCTGGGAGGACCCGGCCAGAAACGGGCGCAGCGCGGTGAGATCGGCCACGCGGTAGGGAACCCCGAGCACGCTGCAGATGGCGCGCGCGGCCTCCAGCTCCTTCCGGTGACGCTGCCCGTAGTCGATCCCGAGCGGCAGCACCTCGTGTCCGGCACCGCGCAGCATGTAGAGGAGCGTCGTGCTGTCCAACCCGCCGGAATAGATGACCACGGTCTTCATCGCGCGCTGATCCCCCATTGTCAGGAAAAGAACCCCCGCTGCGAGTCCTGCTGCGACACCACCAGGGCCCGCGTGAGCCAGCCGAGCTGCCGGCCGATCCCCAGGCCCTGCATGGGCCGGAGAAACTTTACCCGGTCACCCATGACCTGAATCAGCGGCACGGCGTACAGGGACCCGGCCAGCAGCGTGACGGTTGCGCCGGTGGCGACTAGACGCGGAAGGAGCTGCCCGGCTACACCGCTAGCCCAGCGCAGTCGGCCGGCCTTGTCGTACTCCGACAGGACCCGCTCGTACGGCGCCGTGACCTGCTCCGGGGCCAGCAGCCCGTGGAGCGCCGACACGATGAACCACGGGTGACCACTGCGCTCGGCCCACGCCCGGGCCTTGCGAAACCACGGGGACACGTACAGGTCCCGGGCCGGGGCCGGCGAGGAGCGCTTCTGCTTTGCGCACGCGACCAGCACCACGTCCCTCAGCGCGCCACTACCCATCAAACCTACATAACCACCCCGCGGGTATCCCGGCTAGAAATCTAGTCAAAAAAAATGCGGGGGAGCCAAAGGGTAAGGACCCCGTGACTCCCCCGCGGTGGGAGGCCGAACCTTTTTTTTCAGGCCGGCTTGACGTACTTGCTGGCGATCATCGTGTTGCGACCCTTGAACCGGCAGCCGTAGCGCACGCCGGGCCCGACGTTGCCGTAGTACCGGAACACCTTGCCCTTGTCCCCCTTGCGCAGCCACTCCGCGCGGCTGCCACCCAGGTACACGACCTCGGTCCCCTTCGGGATGAGCTTCTCGCCGGCGCGCGGGACGTACTTCCCGCTGTCGATGCGCTCGAACGCCGTCTTGGCCGCCCACTCCTTGCTGCCGCTGCGCTCGGCGGCCGGCTTCTTGGTGACCTTCGCCGTCTTGGCCGCGTCGGCCTTGGCCTTCTTCGCGGCCTTAGCGGCCTGCTTCTCCGCCTTGGCCTTCTTGTCGGCGTCCGCCTTGGCCTTCTTATCGGCCTTCACCTTCTCCGCCTTCGCGGCCTTGTCGGCCTTCACCTTCTCCGCCTTCGCGGCCTTGTCGGCCTTGGCCTTGGCCTCGTCGGTCTTGACCTTCGTGCTGTCCGCGCCGTTCGCGTCGGCCGCTTCCGCCGCCATGCCCGGCTCCATCGGGAACATCTGGTCCACCGCTCCCATTCGCTCCATCGTCGTCTCTCCTTTGTTCGGGGTCAACTGCCTCTTATCCACTATATCGAGCGGAGCACCATGAGGGTCGTCACGGTCGAGCGCGGCGCGCACCTGCCCCTCCACGCGCGACCACGCCAGCCGCAGCCGGGAAATGGGGACCTCGAGCACCTGTGCGAGCACGTGCTCACGCACCGACGCGAACGTTTGCTTGCCGCGCCCGCGATGGGTCCACTGCCGGCGGAGCTCCGCGAGGGTTCCCGCCGCGGGTTCCAGGAGCTCGTGCAGCAGCCGGCGCTCCACCTCGGGGAGCAGGCGCTCGGCCTCCTGCAGTGCGAACTGGACCATCATGGTCCGCAGGCCGTCCTCCCCCACGGTCTCAGCCATGGCCCGGGCGCCGTCACCCAGGGGTTCGTCCAGGCTGAGCACGCGCACGCCCCCACCCCCGAACGCGCGGCTGCGCGTGTAGGCCGTGATGCACGCGCGCGAGACCGTGGCCGTCCCCATCCGGCCCAGGTCCTCCGCCGGCACGCGGTGCCGGTGGCGCCGCCAGTTGCGCCAGAGGTTAAGCAGGCCGTCCTGGATCAGGTCCTCCTGGGACAGGTACGGGTGGTGCGACCCCCGCGCGCTGGACCCCGTGACGCGCTTGACCCACGGCTTCATCTTGACCAGGTACTGCTCGAACGCGACCTCCTCGTCCCGCGTCGGTGCGAGCTGCGCGCTCAAAGCTGGGCTCCCCCCTTGCCGGTGGCCAGCCCGCGCTTGGTCTTCTTGTCCTCGCTGGGCTTCTGGCTCCCGGCCGTTCGGCACTTCCCGCATCGCCACGCCTTGGACTTGGTGGGCACGGACGCCTCGTGCCCGCACTCCAGCTCACACCACTTGGATTTACCGCGATCCGTGATGACGCGCTTAACGCTTCGCAGCGGACCGTACTTCTTGACCAGCGCGTCGTTGCGATCAGCCAGAGCCTTGGAATCTTTTGGTACCGGCGCGCGCGTGCGCTTGGGAACCGGGACTGAATCCGGCTCCGGGGCCTGCGGCTTGCTGACGGCCACGCGCCCCGACCCGAGGCACGCCGGACACTTCTCGCCGGGCGACTGCTCGCCGAGCCCGGCGCACTTGGTGCACTCCGCGTCCACCGGCACCTGCACCGGCCTGTTCAGCCCAAGCATCTTGTCGATCATGGACTGGGGGCGCCACCCCTCGCGCTGTCCCAGCGCCAGGGCCGCGCACTCGGGGGAGCAGTAGTTCTGCGTCGTCCGGCCGGACAGGACGAGCTCGGGCACGAACGTGCGCGTGCACGCCGGGACCCCGAAGACCTCGCGCGCCCGCAGGCAGGACCGGCGCCGCAGCTGGTCCAGCGCGGCCTTCGCCTTGGCCACCCCCTTCTCGTCGCCCACCTTCGTGGACTCCTTCAGCTGTGTCTTGGCCTGCTTGACGACTTCGCGCTTCACCCGCGCCGCAATCTTGGCCACCGATGCACCCTCCTTGTTTTTGGAATCGTGGGAAATCCTACAACACTAGGCCGGTGAGTGTAAACCTGAATCCTTGACCCGGGGCCACCGCGCGCGGGTGGCCGTGCGCAGCGCGCGCAGGGTCTTCGGGCGCCGGCCGGCGCGCTCGCAGCACACCCGGCAGACGCCCTCGAGTGGACCCCACCGGCGCTGCTTCATGCGACGCTCGAACGTCCGGTCGCGCCCGCGGAGCACGCGCCCGACCAGCACCTCGGAGCCGGCCTCCACCGCGACCTGCACCACCCGCGCCCCGCGCCCGGTCCGGTGGTGCGCGATGCGCCGCTTCACGTGGACGGCCCACCCGACGTAGTGCCGGACGTGCCGGTACGGCGGGTCCAGGTGCAGGACGTAGACGCTGCTCACCGCCAAGCCTCCACGAGCCGACGGTCGTCGCGCCACGGCTCGAGATGCTTCTGGCACCGCATGAGCACGCCCTTGCGCTCGAGCGCCCGTACGGTGGCGAAGGACGTGGACCACCACGGGACGTCGTAGTTCCCGGAGTGGCGCCCCTGCATCATCCGCATGGAGACGACCTCGGTGTCGGGTGTCGTCCAGAACCCCCCGCGCAGGCGCACGAGCACCCCGGTGTGCTCGCGCACGTAGTCCAGGACGCGCTGCTGCTCGGGACTCAGCTTCACCACGTTGTTGCCCACCGCCGTCCTCCTCTGCCGGGGGTTGGGACCCGGCTCCCGCATTACACGGGGGGCGAACCCCCGTGCCCTCTGCGCTCTCTACTTCACCGTGACCGGCACCCCGTTGACCGCGTGCACGTCCACCACCATGTCGCGGTGCGCGCCGGTCAGCCGAAACCTGATGACGTCCGCCACCTTGGCCGGGTGGACGTCCGTCCGCACGGTCAGCACCACCCGGTACTCCCGCGCGCTCATGCCCAGCTCCAGCCCACGACCAGCGGCGCGAAGCCCAGCCCCCACTCCGCCCGCCCGAGGGCCTGATCCAGGTCCTCCGCCTCCAGCGTCACGTGCACGTGCTCGGTCCCGCGCTCCGTGACCGTGAACCCGGCCCCCTCCAGGCGGTCGGCGTACTCGTTCACCTGCGTGGGTCCCGTGTAAATGCGCAGCTTGTAGGTCACGCCTTGGTCCCCTTCCGCAGCCGGGCCACGCGGGCCAGCCGCTCCACGATCACCACGTCCCACCGGTCGGTGGGCTCGGTCTCGTTCAGCACGCGCTCGGCGTAGGGCTCCCCCAGCTCCCGCTCCACCACCGCCTTCCACGCCACGTTCCGGCGCGGGTGGTTCTCCGCCGACACGAGCAGCCGCCCGCGCTCCACCGGCTCCATGGTCTCGCGCAGGCGCCCCAGCATCACGGCCTCCGCCACGTCGGCCTTTTCCTTGAGGTCCTTGGCCGCGTCCCGCGCACGCTTGAGCCGGCGCTGAAGGAGCAGCAGCTCCCGGAGCTCCGCCTGCGTGATCATCGACCGTCCACCGGCGGGTGCTTCTTCTCCCGCCACAGGTCCCCGGGCCCGTCCGCCCACAGAAGGTGCGCAATGTCCCCCGCCGCGTCGCAGTGGTAGACGTGCACCTCCGCCCCAGCGTCCCGCATCCCGCGCACGTAGAGCTCGCAGGACCGGTAGTCGGCCTGCATCACCCGCTGCTCCCGGCCACCACCCCCGACCGCCAGCTGAAAGACGTTCGCAAGCCCCACCTGGTAGACCAGCGCCACTCTCTTGATCATTACCGTCCCCCCTTCACGGGTTCCCCACCGATTGGCTTCCACACCTCGTCATCATCCTCACCGCGCCGGCGGCGGCGCGTGCGGCGCGCCAGCAGGGCCACCGCGAGGTCGTGCTCCCCGTACTTGTGACACGGCGCCGTCTTGTGCCCGAGAAGCGACTCCAGCACGTGGCAGTACTCGTGCGCCTCGAACATCAGGTCCCTCTCGCTCGGCAGGGCCTCGACCGTGCGGACGACCTTGAAGATGCGCCAGCCGTCGGGCGCGACCCGCTCCTGCTTGCAGCCCGCCATGTTGTCGGCCCCGCGCGGGCCACCGAACAGCCCCCCGACCGCGACGGCCTCGTAGCAGTGCCGGCGCGCCTCCGCGCGGTTCACCGTCACCACCACCGTCAGCAGCGGGTAGTTCCCGGTGGTCCACCCCGCGGAGGTCACCCGCGTGGTCGCGCAGCCCGAGAGGAGCAGCAGCGCGACACCCGCCGCCAGAACGACCTTTACCAGAAACCCAAACAGCTTGGCCGCGACCTCACGGTCCGTCATCACCTACCTCCCTCCCTGCCCGGGGTTGGGACCGGGCTCCCGCATTGCGCCCGGGGTGCCGTCCACCCCGGGCCCCTCTGCGCTATTTCACGTCCCCTCCTTCTGGCAGGCGGGGTCGTCGCACACGACGTAGCACCACGCTGGACCGTGCTCGTCCTCTTCACGGTGGACATGCGCGCTTTGGTTCCGCGCGCTCGCGATTGCTACGCGCTTGGCCTCCTCCGCGTCGTGGTGCTGCGCGGGGTCGCCGGGCCGCACGGCGTGGCGCTCGATCAGTCCGCTCGGGGTCGCGGTCGTGTCGTAGATCGTCGTCATCATCCTGTCCTCCGTTCGCCCGCCGCTCGTGCTCGATCGATGCCGCCTCGGCGTCGCTCCCATGGTCCGCGAGCCCACTCGGTGGAGCAGGGCGCGGGCGCGGCACGACCAGCACGGCAGCGGCTTAAGTTCTCCGGCGATGATGAGCCCACCGAGATTGCATGTGCAGGCCGTGCGACACCACTCGAGCGGCTGCACCTTGTCGATCGCGTCCTTCAGGGCGAACAGCCGACCGGCCGCCCCCTCCGGCAACGCGTGCCGCGTCTTCTCGTCCATCTCCGCCTCCCCCGCCGCGCGGCGATCGTCCTGCCGGCGGCGCTTCTTGGACCCGGTTTTGGCCTCGGCGCGGCGGCCCCAGTGGCCCCCGCCGTTCTTCGCCCCCGCGTGCTCGGTCCTGCGGACCCGGTTCGCCATCACGCCTCCTTCTTAGCGCGGCGCCGGCCACCGCACTTCGCGGGCTTCGCCTCGGAAGCCGCCGGCCCGTCCGGCGGAACCTGCAAGGCCGCCAGCGCCTGGACCGGCGGCACCTCGCTCTGTGGGTCGCGCACCATGACCAGCGTCTCCTTCGCGCGGGTCACCGCGACGTAGTGGATATTTTTTTCCTCCTGGTCCACGCGCTTGCCGCGGCAGTAGAGCGTGTCCGCGAGCACGAAGACCCGCGGGGCCTCCAGCCCCTTGGCGCGGTGGACCGTGCTCAGGACCACGCACGGTCCGCGCTGCTCCCCGAACATCTCGTCGATCCGCGCGAGGAGCTCCGGCACGCCGGCCAGCCCCTCGCTCAGCGCCTCCAGCGTCTCGTACTGGTCGTACAGCACGTCGATGCGGGCCTGCGCTGACTGCCGCTTGGTCGCGCGCAGCTTGTCGGCCTCACGCTCCAGCCACACGTTGAGCCGGGCCAGGAGCTCGGGTACCGCGTCGGTCTTCTGGCGCCGGATCAGCGCGACCAGCGCCTTCGTCATGTCGCGCCCCTCTATGCGGGCGCGCTTGTTCATCCGGTACAGCGCGAGGCAGTGCTTGGCCAGCGGCGCGTTGAGGCGCGAGAGGATGAAGTCGCTGGGCTCGGCGTCCCGGAGCATCTGCTGGGTCGTCGCCCGGAGGACCTGGCCCTCGGGCGCCGTCGGGGCCGCGATGAAGTCGGGGCACAGGGGCAGGGCCTCGGCCACGACCGCCTTCGGGCACCGGTACGTCACGGTCAGGGGCAGCTCCAGGGCGTCCAGCACGCCGCGCAGCCGATCGATGGCGTTGCTGTCCGCGCCGCGGAACCCGTAGATCGCCTGCTTGTCGTCGCCGACCACGGCCATGCGCCCGCGGCACAGGCCCATCGCGAGGGCCAGCTGCACCGCGTTCATGTCCTGGGCCTCGTCCACGACCACGAGGTCGTACGTCGGGTGGAGCCAGCGGTTGGCCACCGGCAGCCACACCATGTCGTCAAAGTCGATGGTCCCGTCCCGGTCCGTGGCCGAGGCGCAGGCGTCCAGCGCCATGACCGCGAGGTCCTGCACGGTGATCTTGTCCTCCCACCCGTTCTCCGGCACCACGCCGAACGCGTAGGCCATGTCCACCACGTCCTCCACCCCGGGGGTGGTCGGGCTGGTGTTCTTGATGACGGCAGCCAGGCGCTTGATCAGGCTGGCCGGGTAGTCCGGGGCGTTGTCCGGGCTGCCCCCGCGGGCCGCGGCCCAGGCGCGCTTGGCCAACCGAAACCCGCGCTCGTCGTCCACGCGCACGCCCGACCACTGCCGCCGGATGAGGCCGAACCCCAGCCCGTGCAGGGTCTTGGCCTGCGCGCGGGGGTTCCGCAGCCGCGCCGTCAGCTCGTCCGCGATGCGCTTGTTGAAGGCGCACAGCATGATGCTCGTTTCCGGCGCGAAGTTGATGGCCTCGAGGATGGTCGTGGTCTTGCCCGTCCCGGCGCGGGCCCGCACCACGAGGTGCCCGGCCCCGACCCTGAACCACTGGAAGATCGCCCGCTGCTGGTCGCTCCACTCGCGCCCCATGGGGGCCTCCTTTTCGTCCCGGGCTTGGGACCGGGACTGCACATTACACCGGGAGCCGGCTCCCGGTGCCCTCTGCTAGAACAGCGCCTCGCGCAGCTTGACCTCCGCGAGCCACTGGCTGAGCGTCCGGCGCTCCAGCCGGTAGCTCGGGGTGGCGTGCACGTACGTGATCCACTGCTCGGGCTCCCGGAGCACCCCGTCCAGGGTCAGGCCGCTCCGCGCGGCGTCCGGCACGTCGGGGGTCTCCAGCCGCCGCACCGGCTCGATCCCGACGCTGAACGAGTGCCACCGCGCAACCGTCACGTTGCCGCGGTGCGTCCCGTGCTTCGTCTTGTACGTGAGAGTCACCACGAGGTCCGGCCAGCGCGCGTCGTGGAACGCCACGTCGTACCGCAGCATGTCCGCGATGGCCTCCACCTGCCCGTCCCCGGCCCCGAACGGCAGGCCCCTCCCGGTCAGGCCCCGACGCTGGATGCGCCACACGTGCACCTGCTTGATCGTGCGCTTCGGGTCCACCTCGGCGTCCACCCGCAGCTTGCCGGTGGTGTCGTCGTACGCGAGCTTGCCGCGCAGCGCCCTGGCGGCGCGGTCGGCCTCCCACTTGTCCTCGCACTGCACGCTCACCTTCATGGGTAACTGCTCCTTTCCGGCCGGACTTGGGACCGGCCTGCGCATTACCGCCACTGCCCGTCCCCAAACGTGTCCCTGATCCACCGCTTGGGCTTGAGCGTGAGCACCACGAACTCCGGCATCGTGGTCACCGCGTCCAGCTCCGCCACGTCCCGGACCGGCACGAACTGCGGGTGCCGGCACGTCCCGCACGACACGCTGAGCATCCTGGGCATCACCGCCCGCCTTTCTTGACCGGGCACACCCACACCGCGGTCTCGTCGTGCTCCTCGTTGTGGTAGAGGTGCACCGTCCCCCGCAGCTTGCCGCCGAGGTTCCGGGCCAGCGCGTCCATCGGGTCGGTGCGCTCGCCGAGGTACACCGGGAAGGCCCCGGCCTTCCGCAGCTCGTCCTGCAGCACCTCGGCCTGCGCGTCGTCCTCGCGCATGGCGGCCAGGAACTGCGCGTCCACCTTCCGCTTCAGCTGGGCGTACGTCATCACTTGGCCTCCTCAGCCCGCGGGAACGCGTACCGCTCCACGCGCATGAAATTGGACTTCTGCTCCAGCTTAGTGATGAACTGCTGCATGCCGCGCTCGCTGCGGAACGACTTTTCCTTGGTGGTGAACTCGCCGCGCCGGTTGGTCTCGGTCCACTGGATCGTCCACGTACCCATTACCATTAATGGTTCTCCCTTTTCACCAGCGTGGCGTACGTCTTGTCCATCTCGTACTCCTGTACCCGGAGGATGGCCCCGCGCGCAATGACCCGGAGCCGGCGCTCAAACCCGGCCGGCGCGAGTTCATCACCCTGCTCGTCCACCTCGTACCCGCTCAGCGCGACCGGCGTGTCCCTGACGACCCGGAGGTAGCGTCCGCACCGCTCGCTCAGCACCGAGCCCCTGAACCACACCTTTACGTACCGGACCATGTGGCCTCCCTTGCGCCGGGGGTTGGGACCCGGCTCCCGCATTACACGGTGGGGCGGGCCCACCGTGCCCTCTGCGTTACGACTTGGAGTGCACCTCGCACCGCCCCGCGATGATCGGGCACGTGGCCGCGGTAAACGCTGCCGCATGATCCGCGCGCCAGCGCCGCTGCCATTCCGCGTTGCGAGCGTCCTGAAGCCGACCGGCTTCGACCCCCACCGCAGCGTTGTCCGTGGCCGCGTGATCCGCGCACCGATCACCCCGCGTCGCGTCCTTTGTGCACTGCACCGCGCGCACCAGCGGCAGAATGCCGTTAGAGTACTCCGGCCCGGTCACCAGCTTGAGGCCGGCGCAGCGGACCCGGTCGCGGCTCTCGACCGGCACGTTCACCACCGGGGCCGTGAACACCCGCGCGTACTGCGCCTGGGCCCACGCCTTGGCCCAGAGGGTACCGACCCGCTTCAGGGCCAGCGCCTGCGAGCCGTGGAAGGAGTACGCGATCAGCTTGCCGTCGTCCTTGCGCTCCACCACGACCGCCGCCACGTACTCGTGCTCCGTTTTGCGTTCCGCGATCAGCTGCCCGTCCACGATCACCTGCGCCTTGAACTTGGCCATGGTAGTCGTCTCCTTTGGGGGTGCACTGCGTCCTCTGCCTTTGGGTCCCGACTTGGAACGGGCCGCGCGGTGCGCGCGGGTGGCATTACGCTCGTGGCGTACCCGGGGACGTGCGGCCGGCGGCGGTCATGTGATGACCCGCCATGTGGTGGCCCTGGTCCCCGTTCAGCTGGCGACCCGTCCGGCGCCTCCATCGTGCGCCTTGGGGTGGGGGTCTGGCCCTGCGTCCGCCGTGGTCCCCCTTACCGCCCCGCCGGGTTTTGCTGGTCCCGGCTACCCACCGCGTTCACTGCAACTCCCTACCTGACACCACCATTAAACCACCCCCGGGGGTGTTGATCAAGCGAAAAAATCAGGGGGTTTTATTGGGGTTTTCGCGTGTTTTGGCCCCCGCGCAACGGTGGGTCAAGCACAGATCCCGGCGCGCACCGGAGGAACATTAAGGCGCCCTAATACCCGCGCAGGATGTCCGAGACCAGCGAGGCGGGGCCCGCGCCCGCGCTCCGGCGCTCCAGATCCGCCCCGGAGCCGGAATCCTTGCCGCCGACCCACGCGCCGACCTGCACCGGGAACCCCCACGCGCGCAGGTCCTCGGCGTACAGCCGGCCCCGGGCCTGTGCCGCGGGCTCGTTGTCCAGCGCGGGGATGACGCGCGACGGCTCCAGCGCCGCGATCAGCGCCAGCTTCTCCGGCGTCAGCGCGACGCCGAGGAGCGCGAGCGCGTGCGGGCGGCGGTCACGGTCGTCGCGGTGCCAGCGCATGGCGTCCCCCGGACCCTCCACCAGCAGCAGCTCCGCGCCGCGCAGCTCCGGCCGGTAGTTGAAGAGCATGGCGGAGGCCGGACGCCCGCACTCCTTCATGTAGGCCGACGTGCGGTACTTCGGCTCCTGCCCCGGCAGCAGCGCGCGGGCCTGGAACGCGACCGGCCCCGGCATGCAGATCGGGATGACGATGCGGCGCGCGTAGGGCCCTGACCAGCACGAGCCGAGGCCCCACACCGCGGCCTGCGACCAGCCGAGCCCCCACTGGCGCTGTAGGAACCCGGCCGCGCCCCGCGTGAGCGGGGAGGTGGGACTGAGGTCGCGCAGCCAGCGGACCTCCTTCGGGAAGGTGACCCAGTCGTCCCCGCGCTCCGGGACGGGCGCGCGCGCGGTGGGGGCGCCACGGAACTCCCGGAGCAGGAACTGCCAGGCCTCGGGCCGGGTGATGCGTTCCACGCGAGCGACCCACTCCGCGGCCCCGCCGTCCAGGCGCTCATTTGCCGCGCACCCGAGGTTGAAGCACCCGGCCGTCCACCCGGTGACGGAGAGCCACCCACGACCCTTGCGCTCGCCGCAGAGCGGGCAGTCGAAGGTGCGGACGCCCTGATCGTAGCCGCGCCCGCCGGCCGTGTTGCGGATCGTGACGCGCCGAGTGAGGTAGCGCTCCAGGTCCACGGTGAGCCGCGCGGTGGCCCAGCCGGTCACAACAGTAGAGGAGGGAACGCCGGGAGTTGAACCCGGTCACCCGGCTTGTGGCCAGAGCTCACGTGGCTTACGTTCCCCGTGGCGAACCTACCGCGTCCAGCCCTGCTGCTTTGGCACCGGAGGCGGTGTGCGTGGATCCGGCGCGCGCAGGCGCTCGGCCATCGCCGCGTCGCCGATCTTGGTCAGCTCGGCTAGGGCCTCCCGCTCCATCAGCGCCGCGTTCTCGCCGACCTGGGCCGCCGTCATCTTGGCCTCCCCCGGCAGGGCGGCGTCCCACCCCAGCTCCAGCGTGACCTCCTCGGCCTCGTACTGCTTCGGCTGCCACTGCCGGCGCCAGCGGATGAGCAGCCTCACGCGCTGAGCTCCTCCTCGATGGCCACGTGGTCGTAGGCCCCGAGGAGGAGCGTGACCTTGTGGTCCGGGGTCTCGGTGCTGTAGTGGGCCCCCACGAACGCCAGCGACTGGTCCCCGACGATCGGGTTGGAGGAACTGCGCCACACGGTCGCCTTGCCCGACGCCGCGGTCACCACGGTGATCTTGTACTTCACGTCTCACTCCTTTTGCGCCCATCCACGTAGCCGAGGAACGCGTCGCGTGGCAGCGCTCGGGCTACCGGCCAGCCGTACATGATGTGGCCGACCTGGACGTTGAGGGCCGCGCGCTCCTGGGCCTGCTCCGGCGTCGTCCCGTCATTGCACAGGACGATCAGCCGCGACACGATGCGCTGGTCCCAGGTGAGCGGCCGCGGGTTGTGCTCGAAGGCGCTGTGCATGTTCGCTATCCCTTCACGCAGAGGACACCCTTGAGCACGTGCACCACGTCCACCAGGTCGGCCTGCGCGGCCATGACCGCGTCTATGTCCTTGTAAGCTGCCGGCGTCTCGTCCAGCACCCCGGCATCCTTGCGGCACTCCACGCCGGCCGTCGCGGCCTCGTGGTCGGCCACCGTGAACTCCCGCTTGGCCCGGCCACGCGACATGCGGCGCCCGGCCCCGTGGCTGCACGACTGGAACGACTCGGGGTTCCCCCTGCCGCGCACGATGTACGACCGCGCGCCCATGCTGCCGGGGATGATGCCGAGGTCGCCGAGGCCGGCGCGGACCGCGCCCTTGCGGGTCACCAGCACCCGCTCGCCGAAGTGGACCTCCTCGGCGACGTAATTGTGATGGCAGTTAACGACGACCTCGCACGCCCCGAGCCCCGACGCCCAGTAGGGCGCGCTGCCGCTGGGCGCGAAGGCGAACGTGTGCTTCTGGACCGCGGCGAGGACGGCGCGCAGCATGACCTCCCGGTTGGTCGCGGCGTATCGCTGTGCCCACCCCACCGCCTCGACGTAGTCGTCGTACAGCGGCGTGCCCCGCGACAGCCACGACAGGTTCGGGTCGTGGCCCTGCGGGAGGCCGGCCGCGGCCTGTGGGAGCGTGGCGAACGCCATCTCCAGCGGGTGCGTCGCGACGTACTCCTTGGCCTTGTCGATGAAGTACTGCCCGATGCCGTTGCCGACCCCGCGGCTGCCGCTGTGGAGCATGACCCACACGCGCTGCTCCTCGTCCAGGCACACCTCGACGAAGTGGTTGCCCCCGCCGAGCGTCCCGAGCTGACAGAGTGGCGTCTGGCGCCGGCTCCTGACCGCCAGCGGGTGCTTCTGGTGAATCGCCGCGTAGCCGGCGGCTAGCGGATTCACACCGCCCGCCCACTCCCCGAACGGCGCGCGATCCTCCCGGTGGGCGCCGAACCCGACCGGCACGCCCCACTCTATGTCCGCGCGCATGGTCTTCAGGCTCTCCGGCAGGTCGGACGCGGTCAGCGGCGTGCGCGCGGCAACCATGCCGCACCCGATGTCCACCCCGACCGCGGCCGGCACGATTGCCCCCACGGTCGCGACCACCGACCCGATCGTTGCGCCCATGCCCCAGTGCACGTCCGGCATCACCGCGAGGTGGCGAAAGATGAACGGCAGGGCCGCCGTGTTCCGCAACTGGTTCAGCGCCTCGTGCTCGACCTCGACGCCGTCGGTCCACATCTTGATCGGCGCGCGCCCCTTTTCCACGATCTCCCTCATTCCGGGACTCCGCGTAGCATCCGCTCCACGAGCGAGCGCGCCCTGAGGATGTTGGCCGAGTCGTTCCACAGGCGGCTGCGGCCGGACGGGTGCGGCAGCATCACCGCCTGAAAGTCCGGGTCCACGCTCACGACCGCGAACGGTTGAAACGACTTGGGTAAGAATGCGTCGGCCACCTTGGCCCCGAGGAGGATCAGCGGCCGCGGGGTCCGGCGCAGGATCTTGGACGCAGCCTCACGCGCCTGGCGCGTCGACCACGCGCCGAGGCAGAGGTTCACCCGGTCGAACGCGCGCAGGTACTCGCGCTGCCCCATGTCGAGGATCAGGTGGCAGAGCCGGTGGCCGGCGCAGCCGGGCGGGTCGGGCCACAGCGCGTACTGTGGGTCCGGCCCATAGGGATTGACCTCGCCGACGAGGAGCGGCCTCACTTCTTACCTCGCAGCTGGTCGTGCTTGTCCAGCATGGCCTGCAGCTCGTGCGGCGTCTGCGCCGCGTAGGTGATGCCGTCGCGGGCAGCCACCTTCGTCGGGGGCCCGAGGTACTCGTCAGGCTGCGCCCACCAGGCCGGAGTGTTCGTGTGCTTGCGTCGGCTCATCGCTACTCCCTTGTATCCGCGCCGTCCCCCTCCGCCTGCGGAAGGTCAGCCACGGGGGTGATGGTCATGCGACCGAGATCCACCGCGTACATCCCGCACGAGCGCTCGTCCTCCTCCTCGCGGAGCGCGGCCGCGTAGAGCCGCCGCATGCGGGCCGCACGGAGCTCCGCGTCCGCGCAGATGGCGATGGCGCCGTCCAGCACCGCGATGACCTCGAAGGCCTCCGCGATGTCGGTCTTCCGGATGAACTTCTTGTCCACCGACGCGCGGTTGACGAGCGCGGCCGACCACACGACCACGCCCTCATTCTTGGCCAGCGCGCTGATCTCCCGCGAGGTGCGCGCGAGCTCGTGCCGCTTTTCCCGCTCGTTGCGGGAGGACCCCATGATGTTGAGGTAGTCCAGCACGGCCACGTCCACGCGCCCCCCGCGCTTGCGAATCTTCTCTATCCACCGGGCGGCCTCCGCGCACGCGTTGCTCTGCTGCGGGGTGGACTCCCACACGTAGAGCTCCCCACCACCCGCGGCCCGCAGCCCGCGGATCGCGCGGTCCAGGAGCATCGGGTTGTCCTGCAGCTCCTGCTTCGTGGCCTTGGCGAGCGAGCGGTCCGCGCGGTACAGCACGCGCTTCGCGCGCATCTCGTAGGAGACCATAAAGGCCCCGAAGCGGCGGCGCACGGCCCCGAGCGCGGTGGTCAGCTCGAACGTGGTCTTCGCACCCTTTGGTGGGGCCAGGAAGTAGTACGACTCCCCAATGCGTGGGCCCCCGGACAGGGCCTCGTCCAGTCCCAGGAGGCCGGTCGGAATCCGCTGGCCCCCCTGGTCGTCCGACCCCCACTCCCGGATGCGGTCGGCGGACCCCCCGACGAGCTGCTCCACCTCCGCGGCCGTGCCGGGCTCGTGCGACGCGAGCTCCTCCTCCACGTACTTCCGGACCACCCCGTAGTCGCGGTCCGGGTGCTCCAGCATCTGCGCGGCCTGCACGAGCGCGCGCGAGTACCGCTGATACATGGCCCAGTCCCGAATCTGCTGCTCCGCGAACCCGTGATCCTCAGGCAGGGGGACGGCCGACACGGCCTCCCACTCGGCCAGCAGCAGCGTCCGCTCCTGCGCAGTGACGCGCGCGGCGTCGCGCCGCACGAGCTCGTCGATCGCCGCGGTCCCGGGCGGGGTCCGGTGGGCCTCCCAGTACTTGACGACCTGCTCCGCGATGCGCTGGCGCGGCGGGCGCAGCTGGGCGGACCCGAGCCCCCCGAACATCTCCGCGCTCAGCGCCCCGGGGATGCGCGCCGGCCAGTCGCGTTGGACCGCCAGCGCGAGCACGAGCTGCTGGAAGCGCTCGCTCCAGGTCGGGGCGGCCACCCTACGAAACCTCCACGCCATGCGCGGCGCAGTAAGGATCGTACGCGCCAGCGCAGGCGCACCGGGACCGCTTCGGCGACCGCCGACGCGCGTAGTAGAGCATCTGCCCGGCCCACACGGTGTTCGCCAGCGTGATGGAGATCCCACCGAGGAAGCTGAGCCACTGACCGAGGTGGGGGTAGTACGCGAGGTGCCAGAAACCCCACGCCATGAAGAACGCGGTCGGCCCGACCCGAACGCCGCGCACCTGCTTGTCCCGGTACAGCGCGACGACGTTGGTCCAGATCATGACCGACCCGACGAATTCAAACAGGCTGTTGATCAGGTCCACGTGTTTACAGTCGCCTCCTCAGCGACGGGCCGCTCACCTGCACCAGGCGGAAGTGCGCGGGGTCCAGCAGCCGGTCCGCGCAGCGCTCCCCGAACCGCTGGGGAAACGCGCTCACCGGTGCGTTCACGGTCACGATCAGGTGGCGGCCGAGCTCCGGCCACCGCAGCAGCCTCAGCACGACGGCCTCCTTCCAGTCCCCGGCCGCGTCCACGTCCAGGTCATCCACGGCCAGGGCTACCACGCGCTCGCGCAGCTCGTTGAGCAGCTCGACCTCCACGTCAGCCTCCCCGCCGCGGACCCTCCACGCCGTGCGCAGCCGGTCGCGCAGGTCGGCCCACGTCTCGAACCACACGGGGGCCGGCCGGCGGCGGAGGCGCCCGGAGGTCACCTCGGCCTCATACCCCGGCGAGGTGACGACGTTCCACAGCCCGCGGTCCCCGTGACCCCGGCAGGCCATGACGCGCACGGCGCACGCCGCGAGCCCACTCTTGCCGAGGCCGGTCGATCCCTGCAGCACCAGACCCCGGGGACCGGAGCTCAGCGGACTCCTCACCGCATCAGCCCACTCCTGTACGGCGTCCCGCACTCTGGCCGCGCCGGGGAACCCGTCGAACCGGTACGCGCGCATGGCCTCCGGCAGGTTGGTCGCGGCCACCCGCGCCTGCCGCGTGTTGTGCGCGAGGGTCAGGGACTCGAGGTCATCCAGCTGGTGGTCCGTCATTCGGCCTCCTGGCGCCGCAGCATCTCGTCCACGCCCTCCTGCCAGTCCACCATGTCCTTGCCCGTGCGGTAAACGAGGTGGTTCGGCGCATCACCCGCGGACCGCGCAGCGGCTAGGTGGGCCGGAAACTTCAGGCCCCACATCCACAGCAGGTCCTTGAGTCCAGAGAAGCGCTGACCGGCGTCCCACTGACTTCTCGCGTAGTCGGCCACGGCCAGGAGGTCATCGGGCGTGTACCCCTCCGCCAGGCGCTTGCGCATGAGGCCGAGAACCTTTGGTCCGTACGGCTCCGCAGTGGAGTTCGTGACTGAGAAGTTGATCCCCATCCGGCGCCGGGCTCGTTCCATCAGCGACACCTCCTCGTGGCGCTGCAAACTTCCGCGGGCCGTAGTCCCCGAAGGGGACTTACCATTTTCAGTAGACCCAACTATATATTTACTATATGCACTTGGAGAAACACGCCGCCCTCGTGGCGCGGGAATTAAGTCTTCATGGTTTTCCCAGCCGGTACCTGAAGACTTAGTTCCACCGTCCCCTCGTAGGCCGGGAACTAAGTCGTCGGACGTAGAAACACCCCCACGAGGGGAACCGGGAACTAAGTCTTCTCGTGGAATTAAGTCTTCATGCCGGCCCGGACCCAGCCACGACTGCACCGGCAGGAGGGCCCACAGGCCGCGTAGCCTTGGCGCGATCAGCTTCAGGTCGGTCAATTCCCGACGGGCCGCGGTCACGTAGCGCGAGCCGAGTCCAGTGGCCTCCACCAGCTGCCCCAGCGTGCAGGGAAACGAGCCGTCTGGTTCCACGGTGACCCGACCGCGCAGCAGCCGCATGGCCCAGTACACCCGCAGCCCGCGGTCGCTGATGGTCTGCAGGAGGGACCTACTGCGGGCCAGGGACGGCTCCGACCAGGGCGTGACCCTGCTCGCGGTACAGGCGCACGCGCTCCAGGGTGTGGAGCGCGAGGTGGTCCTTGTCCGGTCGGTCGGTCGGGGCGCCCCCGTCGGCGAAGTCGTACACGTCCACGGTGGTCTTGTCCGCGCGCGGGCGCAGCGCCCGGCCCAGGGCCTGCAGCGTGTCCACCTCGGACTTCCCCCCGGCCGCGTTCACGAACGCATCTATCTCCGGCAGGTCCACCCCCTCGCGGAAGAACGGGGTCGCGATGAGGAGCGCCCCGGTCGTAGCAGCCCGGAACGCCCCGAGCACGGCCTCGGCCCGCCCGGTCCCGACGTCGTCCCGGTCCAGCTGCCAGCACGGGTACTGCCGGGACACCGCGGACCACCAGTCGTGCAGGGCGCGGGCGTGCTCCACGATGCGGCACAGGACGAGGACCCGGTGGCCCTGCTTGGCGTGGTGCATCGCGATGCGCAGCACCCGCGCGTTCCGCTCCCGGTTGGTGGTGATCCCCCGCTCGTAGAAGGTGCCGTACAGCTGACTCCCCATCGTCTGCAGCCGGCGCGGGTCCCTCTTCCAGTCCGGGAGCACGATCTCGCGGACGTCCTCGTAGGACGGGTAACTCGAGGCCGGCGGACGCACGAAGCGGATGGTCGCGCGCGCCAGGTAGCCCTGCTGCGTCAGCGCGGTCGTGTCCGTCAGCACCACGATCGGGCCAAGCGCCCCCTCCATGTGCAGAGCGCGGACGGGGTCCTTGATGTTGACCGCGGTGCCCGACAGCCCGAGGCGGGTGCGCGCGCCGACGCACGCCTTGGCCACCGCGAGCCACGTCGCCGCGCTCGCGTGGTGGCAGTTATGTACTATGAGTCCCAAGCCTACGATGTAGGTGTGGGCGCGCTCGACTTCAAGGTTGTAGACGTAACCGTCTGGACACACGCCTCCAAATGTTCCATCACGTCCCGGTTCGAGAACCTCAACACTGTCCACCCGGCGCCTTTCAGGAAGTCTTCTTTCCGCTTGTCCCGGGCCCGTACCATCCGCGATCCGTGGCTCCCGCCGTCCACTTCTATCGCGATCTTCTCGGCTTTGTTCGCCACATCCACCTTGTAATGACTGGGGAGCCCCCTGAAAGCCGGACGCCGCCCCGTAGACACGACGACTTCCACTGGCCAACCTAATGCGTTGGCAAGTGCTTGCTGGGCAGCGGGGATCGGTTTCCCGTTGCCCCCTTGCGTCCGCGGCTTGTGGCCCATTGCTCGCAAGGTGGAGGAAACTTTCGCCCGCGACGTTGGGGACCTCATTGGGTTGTGCACCCGCATTCGTTGGGAGGCGCAACGTCGGTTCGTCGCGGCCATCGTTCTTGACGAGAGCTGTGCACACCACAGGCGCCGACACCGCTCGCTGCAATAGGCGCGTCTCACTGAGCGCCAAAGGTGCCGGGTTCCCTTGGTTGTGACTTTGGTCAACTCGCCACACCACGTGCACGTTACTTGAATCTCCGTCGGCCCCCACAGGCGGCGAGCCAGAGCCTTGAATTTCGCTGAAGCTTCCAGCTTGGCCTGCGTTGTTCGACACGTCGCGGAGCAGTATGCACGGGCCGATCTTCTGTAAAGCTTTCTCGCTACAGGTGTTTCCACCCGCGTTGCTTTCTGACATGTCGTGCACGGAACTTCTAATGGTACTGTCATGGTGCGTCCAGCATAACACAACGGACCCGGCGCAAAGTTTACCCGCAGCTACCCAGCCAGTTTCCGTCAAGATTGGGTGGTTCGGAGTGCAGACTATCTTTTCCCCGGAGACTGTGAGTCGTACCAAGCTTAAAGCGCGACTCCGCATGGTGTGAGTAACTTTGGCCATGACGTAACTGTCCTGGTACCACGCGGGGACAACGTCCCCCACCTGAATAGATGAGATGGGTACATTGCCAACCATGGTGGACCCTGGAAAGCACTCGTCCTCTATCAGCATGTCGAAGTCCCGGAAGTACGGCGCGGTCACCGAGTTCTTCAGCGAGGCCGTGAGCCCGACGGTGACCTCCCCCAGCTGGAACTCCCCGTCCCCGACCACGCCGAGGGTGACGGTCGGGAGGGACTCGCGCAGCTGGTCCAGCGTCTGCCGGAGCAGCGCCTGCGTCGGGACCACCCACAGCACGCACCCGCCGTGCTGGCGGGCCATCTCCACCCCGATCTTGGTCTTGCCGCCGCCGGTCGGGCACTGCAGGATCAGGCGGGGGACCGGCAGCGTCCGGAAGAGCTGGAAGGCCTGCAGCTGGTACGGGCGCCACTCTATGGTGGTGGGTGGTGCGAGTGGGAGTCGCTGCTGCGCGGTCTCCCGGGGCTCCACGAGGGCCACCCGGTACTTGTGCTCCTGCAGCACGCGCTGGACGCGCGCGAGGAGGCCGGTCTCAAACGAGTTGCCGGGTCGGCGCAGGAACTTGGTGCTGCCGTCCCAGCCAAACTTGGAGGCCCGGCTGTACTTGGCCTTCGGGTTCTTGACGGACAGTGCGGTGCTGACGAGCTCCACGGCCTCGTCGGGCCCGGTCAGGACCGAGCGCACGACGCCGACCCGGATCGTGCAGTCCGCGGTGTCCACGTCCCCTATATCCTGCGAGGTGGGTTGTATGGCGCGCACCGAACGCGCTACCATAGGGACCTCACCGTGCCTCTGGGTTAGCTGCAGCGCCCCGGGTCCGGCGGCCACACACCGCCGGACCCATTCCCCTCACCGGCCGTCACAGGCAGGTCGCCGTGTGGCCCTCGACGCGAACCCCTCTGGGGCAGCGAAGCTCGGAGCCGCCTGCGCTACTCGGCACCTCCGCGAGAGTTCCCCGCTTTTCATTCATGCAGCGCTCGAAGTCTGGACCCTTGGCTGCACCAGTCTCCCTTGCGCAAACCGCTCGCTGCTGTACGTTGTGGTAGAACGGAATCGCGATCGCGGCCAGGATGCCGATGATCGCGGCGACGATCAGCAGCTCCACTAGCGTGAAGTCCTTCGGCCGCCACTTATCGTCGCGGAAGGCCCACCGCAGGTAGCTCGCGATGGCCCGCCCCGCCGCCCGGAACAGCGGCGCGGCGAGCACGAGAACGACCGCGAGGATTACGACGATGGCCACAGCGCGCACCCGGTCTACTCCTTCTTCGCGGGCGTCGGCATCGGGACCTGGAGCAGGACGCCGGCGGTGCCGCTGACGTGTGGAACCTGCGAGCCCCCGGCCTTCCACGCCTCCACCGCCTGCTGCTGGACGAGGATCGGGGTCAGAGACGCGGAGACCTTGGCGTTGTACTCGGCCTGGGCCGTCCCCTTGGTCCGCAGCGCGTCGGCCTCGCCCTGGGCCTCGGCCCGGACGGCGTCGGCCTCGCCCTTGGCCTTGGCCGCTCGGGCGTCGGCCTGCTGGCGCACCTGCTCCACCTTGTGGCGCTCCTGAAGGGCCTTCTGCTGCTCGATCTGCTTGTCCTCGACCGACTTCATGTAGGCGCCCGACGGGGCGAAGTTCACCAGCTTCACGCCGTTGTCCGCCACGATGATGTGGTATGGGAACACGCGCTCCTTCAGCGACTTGGTCACCTCGACCCGCAGCTTCTCGCGGTTCTGGATGATCTCGTCCAGCGCGAAGTGCGCGGTCCCGGCCTTCAGCGAGTCGTCCAGCGCCGGCCCCAGGATGCGCTCCTTGTAGGCGTGACCGGCCTGGCCCTGCCCGAACATCTTGTGGCAGTTGGCCCCGTCCAGCGAGTAGTTGACCACGACGTCCGCGTGGACCTCCTGGATGTCGCGGGTCGCCGCCGCCATCTTCAGCTTCTGGAACGCCTGCTCCTGGACGCTGATGATGTCCATGTTTGTGCCGAACGGCTCGTACCAGTAGAGGCCCGGGCCGTAGCACTTGGCGTCCATCTCGCCCCAGCGGGAGAACACGGCGCTCTCCCCCTGGTCCACCTGCCCGCACGCGGCGCCGAGCACCAGCACCACGGCCAACATCATGAGCGTGAACAATCGCCTCACCATCGCGCTCTCCTTTGAATGGGGGTTGTGAGAGGGGAAACACACACTAAGGGATATCCGTTCGGTTCCCTATGACCCGAGGTGCCACTTGCCGTCTATGATGTTGATCAGCGCTCGCTTACCATTCGGGTAAATGACGCAGTGGGTGTGGAGCCAGCCGCTCGGGTACCCGGCGCCGTAGGTCAGGTTCAGGAGGCTGCTGGTGCCGACCTGGTAGGCGCCGTCCATGATCCCGGGCGAGTGAGCGTGACCGATGACCGACCGGACGCCCAGCTTGCGGAACCCCTCGCGCGAGCCCCGCGTTCCACCCGGGCCGCGGTCCCCGTGGTAGCTGACCTCTATGCCCTTGATTTGGTACGCGTGGTCCCGGCGGAGGAACACCGTCTGCTTGGCGGTCTTGAGCTTCTTCATGCCCCAGTAGGCGAAGGGGTCCCGGACCGAGACGCCCGCGGGGGTCCACCGCGTCTCCGTGGAGCGCAGCACCGCGAGGTACGTCTCCGCCCAGAACATGCAGTTCTCGGGGTCGCGCCGTGGGTCGGTGTTCTCGACCCACTCGCGCAGGAAGTCGTGGTGGTTGGAGGCGACCAGGACGTTGCGCGCGTCGGCGGGCGTGACCCGGTCGATGAACTCGAAGGTCCGGTTGATCTCCGCCTCGACGTTCCGGCGCCCCGAGTGGTGCTTCACGTACTCGTGGAAGGCTCGGCCGCGCTCGTGGTGGTTGTTGGACTGGCCGTCGAAGACGTCGTGCCAGACCAGCTGCTCGGGCCGCAGCGACTTTACGATGGAGTCGGGAGCCGTGAAGGTTGCGGCGACGACCGCCGGGTCTATTACCTCCACGTGGGTGTCTCCCATGACGAGAGCCGGCACTCGCTCGTAGCGCCGTATCTCGTCCCCGTCGTACTCCGCGAGCAGGTCGCAGAAAGAACCGTCCTTGGTCATGTTGAGCTGGCGCAGGTGAAACGCGTCGCCCTCGAGCTCGACCACAATCGCACCGAAGGTATGGTGGAACTCGCCCTTCTTGCCGGCCTTTGACGGGATGTAGTTCTTTTTGGTGACCGAGCCCGTCGTGGACAAAACCTTGGGAAGCTTCTGCTGCGGCGTTGGGATCGTCAAGAGCTCCAGCTTCGGGTGGCCGACGATTCCGGACCGGGGTCCGGTGATCGTCTCCAGGCCGTCCAGGGGACGGGTCGCGGTCGGCTGCATCGCGATGTCTCCGAGCAGGACCAGGTGGCGGTTCAGGTCAACCCTCCGGTTGATCAGGTAAGGCAGGACCTCAGCCGTCCACCAATCGTCGTGCTGGGCCTTCGCGGACCACATGCTCGTTGGGTTCTTGTAGCGGTACGGGATTACCAGGAGCTGGGCCCCGCGGTCCCGACAGTAGGTAATCAGGGACTTCATGGCGTTGGCGTGAACCGGAGTTGCGTTCTGCGCCGCGGTGACCACGTAGATGGCCGGGCCCTTTCGGCTGCCGAGGATCGCCTTGCGCAGCGACTCGGCGGTTTCCTTTGGGACGCCGCTCATGGCCTCCAGCTCGGACCCGACTGCGTCCGTTCCGTGCCACGTGCACTTCAGGCGCTGCGCGACGCGGTGGGTGTAGCGCAGCCTGCCTCCTCGTGAGGAAGCCCGGCGAAATACGGGTTCGTGGCACTCCGGGCAGAACGTGGTGTGACTCGGCGTGCGCGCTGCTGCCAATACTTACCTCTTCAAAAGATATATCCGAAGGTTGACGGTGTGTTCTATGGCAGCAGGAACCCGGCCGCGCACCCGATCCCCGCGCCGACGAGCGTCCCGATGCCGGGGAACACGGCGCTGCCTCCGAGGGCTCCAGACGCGCAGCCCGCGATGGTGCGCGCCTTGCGCGTCTCCCGGGCGGCCTCCGCGCGCACATCATCCACGCGGGCCTTCCAATGGTCGGCGCGCTCCTCGTCGATGCGCGCGAGGTCGCGCAGCTTGTCGGACTTCTGGCGCTCCAGGTCCAGGAGCTCGCGCAGGGCCGCGCTCTTGGCCTGCTCCAGCTCCAGGCGCTCCTGCAGCAGGGCGTTCGTCCGGCCGAACTCGCGCCCAGCCGCGGCCTCCCCAAGCAGGCGCACGTAGTCCGCGCGCGGGGACCAGAACCCCTCGTCGGACTCCTGGGCTCCAGCGCCGGACGGGAAGACGGTGAGCGAGATCAGGATCAGCAGGAGCGCCCAGGCGAGCACCCACCAGTTGCGCTCAGCCGCCGTGAGGAACGCCCCGAACGCACTGCTGCACTCGTACTTGGTCAGTGGCCGCCCGTTCCACGGCCGCCACCGCTCCACGTCGCCGTCGAACACGGGGGGCAGGGAGGCGGACCAGACCTTGGCGAGCTGGATGGTGTCAGTCACCGCGGGCGCCGCGCCGGGACGGCCTCGTAGCCGAGCGCCCGCGCCTGCTCCACCACCTCGGGCGCGGTGCCGGTCGCGGCGAGCACCTCGAAGGTCCGGCGCGTCTGGGCCAGCTGGGCGCCGGCCTGGCGCAGCTTCTCGTCGGTCGCGCGCGCCTGCACCTCGATGCGCCCGATGTTGGCCTCCAGGCGCGCGGCGCGCCGGTCGAGGTCCGCGATCCCCGCCTGGGCCGCGGCCTTCGCCGCCTTGCTCGCCACCTCCACCTGCTGGTCCTGCTGGGCGCGCAGCGCGTCCAGCTGGGACGTCAGGGACCAGCGGTCGAGCACGATGGCGGCGACCAGCGCGAGGATCACCCAAAACCAGACCGGCACGTGGCGAAGCAGGCTCACGGTGTCCCCGTGCTGGGCCCACCGCCGTTGGTGTGGCCGTTCCCGTTGCCGTTGGCCTTGCCGTTGCCGTTGCTCCACTTGAGCCGGATCCACTCCTTCAGCAATTCGGGGACGACCAGGATGCCCCCGACGACGCCGAATAGCCACGCCAGGGCCTCGGTCGGCGGGGCGACCCAGACGACCTTGAGGAATCCGGCAATGAGGGCGCCGGCCCCGCCGAGGCGGATGAGCTTGGTCGTGGAGCGGCGCCCGGTGGCCTCGTCGTCCAGGAACTCATCCAGCCGCAGGCGCGTCACCGCATTTCCTCCCGCCGCGTTAGGTCCTCACGCCGCTGGGCACGCGACACGAAGCCGATCGCCCGGCTGTTTCCGAGCAGTACCTGGTGGGGGTTGCACATGCAGCGCGCGGAGGCCCGCTGCTTGATCGGTCGGCGCCTCTTGTGGTGAGCCATCAGGTCCGCTCGTCCGTCTCCGGACGCTCGCGCACCGTCCACCAGCAGTCCTCGCCGGCGCGGATGCGCGGGATGACCTTGGCCTTCAGCGCCTTGAGCGCCGCCCCCGACGCCCCGATCCAGTTGTCGGTCTTGGACGCCTGCTCCTGGCCAACCAAGGGGCAGCCCTCAGTGTCGTCGGCCTTGTTACCTGCGTGGACGCGGATGTACTTGAAGCCCGGCACGCTGATCAGGGTCAGGGTGTCCGGCCCAAACCGCGCGGAGTGCTCCAGGACCACGCGGTAGCGGCCGGTCGGAATGGCCGTCTTGCCCTGAACCTTCACGCGTTCGATCTCGCCGGGCGGCGTCTCGGAGTCGAGGTCCCGCGCCCGGTCCTCCAGCGTCCAGCACTCGCGCGCCCCGTTCAGGGAGAGCTCGCCCTCTGTCGCGTCGTCGGTGAACCAGCGCCGCGTGGCGACGAGGTCGATCATCGTCCGCTGCGAAACGCGTCCTTGACAGCCGCCGCCGAACGCACGACACCCGATCCGAAGCGGTAGTGCAGGTACCCACCCGCGCCGAGCCCGATGACCAGGAACACCAGTGACACGATCACGTAGCCCATCGGCCTATCCCTTCCAGAACGCGAGCGCCTTGGCGGCGGCCAGCAGTGAGGTGACGCCGGCGGCGACCCCGACGCACCAGGTGCGGAAGCGCTCCAGCCCGCGCACGCGCTTCTCGAGCGCGGCCCGCGCCTTGGCCTCTCCCTCGGTGTGGCGGTCGAACGCGGCGGCGATGTCCCGAAAGCCCTTGTTCATGTCCTCGCGCAGGCGCGAGTGCCCGCGGTCGAGCTCCGTGACGATGGCGCGGAGTCCCCCGAGCTGCGTGGCGACCTGGATGTCCCGGTCCTCAGCCATCGCCGTTACTCCCCCTACGCGCGGACCTTGAAGGCGTGGCCCACGAGGCCGATGTCCATGCAGGCAGTGGCCCACGCGGTTATCTTCAGGCTGTTGTTGATGTTGATGCCGGGCAGCACGAGCGTCGGCCCCGGGAGCGCCTGGTCGCGGACGACCAGCGCGTGAACCATGTCGGCGGTGGAGTCCGTGCCAATCTGGAGAAACAGCTGGCGCGAGCACGCCGTTGCGGTCGCGTAGGGGAACGCCCAGAGCCAGACCTCGTCCACGTTGTCGGCGCCGGTGACGGCGGCGTCCACGGTGTGCACAACCATGTTGCAGGAGGCCGCGAGCGCGGCGACCGTGATCGGCCGCCCGCTCGTCGACCCCGAGAGGACCACGCGCTGAATTGCCATTGTGAGCGTCACCCACCCATCGCGGAGAGCAGCCGGTTGCGCCCCCCATATACGTTATTATTCTCTGCCGGGTTGCGCCGCGCGAGGGTCCGCTGGGAGTTGGCGTACTGGATCGGGACCAGCGCGGGCACTGCGCGCGGCTCGTCGGTGAACGCCTGCGCGAAGGACTCCCGGTCCCAGAACAGGTTGCACGCCTCGCGCAGCGTCGCGCTGAAGGTCCCGCGCGCGGGGTCGACCGACCGGCCCACGGCGAGGAACGACACGCCGGTCCCGCCGTGCTCGGCCAGAATCACGTGCCCGGTGAACTCCACGACGTCGGCCACCTGCAGGGCGATCAGGTTGTACGCCGTGCTGAACTCGCTCTCCATCCGCGGCCGCTTCCACTGGTCGCGCCAGAACCGACCGAGGTCGTCGCGCATGGTCGTGTCGTGGACCCACGGCAGACTCAGCGTCTCCGGCACTGCGTCCTCGAACCCGGGCTGCGTCAGGTCCTCCCACGTCACGGTGTTGTCGTACTCGCCGTCCGCCGGATCGTACTGGCTCTCCACCGTCAGGCTGTTGCGAAGTCGCGTGCGGTCAACGCGGTCCAGCAGGGCGGGGGATGACTTTTCCGCGTCGCTCGCGTAGTCCACCGTGTGGTCCACGCTGGGGCCGTCGTCCAGGAACTTCCACTCCACCTTGCCACCCGCCGCGTAGAGCAGCGCGCGCCCCTCGCGCAGCGCCTCGGTGCGCAGCGCGGAGAACGAGGTGTAGTCCAGCGAGAGGGCCCACTCGTACCCCTTGGTTGCGTGCTTGGTGCGCGACGCGGCCCACGTCGTGCCGAGATCTGCTGACAGCACGCCCGGGGTCGTGGCGTAGAGGCCCAGCACGATCGCCTTCCCGATGTCCGTCGGGTTCTCCAGCAGCAGGTCAGGCGTGCCGCTGATCGTCCCGCTGCCGTCGTCCTTGATGCCCTGGACCAGCGCCGTGACCTCCCCGATCGTGGCGTCCGCGGACGACTGCGCGCCGGACTGCCCCACGTCAGGCCAGGTGTAGTAGGCCTCCAGCACCTGGCAGTTCATGGCCGCCGCCGTCCCGTCCCAGAGGAAGCGCCACGTGATGGAGGTGTCGTAGGAGGGGACCGGCACGGTCACCGTGTACTCCTGCCCGTTCACCATCTCGTCCAGGTAGTCTTGCGTCGACCCGAAGTCGTCCAGGCGCAGCCGCGCGTTGCTGACCACCGGCGCGCCGTCCGTCCACGTCATCTTCACGCGCACGGTGACCGACTCGGGCTGGACGCTGAGCCGGCTCTTGGCCGGGAACGTCGTCCCAACCGCGTTGGTGGACGTCGTATCGGTGTCGGACGCCGGCATCGTGGTCGTGGTGGCGACGGTCTTGCCCGAGCCCAGACAGTAGAAGTCGTAATAGTCCGCCTCGCTCGACCCCGCGTCCACGTCGATCACGGCGAACGAGTAGCCGGTCACGAGGTCCGTGGCGGCCAGTGTTGTCGTGGTCGTGATGGGGGACGCGACCTGCACCCCCCGCGCGAAGACGGTGGAGACCGCGTTTGTCCCGCCGTAGATGTTCATCCCGACCGCCAGGCGGAAGGCCTGCGAGCCCGTGCGGACTTTCAGTACCGACGTGCCCGACTCGTGGAGCGTCCCATCCGAGCTGCTGACCCCGCGCGTCAAGCCCGTGAAGGTCGTGGAGGTCACCCCGGTGTACTGGATCAGCTCACCGTTGATGAGCAGGTAGCCGCTGGACGAGAACCCCGTCGTGGACTCCACCGTCGCGGTGGCCCCCGTGGCCGAGAGCTCTACCGTCAGCGCGGTCTTCTTGCCGGCGATCACCGGCAGCGCGGTGATCTTGCGCCCGGTTGCGGTCAGGTCACCGAACAGGACGGGGATGTAGCGGTTCAGGATCGCCGCCGGCGCGGTCGCGAAGTCGTCGGTCGTGACCTTGACCAGCTCCATCTTGTTCTCGAGGGCCAGCGTCACGTCGCTCATGGAAATTTCAAGCTCGGTCCGCCCCACCGCCCGCGGCTCGTCCACATAGAAGACGCCGAGCGTCACGAGGTCGCCCGCCGCGGCCGTCTCGCTGAGCGCCTGGGATACCGTCACCTTCGCGTTGGACCACTCGTACGTGCTGCGCGTGTTCTGAGGCGTCCAGATGTAGTCGCTCAGCCGCGCCTTGCCGTTAATGGCGCGCGAGTTGTCCAGCGTCACGCTGAACGTCTCCGGGGAGACCGACGCGTCTTGGAGGTCGAACCGGCTGGTCATCCGGCCCCAGCGCACAACGTATGGCAGCCACTCGGCACCACCGCAGCTGGCGAGGTGCCGGTCGCTGAACCGGAGCGTGCCGGTGATTGGCTTGGTGAACTCGATCTTGAGCAGCGTGCAGACGTCGGCGTGCGTCTTGAGCGCGGCGGCCTCTGTCGCGGCGGAGAGCGTGACGGCCACGCTACAGCCCCTCGCGGAAGGTCAGCGCAACGACGCGCAGGAAGGTCCCGTCCGCGAGCTTGTGGACGCGGCGCGCCTCCAGGCGCGGGGTCACCAGCTCGACCCACCGCGCGGAGCCGTCCACGTCCAGCAGGGGGAACTGCTTGGCCCCCTCCCCGACGTCCTCGAACCACGTGGTGAGGTTGTCCCAGTCCGCGCCCGGCAGCACGTTCCACGTCCACCCGAAGCCGCGGCGCATCGTCCCCAGCCGCACCTTGCGGACGACGCCGCCGACCGACTCCACCATCGCGACGTTCCCCTCCCGCACGTCCTGGGGCCCCGGGTCGTACGCCGGCTCCACGGAGATGGAGACCGCAGCTCCGAGGAAGAACTCCCCGATGGCCGGCGTGCCGGAGAACGACGGGACGCGGAGCATCCAGTAGCGGATCGTCTGCGTGCCGATCGTCCGGAACACGTCCGTGCCGCTGACCCCCGTGAAGGTGTCGCGCACCGTGTACGTGATGTCGTCCGGGGAGCTCTCCAGCGTGATGCCGACCACGCTGAAGTTGTGGGCGTGGAGCGAGAACTCGGTGAGCGCCGACGGCGACGCGCTGAGGTCGACCTTGATCTGCCACTCCGCGGCCGACCCACCGGCGGTGCACAGCGGGGACTTCGCGCGGTCGTACAGCCGCGTCGCGGTCGACCCCGACGCGATCGTGGACGTCGTGACGGAGGTCGCCGTCTCCAGCAGGTTGTCACCGAGCAGCTTGGGCGCGCTCACCGGCTACCCTCCACGCCACCCCGCCCGGAGCGGATCGGGTTGTTGCTGCCGAACACCGCGCGCTCGAAGGCGGCCAGGAACGGCCCGGCCTGCCGGCGCTCGATCGCGTGCTGGAGAGTCGCGACCAGGTCGAACTCATCCATGCGCTGCCCCATCTCCCGCGCCAGCCGGTCCAGGAACGTGCGGTCCTGGAAGATGCCCTCCTGTAGCAGCTTGCTCAGCAGGAGGCCCTGGCGCGTGTTGACCATGCCGACCTCGGCGTCCCCGTTGGCCATTCCGATCGTCATTGCCTGGAGCGTGTTGACGAGCACGTTGATGTGGGCGGCTGAAGCGAGGGCCTTGCCGCCGAGCTCCTCGATCTTCGCGCCCGCCCGCTCCGCCGCGTCCTCGATGGCCATCAGTACGCGTCCCCCTCACCGACGGTCGGCTGAGAACCCGCCAGGATGCGCCCGGCGTTCTCCGGGGAGAGGCTGTCGATGACCCGGGAGATCGGCACCTCCGCGGGCGCCGAGGTTCCGCTCCCGCGCGCCTCGGCCACCGCGGCGCGCACGGCCGGGGAGTTGGAGTAGGCGCGCGCCTTCGCGTCCCCACCGCTCAGCGACATGGCCCCCTCCAGCCCCCGCAGTGAAGCCGTGAGCACGGCCGCCTGCTCGGCGAGCGTGGCCATCCGCACCCCGAAGGACGCGAGGGCACTGTCCGCCTTCCCGGCCGCGTCTCCAACGCGCAGAACCTGGTTCCCGGCGCCGCGCAGGCTGTCCAGCTGCGTGCGGAACTCTCCCATCGGGCCGGTGTTGACGATGTTCTCGAATCCACCGCCCCGCCGCATCTGCGTGACCAGCTCCCGGACCTGGCGCTCCACCACCGACGGCACCCGCGTGAACGCCGGGGTCATGGCCTCCAGGCGCCCGATCAGGTTCTCCGTGAACTCTCGGCCGGCCTCGTTGACCTCGCGGTACATCAGGCCGCCCGAGTCCGACGCCGCGCGCAGCGCCTGCTGCATGGTCGCGGCCTCCTCGCGGATGCGGTTGATCTCCGACAGCCCCTTCAGCGCGCCGGGTGCGCCCGACACGCCGGCCCCGGCCGCGACGGCCTGCTTCTGGGCACCATAGAGGCCCATCTGCGCACGGACGATCTCGGCGCTGGCCTTGGCCGCCGCATGGACGCGCGCCTGCTCCACGGCCTCCGCGGTGCGCGACCCCTCTCGGAGCATCTTGTCGAGCTCCTGGGTGCGCTTCGCGTACTCGCTCTGGACCACGCGCGTCTGGGCCGCGGCGGAGGCCCGGGCCGCGTCGTACATCTTGCCCTCGGCCTGGTACGTGGCGACCACCGTGTCGTCGATCGCGCGCTGGCGGTCCACGGCCGCGTCGCGGGTCAGCTCCGCGGAGTCCTCCGCCACCTGCTTCCGCTTCGCGCGGTCCTGCTGCTCGGCCAGGGCGGTCTGCTGCGCGAGCTTCTCGCGGATCTTCACCCGCTGGTCCGCGGCCCACTGCTCCACCTCCACGGTGCGTACCATGCGGGAGAGCTCCTGGTCCAGCGCCCGGAGCTCGGCCGCTGCTCCGCGCTCCGCGCCGGCGATCTTGGCGGCGGTGGCGGCCCGCTCGGCATCGGTGCCACGGTTCAGGTTGCGCAGGCGCTGCTCGTGGACCTGCTCCTCGATTCCGCGTACGGCCTCGGCGGCCTGGGTCAGGCGGTCCCCGCGCTCGGTCGCGGCCAGCTGCTCCTCCCGGAGGGCCTGCAGGCGCTGCGTGCGCGCCGACTCCTCCTGTGCGGTCGTCTGGGCCAGGGCCTGTGCGCGGGCGTTCTGCAGCGTCAGCTCGGCGTTGATCTCGTAGTCCGACGAGGCGCGCAGGATGCGCAGGCGCTCGTCGAACATCTCCTCCACGGCCGCGCGCTCCCGCGCGATGATCCCGAGGCGCGCGTCGGCCGCGGCGGCCTCCGTGGTCGTCTGCAGGGACGCCGCGCGCTGGACGAGCTCGGTCTCCCGGGCCAGCTGCTGCCGCTTGGCGTCGAACGCCCCCGCCGTGCCGAGCTCCAGGCGCTGGACCGAGAGCTTGCCGACCCCGACCGCGTTGCGGGACGCGCCGTTGGCGATGGCGACCTCCGCGCGGGCCAGGTCCTCCTGCGCGCGCTCCATCGCGGACTCCGGCGACGTGGCCGCCGACCGCATGGTCGCGGCGCCCTCCCGCCGCTGCCGCACCGCGGCGATCTCGGCCTCGGTGTAGATGCGGCTGCCGGACAGCTCGAAGGCGGCACCCCCGAGGATGTCCCGGCCGCCAGCCGCGCCGGCCAGCAGGGCCTCCAGGGGGTTCCGGCTGTTCCGCCCGAGCGCCTCCACCTGGGCCGCGATGCTGCCGGCCACGTCCGCGACGTACCGCCCCGCGCTGACCAGCGCCGGGTACGTGGCGCGCGACACGACCATGAACAGCCCCTCGGCCGAGAGCTTGAGCTCCTGGACGCGGCGGTTCATCTCCATCGCCGCGTCCTGGTCGGCCTGCGACCACGGCGGCTGCAGCGCGTTCGCGCGCTCCCCGAGCCGCTCCCACTCCTCGGACGTCGCGCGGAAGGCCGGAGACAGCTCCTTGAACCCGCGGCCGAAGAGCTGCATGCCCGTCGCGTTCTGTGCGGCCGCGTCGGTCATGGCCGAGATCTTGTCGCGCACCTCGAGCAGGAGAGCCCCCGGCTCCTTCAGCGCCCCGGACGCGCTGCGGATGGAGATGCCGAGCTTCTCCAGCTGGGCCCCGCCGTTGTCGATGTCCGCCGACAGGCGGAGCAGGGCCACGTCCAGCGTGCCGACGTTCAGGCCGAGGAGGGTGAACTTGTCCGCGAGGTCGTCCGCGTCGGTGACCGTCAGGCCCGAGACCGCGGACAGGCGCCGCGCCTCGATCCCCATCTGGCGGTACTTCTCCAGCGACAGGCCGACACCCGCGGCCAGCGCGGCGAACGAGGCCCCCGCGAGCGCGGTCGGGGAGTTGAGCGAGGTGAGGATGCGGCCGAGGGACACGCCCTGGACCCCGACCCGCGCGAGCGCGCTGTCGAGCGCGCCGCCGGCCTTGGCCAGGCCCGCCTGTGCGGCCTCCGCGGCCTTGAAGCCGGAAACGAAGTTCCCGACGTCGGCCCGGAGGGTCGCGACCAGGTCCGCTACGTTGACTGCCACTACTTCGGCTCCTTGCCCGCGAGCTCCTCGACCGTCACGCTCTTACCCAGCGCGCTGAGGACGTGCATCCACGGCAGCGCGGCCCACGCGCGCTCGTTGTACTTCAGCCGGGCGTAGGCCCGGTGGGCGCAGCGGAGCTCGGCCGGCGTCGCGGCTGCGAACTCCGCGGGCTTCCACCCGAGCGAGTACGCGACCTCCTCCGCCGCGGCGAGCCACCCCGCTAGGGAGCGGTCGCCGCCTCGGCGTTTCCCGCGGGGTCCTCCGCGACGACGGCATCCGGGGACTGCACGACACCACCCCGGATCAGCGCGTCGCTGACGGCCTCGTAGAGCCGGGCGTACAGCTTCCGGTGCCCGTCCGCGACGTGCTTGGCGGCCTCGAGCTCCGCGTTGACCAGGACGCCGACCTCGCTGAGGGAGGGCGCCTTCGGGTCGTGGAGTGCGCCGGCCCAGAGCAGGGCGCGCAGGTCCCGCCAGCGCATGTCCCCCATCTCCGCGATGACGCGGAGGGCCGGCCGGCCGGCACCGAGCGCGGCCTCCATCTCGCACAGGGCGTTGAACGAGTACCGCAGCGGGAGCTCGCGGCCTCCGATCGTGACCTTGATGTCGTTCACAGCACTTCTCCTTTCGCGCGTTGAGGAAGCCGCCCAGCCGCGGGGGTGTCCCTGCCGGTGAGAAAAGGAGGAAACCCACCGGGCGGGGCCAGCGCGGCCACTGGACACCCGCCACCCCATCGGGGCGGCCGTTGGGTCTCTACGTTGCAGCCACCGTGCGGCTCAGGTCACCGGCCGGCATGAACTTCACGACCGCCGTCAGCAGGTCGCCGACCGCGCCGCCCATCGGCGGGTAGCTCTGGAGGAGCCACGTGGACTGGTACCGCGGGTTGGAGTCCGTGCTGCACGCGTTGCAGGCCCGGACCTCGATGCACGTCTGGCAGCCGACCATGCCGAACAGGTTGGCGTCCACGCACGTGTACTTCTGGAAGAACGTGACGTCCAGCGCCTGGCTCTTCAGGCCGCCGCGCTGCTTGCGCGTGCTGTCGCCCATCGCGGTCTCGTCGAGGCTGGCGGCCTCGTACGACAGCGCGAGCGACTGGACGGAGCCGGAGTAGTCCACCCCGTTGACGAGCAGCATCGCGTTCTTGAAGACGATCGTGGGCATGGTGTGTTCCCTCTTCCTACGGCTCGACCGCCAGCGACAGCAGCCACTTGTTTTCCTGGTTGCACGTCTGCGTCCACGCCGCCCGGTAGTACCGCCGCTGCGTGGACGTGGCGGACGCGCAGTTCCACGGGATGTACGACCACTGGGAGTCCCGGCACGTCTGCGACGTGTACGCGATGATGTCGGTGCCGGTGTTCAGCGCCGTGTACCCCGACGAGCTGTTCGCCTGCAGGAAGGCCTTGATGCCCCCCGCGGTGGAGCTCAGGATCTGCAGCCCCGCGAAGACGTTCACGTCGCAGGCGCGCCCCCCGAGGTCCATGACCGTGCCGGCGCCGGCTCCCGTGCACGCGCACGAGGTCCCGGTGACGGTGGCATTCTTGGCGGCGACCGCCCGCGTGATCACAGGCCGATCCCCCGCCCGACCGCCTCGATGGAGAACGCCCGCAGGCTACCGACCTGCCCGCCGTCGATCGGGACCCACTTCAGCAGCTCCGCCTTGAACTGGTAGCCGGAGCCCGTGGAGGTCGCGCCCTCCCCGATGGCCTCGGGGAACAGCGTCACAACAACGTCCTGCAGCGCGACCGAGTCGTGGAACACGGGGTCGACGTTGCCGGTGCACGCCTGGTAGAAGCCCCCGCCCGTCAGGCGCACGGTCTTCAGCCCCCCGCGCATCTTGCGCGTGGAGGCCCCGAAGGTCGTCTCGTCCAGCGGCTCCGCGGCGTAGTCCAGCGCGACCTTGTTGAACTGGCTCTCCAGCTGGTACCCCCCGAAGAAAATCTTGGCGTCGGTCAGCACGATGGCCATCTACTCGTCCCCCTGCTCCCCGCACGCGCACACCCACGCCCCCGGCGCGCCCATGCGCGGGACCTCAGTGCGCCGCCCCGGTGGGTGCGCGCACGGTCCCTCCACCGGCGACGAGGTCTGGGCCTCCAGCGCCGCGTCGCACTGGGCGACGATCGCGGCGGCGGAGGCACGGACGGCGAGGAGCTGCACCCTGGTCATGCTTCTATTTTGCTACGGCGCATGCGCGCACTTCCGGTCCCCCATGAAGTTCACTCACGAGGACGTCGCGAGGTCCCGCAGGACGGTGCTCTGGAGTAAGCGGAACATCTTTCATGAAGAAGTCGCAAGCTCTCGAAGAATTTCAAAATTGACCACGTACAGGTGGCGCCCGGCGTTGTCCTCCTCCAGGAAGAACGGGGCCTGGAGGGCCTCGATCCAGTGGTACAGGACGCCGTTGATCGCCACCGGCCCCAGGTGGTCCAGCGCGTGGTACGCGTCCTGGGCCCGCTTGTGGGCGGTGTCCGGGCGCGCCGCGCGGGCGCGCAGCTGGACGTGCGGGCGCTCGATCAGGGCCGTGCCGGCCGACGCGCTCATGGCGCGCTCGAGCGGCCCGCCCGCCGTCTGCAGCAGGACGAGGAGCTCGTCGGGTGTGGACGGCATGCTGGTCTTGAAGATCTCCGCCGCCGTGCCCACCCCCTGCGAGGTCAGCTTGTCCGCGAGGTCGTCCAGCAGCACTACTTCTTCCCCCTCACGTCGCGGGCGATCTGCACGGCTACGTCCTGGGCCAGGCGCTTGTCCATCCCGCGTCGCGCGTTGTTGGCCGGCGTCTCCAGGTACTTGAGCGGCCGCTGCCCGCGCTGCCCGATGGCGCGCGCGATGGCGAAGGCCGCCTCCTCGGGGATGCCCTTGCGCTTGGCCCACTTCCGGATGGCGTCCACCGGGGGCATGAACGGCGGCCGGCCGACGACCGGCCCCGTCCCCTCGTGGAGGTAGACCGCGTACCCGGAGGCGGCCCCGCCGTACCCCATCGTCACCACGACGCGGGTGCCCGAGACCACGGGGAGTTGGACGTGCCCGCTGCCCTTCAGCGTGCCCAGGTCCACCGGCACGTGGTGCTGCTTGGAGTCCGCCATGATCCGCTCGGCCTCGCGGTAGAGCGCGCGCCCGAGCATGAGGATCGGGCTGACCCGCAGGTTGGCCGGCGCCCCCGACATGACCCGGCTCAGCTTCACGCGAGGAACACCGTGAGGTGGGTCCGGCCGACGTCGTCCGGGTACTTCCCGACCGCCAGGATCTTCGGCTGCCGCGCCCCCGCCTCCGTGGAGTTCACGTCCCCGGTGGAGAGGGTGATGCGGTCGTGCGCCCCGATCGCCGGCGACAGGTAGAAGTAGACCTGGTGCGTGGAGATGACCTCGTCGCCGGCGTCGTTGCGCACGAGGCGCCGCTTGCCGCTGACGCGCACCCGGTGGCTGACCGCCGCACCGTAGGAGGCTACGTTGTAGCTGTCCACCGAGGAGTACGGCTCCACGGTCACGCTCTGCCGGTACAGGTCCGAGAGCTCGGGCATCATGGCTCAGGCGCTCCGCAGCATGTAGGAGTCCAGGGCTCCATTGAACGGGTCGGACCCCCCGCCGTCCCGGCGCGCCCCGTAGGAGACGCTGAGGTCCCCGACGCTGCGGCTGGAGACGCCCAGCGGGTTCGTGTACGCCTGCGCAGCGCGCAGCGCGACGGCCTGCGCGAGGTCGTCCGGCAGCGTTGGGCCGGTCGTCCACGTCGGGTCGTCGGTCGTGCGGCCGGTCGCGGTGCTCGTGGTCCCGGTCGGGCTGAACCCGGCAATGTACTCCACCAACCACGGGCGCGTGCGCTGCCCCGGGCGCCACGCCGGGGAGAGGCCCATGTTAAAGCACGTCTCCCCGGTCACGAGGTCGGCCGTCCACCGCCAGCCCGCGTCGCGGCTCAGCAGCCCCGCGTCCCAGCTCTCCACCCGGTAGTCGGTGGAGCAGATCTCCGTCGCGTCGGCCGTGGACGTGGAGTCGAAGAACCGGAGCACCTTGACCAGGGGGACGACGCCGAGCATGAGCCGGCGCCCGCCCGCGCTGTCCAAGGCCTCCGAGTAGACCTGCTGGGCCAGCGTGTACCCGACCACCCGGTCGGCGTCCCGCGACGCGCGCCGGGCCAGGCGCCCGATGTAGTCCATCTCCTGGGTCGTGGCCACCATCGCGGTGGAGGTGGACCGAAAGAGGACCATCATGACGTCGCCCGTCGTGGCGTAGTCGGCGTCCGCGGCGGTTGTGCAGACCTGAAACACCTAGCCCTCCCAGGCGCGGGCGAGTCGGCCTACGCGGATACCGTTGGTCAGGAGCCCGAGCGCGTAGGTGGCGCCCCCGTTGGTGCAGTGGATCTCCAGCTCGTCCCCGCGCAGGCGCAGGCGCTTGCCGTCCGCCCGGGCCAGGAGGTCCTGGTCGAATGCGACGCTCGGGAACCACGTGGACAGGCGCTCGATGGCCCCGTCCTCGTGCACCGCGAAGCGCAGCGTCGGGCAGGTGAGGATCACGCCGGGGACCCCGCGGCGTGCGGTGCATCCGCCGAGGCCTCTCGCTGCAGGTCATCCAGGGAGATGAGCCGGGCCACGACCGGCGCGTCGGCCTCCACGAGGAGGTGCCCGAGGAGCTCCAGCTTGATTTCCACCAGGTCCCCCACCCGCGCGCCGATGGCCAGAGCGCGGCAGGCGTGGCTGATATCGTGGCCGTCCACGAGCACCTGCCCCGTATGGGCGGCCGGGCTGGGGAAACGGACTACGAAGCTCGCGAACGGGTCGGCCGGCTTCCTGGTGGAGCGCGACAGGATCGCCAGCGCCAACGCGCGCAGGAGTTGAATCACGCCCGCTCTCCGCGCCGCGCCTTCAGAACGCTGCACCACCCGTTACTGAACCGCTCCGCGAAGGCCTCGATCGTGGTGATGGCGGTACGGTCACCGTCGTCATAGTGGACAACCGAGCGCCCCGCGTCGTCCACGAGGCGGGCGGCGAACGGTGGCTCGAAGGATGGCTGCCCGCCCGGGCCGGCTACGTAGCGACCGTAATAGGCGAACGCGGCCTCGGTCGCGGGGTTGAGATCGTAGACTTCCTCGTACACCCCCTCCTCCGCTCCGCACTGAGCGACCGGCTGAACCCCGAGGCGCGGCGCGCCCTCCGGGGGCTTCGGCAGGTCGGCCGCGAGGGCCGAAGAAAACGTTAGCAGGACAAGCACCGCGGCAATCAGGGATCGCATGGTCGAACTCCTTTCACGCCGAGGCCCACGCGCTGACCCCGACGAGGGGCCGCGACGTGCAGGAGCTCGACGTCGTCAGCAGGCCCAGGCTCCCGGTCGGCGGGATCGGGGACAGCACCGTGGCGCTGCACCCGGCGATGAAGTCACCGGCCGTCGTCGGGGCGCCCTTGAGGCTGTAGAACACGCGGTCGCCGCACGAGTTGTTGATCCGTAGGCCCACCGCCGCGAAGTCGAAGGTCAGCAGGTCGGTCGGGAAGAACCCGCCGGTCCAGGAGCTCGACGCGCTCATCAGGTGCCCGGTGGTGTGGAACTTCGGGGACTCGCTCACGGGCTTACCCTCCCGACGCAGCCAGCCGGGCCTGGCGGATGTCCGTCCCGTCCGTGGACGTGGACGTGGTGTAGAGGCCGAACACGTGAGAGCGGATGCCGGTCCACTCGTGAACCTGCCCCGGCGCAACGACCATGTCGGAGCAGGCGGCCTGCGAGGAGGCCACGGTCGCGCGCAGCGGAACGGTCCCGTCGTTGTGGACGCGCACGCGCGTGGCGTCGAACCCGAAGTCCACGCTGAGCAGCGACCCCGTGGAGGTCGTGCCCGCCGCGAGGTCGCTGGCGTACTGGCTGCCGGTGAGCATTTCTGTCTCTCCCCCTACTCGCTCGTCTTGTAGTCGATCAGGACCGACAGCGCCGGCACGTTGTCGCAGGCGTTGAGGCTGGAGGCCCCGAGCATGATGTCCTGGCACGCGGCCAGGCAGGTGTAGGTCCCCAGCGTCATGATGATCGGCACCCCGACCGGCCCGATGGCGGTGGAGCAGAACGTGAAGGTCGCGACCTCCCCGTAGCAGCTCCAGAGCTGGAGGTTGCCGCCGGAGGTCACGGCCGAGAACGCGGTCAGGGGGACCAGCGCGACGCGGACCACCTCGGCCCGGACGCTCAGGCGCTGGACCGTGAACGAGGTCGTCCCGAACCCGGTCCCCGCCGCGGGGTCGGGCGTCGCTCCCACGGCGCTGCGCGTGACCAGCGGCGTGGACGCCTTCTCGCTCGTCACCGACCCCGCGGCGAGGTCGGCCGTCTCGACGTCGGCCGTGATGGTGCCGGCCTTCTGCTTGAAGATCGGCCGCGTCACGTTCCGGTCGAGGTCGACCACACTGTGCTGGGAGCCGGTGACGATGGGCATAGGCTTTTCCTCTACGTCGCTTCGTTGGTGACGACTTCCCCGCCCTTGGAGCGGAGGTCGCCGATGTCCTTCCAGTAGCCGTTCTCCTGCAGCGCCCCATCCACTGTGTGAAGCCGCGCGATGAGCTGGTCCCGCTCCTTTTGAAGCGCCACGTTGCGCCGCTGGACCTCGCCCAGCTTGATGAGCTGCCCCTCCGGCTCGGTCTGGTACCCGTAGCGCCAGCGCTGCTTGAGCAGCGCGCACGCCTGGGGCAGCCGGACCGTGATCCCGCGCGACTGGGCCAAACCCAGGTAGAACTCCACGCAGGCCTTCTGGAAGTCGAACTCGGTGCCGACGATCAGGTCGATCCCGAAGAGGGCGATCTCCCGCTCCGCGTACCGCTCCACCTGCCACTTGCGCAGGGCGAAGGGATCCAGCAGGAGCTCTCGCGCGGCCTCGCGGTCGGCCAGCCGGCGCTCCACGTCCTCCACGACCACGACCCGGCGACCCTTGGCGCGGCTCTTGGCCTCGACCACGGCGACCTCGGGCTCGAACTTGGCCGCGTCCCGCAGCTTGCGGAGCTTGGCCTCCACCTGCAGGTCCGCCAGGTAGATCGCGTACGCGACCTCGAAGGCGACCGTGGAGGTGAAGTAGTCGATCCCGGAGACCTTCTCGATCACCGCCTGCAGCGGGTAGTTCACGCAGGTCGGGATGGACGGCTCGTACGTGCTCATGTAGACCGGGATGCCGGACTCGGCCAGCCACCGCGGGTGGTCCGTCCCCTCGACGTTGTCCTCCCGCCAGTTGGCGTGGATGTCGAAGTGCCGGGTCGCGCGGGGGACGTGGCGGTACAGCTGGTTCAGCGTCCAGATCTCGTAGGTCGGGTCGTCGAACGGCGCGAGGTTGCGGCTGGACGCCGCGAACCCGACGATCGCGAACTTCTTCCGGGGCTCCCCCTCGGCGACCTCCACGACCCCGTTGGGACCGTCGACCACCTTCAGGCTGTAGCCCCGGCCGGCCGGGTGGTTGGGCTGGACCCCGGACCCCGGCTTGGCCTCCTTGTACGTCACGTTGCTCGACATGGCTGCTCGCTCTCCTTCTCGGTTCAGGGATTACTGGGAATGGCGCGAGCCGACGGAGCTACTTCTTGCGGAGCTGCTCCCGGCTCTTGTTCTGCCCGCCGACCATCTTGTCCGCCGGCGGGGCGGCGACCGACTTCTTCTCTTCGCTCATGAGATCGTCCTCCTCCAGCGCCGGATAGCAGAGACCCCCGAGCACCGGGCGGGCCAGGCCGCGCCGCACGAGGTCCAGGGCCACGTCGGCCGCGAAGCCGGCGACCTCCCCCTTGCGGAGGAGACCGCCGCCCCGGTGGCTGACGCGGGCGAGGAGCTCGACGGCGACGGCCTCACCCATGGGCTAGGTCGCGCAGCCCGTCGTGACCAGGATGCGCTTGACCGGCTGGTTCGGCGGGGGCGCCTGCCCCGGCGCGCCGAAGATGGCCAGGGCCGACAGGTCCATGAACCCGCTGCCGCAGGCCGTGCTGTTGATGACCGGCCGCACGAGCACGCGGAGGTACCGCTTGGCCGCGCTGAGGTCGAAGATCGCCGGAGGACCCGAGTAGTACGCGTATCCCGTGGACGAGGACCCGGCGATCTGGTTCACGCCGTCCGCCGTGGACGTGGTCGTGGTCAGGTTGCCGCCGAGCACGTCCGCGACGTCCCGCTGGGCCGCCGTGTACATCGCGCAGGCCGTGGCCGTCGCGGTCGTCTGGCGCCAGAGGCCGCGGTCCACGATCCACTCCTGCGTGGAGAGGTCCGCCCACGTGCCTCCCGAGGCCGAGGTGTGCTGGAGGCCCACGCCGACCGCGAAGCTCTGCACCCGCGCGTTCTCGTCCGACACCCGGAGGTCGACCCACGCCAGGGGCGCGATGGCCACCGAGTTGAAGAGGTGCGTCAGGCCGAGGCGGTCGATCGTGAATCCCGGCCACCAGGTCGATCCCGCGGCCGCGATGCCGCCCGAGCACGTGCACGAGCCGGCCACGACGCCGGTCTCGCAGTTCTGGAACTGCGCGTTGTGCCGGAACGCCGGCACGACCTGGAGCTCTCCGATGTCTCGCGTGATCATCTCTCTCGTCCCTCCTGAGGACCCTGATTCGTTGGTCCCGGCGCCGGGTTAGGGCGCCGGGGTTTCATCCGTCATGCGGGCGGCTAGATGCTGCCCGGCTTCCAGCTCACCTCGGTGAGCACCGCGACCGCCTTGTCGTGCCGCATGCCGAAGTCGTGCTCCGCGATGGCGCGCACGACCGTCTGGTCCTGCGAGAACGCGGCGACGACGCTGGACCCGTCGTAGTACGCGGCGTCCGCCGACGTGTCCACGAGCAGGTTCATCGACTCGCCGATGACCGCCTGGGCCATGTCGGCCAGGTACAGCTCGGACTTGTTCGACGCCGCACCGACGTTCACCGGCACGTTCGTCGTCACGCCGTACGGCCAGCCCCAGAGGGTGCCGCGCGTCGCCATCTCCTCGAGGAAGACCGCGTAGCCGTTGCTGTTGAGGACGGTCTTGAGGAACGTCTCGGTCCGCGGCGCCATGATCCACGCCGGGGCCAGCATCGGGATGTTCGCCTCGAGCAGCTTGAGGATCATGTCCCCCAGGTCGTTGAAGACGTTCTGGAGGGTCACCGAGGAGCGGGCCGCGATGACGTTGTCGGCGTGCGCCCAGTAGCGCAGGCCCTTCGGGCCGGAGCCCGTTCCGTCGTCCCGGATGAACGCCTGGTCCTCCCGCTGCCGCATCGCGTTCACCGTGTCGTCGCGGACGATCGTGTCCGCGCCCGGCGAGCTGTAGCGCAGGAGGTCGTTGGACATCGGCACCAGCGTGACGAGCTTCTTGAACGTCAGCGCCAGCTGGCCCGTCGTCTGCTCGCTCTTGGTCGCGTTGGCGTTCTCACCGACGTAGTACGCCGTCGCGCCGCCCGTCAGCTTCGGGATCTTCGTCGTGCCGGTCGGGACCGGCAGCGTCCGCGCCCGCAGCTTGCGCACGACCGACTGCGCCCGGAGGAACTCGATGACCTCCTGGCTGAACTGGGTCGGCACCAGGAACCCGCCCGCGGTGGCGTCGCCGGCCGCGAGGGCCTTGGTGCGGGCGTCCTCCCACTTCTCGGCGAGGTCCGGGCTGCCCCACTTCTTCAGGATCTCGATGGCCCCGGCCGGGCCCGCCTGCGCGAGCTTGGAGGCCGCCGTCGCGCGCACGCACTTGGCGAACGCGAGGCCCTTCTCGTCCATCGGGACGACGCGCTCGGCCGCGGCGCCCCCCTTGAACATCTGCGACATCTGCGCGACCCACGCGGGCGCCTGCGCCCCCTGGGCCTCGGCCAGCTGCGACTTGATCTGCTCGCCGACCACCTCGGCCACGATCGGGCCGCAGTTCTCGCGGATGAGCGCGACCAGCTCCTGCTTCGTCATGACTCTCGTCCTCCGTCCCTTCTGGTTCGAAACTAGTCCACGCGTCCGCGCGCGATGTTCATGGCGCGGCGGGTTTCCACTGCGATCGCCTCTCGGAGCGTCGCGGCGAACTCCGCCGCGCTGATGTCCTCGAGTCCGTCCGCGGCCTTGATGTCGTCCAAGTCGATCACGTCGTCCGCGGTGAGCTGGATGATGTGGTCTTCATTGGGCGCCGCCACCACCACGAGGGCCGGATCATTGTCCGTACCGCCCCCTGCGGACTGGGCCGGGGGTAGCGGCGCCGCCGCACTGCCTGCGGGCATCAGCGCGTGCCGGTGCCCGTCGCTCTCTTCGGTCTCGCCGCGCGCCAGGCTCGCCGCCGTGATGCGGTGCGAGTGGTCCGCGACCTGAAACGCCATGCCGCCGTCGAAGACCACCTGGCCCCCGTCGCGGGTGTAGACGTACAGCGAATAGTCGTGGACGTGGATCGCCGCGCTGGAGCCCTGGGCGGGGGTGGTGTACCCGGCGGTCTCGAACCCGCCGTAGGCCTTCTCCACCTTGGGGGGCGCCTTGATCGCCGCTGCGGCGTCCTTGGGCGCGTCCTCCACGACCGGGGCCTGCGCGACCAGGGCGAGTACCTCGCCGATCTTCTCGTGGGCCTGCCGGAGCTTGCCCTCGTTGGCGCTCGACAGGACCCGGCCGCGCTTGGCGACGGCTTCCGCGAGCTTGAGGACGGCCTCCGCGGCCTTCCCCTCCTCCATCGGGCACTCCTCGCCCATGCCGCAGGCCCCGTTCTCACCCTCACCGGCCATGCACTCCTCGCCGGCCGGGCATTCGCGCTTGCGCGAGGCCTTGGCAAACGAGTAGGACCGGTTGACGGAGGCCTCGAGCGCGGTGAAGCGCTCCAGGAAGGCCGGGTCCAGGACGGCGGTCGGCGCGCAGCCGACGGCCTCCAGGGTCTTGGCCGCCCACTCGCGCAGCGGCTCTACGTCCACCCCGGCCGAGCGGGCCTCCACGAGGGCGCCCGCGTTGGCGGGGACCGGGACGATGCTGACCTCCAGGAGCGACTGCTTCGCGAAGTTCACGCCCTTGCGCTGCTCGTCGTACGACCAGTCCTCGGGCTTGAACCCGACCGAGGTCGCGTTGAGCCACCCGCCCTTGACCATCCGGAAGATGGTGTCGGCGAACGGGGAGAGCTCCTTAGGCATGAACTCGATGTCGGACGACATCTTGGAGGCCCCCATCGTCAGCGCGAGCGAGCGCCCGATCGGCGGCTGGCTGTAGTCGTGGGCCCACTGGATGACGGGGTTGGCGTTGAAGTCCTTGACGTCCCACCCCGCCGAGTCGATGACGTCTCGGTCGCGGTCGACCTGGTTGGTCGTGACCGTGAAGCGGACCACCCGCGAGTCATCCCCGCCGACCAGCGCCTTGGACGCGATCGTGAACGCCTTGCGGATGCCGTACTCCTCGGGGAGCTCGCCGGACTTCTGGAGCCGAACCATCTGGTCGGAGGTCAGCCAAGAGCGCTTCATGCACGAACCCCCGGAGTCGAAGTCTTCTGTACGCGCATTACACGACTATCGTATTTCGACGTCGGGTGAAGAATGAAACGCCGGGGAAAGTTAAACCGCCCGGGAGGCCGGGCGGTCTGGGGGGAAGCGCTGCGGAGGGGCGGGGACTAGTTGGGCGGCTGGGGCGGCCGACCCTGGTTCCGGTCCACGGCGAACCACTCGCGGCCGCGCTTGGTCAGCTCCTCGTGATGGATCGCGCGGCGCGCGTCGCTGACGACGTCGTTGCCGTACTCCAGCTCCTTGTCGTAGTGGTAGCCGTACAGGTACGGCGAGGACGTCAGCAGCGAGGCGTCGGTCACCTTGATCCCGCGGCCCTCGGCCACGCCTATCCAGTACGTGACGCATGGCAGCTCCAGCAGCCGCTCGCGCGGCGAGCCCCGCCACAGCTGGAGGCCGTACAGCCCGATCTCCGTGAACCCGTCCACGATGGCCAGCGCGATCTGGTACGCGAACGTGCAGGTGAAGTAGTCGTCGCGCAGCCCGGCCGCGTGCAGGCGCTCCATCGGGTACACCACGCCCTGCGGGACCAGCGGCGTCGCCTCTAGGACGTAGCACGGGGTCCGGCACGCCGCGAGGAACGCCATCTCCCGCGCATCCTGCGGCGGTACGGTGACTGGGTGGAGCTCGAAGTGCCGGTCGTAGTGCGGCTGCCAGATCTCGTTGATGGCCCACACGCACCACTCGCGGTCCCCACGGTCGTAGCCCGGGGCCTGCCCGCGCCCGGCAGCAGCGCCGACGATGGCGACCCTGGTGTGGTGGCAGCGGACCTCGCCGCGCTCGCGCGAGGTGATGAACTCGTGGGGGGCCTCCAGGAGGGGCGGTGACTGGCTCATCGGTCGGCCAGCTCGACGGCGAGGAGCGCCGGCCAGTGCTCGCTGCTGCCCCGCTTCATTTCCGCGCCCCGCGCGTCGCTGACGCGGTGTTCCCGAAACGGGAGTGCCGCGCAGCGAAACCACACGGCGCAGACCTTCCCGTCGGGGCCGACCTCGACGTCCAGCCAGGTCGAGCGGTGGAGCGTCCGGTCGTGACCGTAGACCTTGCCATGGAGGAGTTCGTTGACAGGAGGGGCCTGCCCCATGCGCGGCGGAGCGCCGTGCTGCTCCAGGCACGCCACCCCGAGCGCGGTGACCTTGCGGAGCTCGTGCAGGGCGAGCTTCGTACCCTCGTTCTCGGTCAGCGCGCGCCGGGCCTTCGCGAGGTACTCCTCCATGTAGACCAGGAAGGCGCCGACGCCCTCGCGGTCCGCCCCCCACTTCTTGACCTGAAACGCGCGCTCGCCGTCCAGCGCCTCGTAGACTTCCGCCCTCGTGGCCATCAGGACTTCTCCTTCTTTCGGTTCCCGCTGAGCTTCGCGGGCAAAATGTTGGCGGCCTGGGAACACGCGCCGCAGCGCGTCAGGCCGCGCGCGTCGGGGCGGCAGCGGTGGCACCGCATGCGGGCATCGCACCTGCAAATCGTGCAGACACTTACGCGCTGACTAGCGGGCCGGTCCACTGATTGCGACAGCGTCCCCGCTCCATCCTGTCGCGCATGTTTTGCTTGTGCGTTCCTGGGTAAAGGTGCTCCGGACGAACGCAGCGACGATTGTCGCAAGTGTGAAGCGTGTTCATCCCGTTCGCGATTGCTCCACGAATTAGCGCAAATGACACCTGGTGCGCTAGATAGGTTTGATTGAGGAAGGAAAACGACCCGTAACCATTGCAACCATCGTTCGGCCATTCCCAGCATCCCGCCTCCGTAACGCAGACGCGGCTATAGAACTTTGTCGCATCAATCAATTGCGCGAGATTGACGAGGTCAAGTCGCTCCGATGCTCGCCGACGAGCGCGTTTTACCTTGGCGTGGTTCACACAAAGGGAGCGATTCGCCTCGGCAGGCTCGGAGCAGAAAAGGCAGAGGCCAAGCACACGATGGCGTTCTCGATACGCCGCTTGCGGCGTCACCGGCGCGGGCTCCGCCCGAGCTGCACCTGGACTTGGACTTGCCGAAGGGACTCCCGCTTCGGCGGCGCGGCCTGGTCGAGGAGCCTGGTGTAGGCGAAGTACTTCATGATCTGCTCGTAGGGGACTCCGACCCGCAGCAGGGACTCCACCGTCGAGTTCACTCGGCGGCTGCCTCGGTCAGCTCGGTCAGGCTTGACGCGGAGAGGTCATCCTCGCGCTCCGCCTGCGGCGGGCGCGGCGGGACCTTCCCCCGGTGAAAGAAGTCGCAATTGTGGGTTATGATAGTTCCCGCCACCAGTAGTCCGGATCTGCTGTAGAAGGAGTACACATGTTCCGCAAGCAACACCTGCCGAACGAGGACGACCTCATCCACCGTTACCAAACCGGAGAGTCGCTGCTGAAGCTGAGCCGCGACTGCGGTCGCTCCGTCACCATGCTCCAGCGCCACTTCAGGAAGCGCGGTGTGTCGCTGCGCGGGTGGTCCGCCGCGCAGCGGATCGTTTGGCAAGATCGCGACCGCGCAGCTACCGTCGCCCAGTGCTCGGCCGCGTGGCGGGCGAGCCGAGGCGCCCCGGTCCCGGAGGAGCGGCTGAGAAAGATAGCCCGGGCGCGAGGACGAAGGGTTGGCAGGTACGAGCAGCGCGTCGCCCGGCTGCTGCGCGAGGCGGGCTTTCAGGTCCAAACCCAACTGCCGGTGAACCGCTACAACCTCGACGTCGCCATTTTCGCCTCGCGCGTCGCCGTGGAAATCGAGGGCCGTCCGCTGTACTCGCCCCGTGAAAGACGCCGTTTGCTGGAGCGCACGAAACACCTCACCAGCGCGGGGTGGCGCGTGCTGTACGTATACCTGCGATCCCGCTATCCCTGTCCTGTGATCCGGCCCACCAGTGCGGTGGTGGAACACGTAGTCGCCCTCACGCAGGGCCGAGGCCTCCACCCAGCCGCGGGCGGTGGCTACCGGGTGATTCGGAGTGACGGCCAGCCGTTGTCCCGATCGTGTTTCCACCTGGACGGCGTTCCCCAGGTATAGGTACCGCGCGGCGCCCAGCCACGCGTCGCTACTTACTGGGATGGAAGCGGGTACGCACATGATTCTGTTCGCCACCGCCCAGTCGTCGCCGTAGACGCAGTGGTGGTGGGGACAGAGCGCGATGCTGCTCGCGAGCTGAAGACCACAGATCGCACAGATACTCACGGGCTCACCCGCGCACCAGGTAGAACCCGCTGCTGGTCCGCCCCGTCTCGCCCTTGCGGTAGTCGGCGAACGCCGCGAGCACGACGGCCTCGGCCCGGTCCAGCTCGGCCGGAGTCAGCCCCGGCTGCAGGCGCAGGAACCCAAACACGCGCGTCTCGGCCAGGACCTCCTCTATGCGGGCGCGGAGCGCGGCCATCCGGGCCTCCGCCTCGCCGGGGGTCGCGGGCGCACTCATAGTCCCCACGACCGGTCCCACTGCAGCACCGGCGCCCCACCCGGTACGGTTCCGTCCCACGGTCCCTCCCTCCCAGGGAACGCGCGGGTGCGGACGACCTCGTGGGTCGTCGGGTCCCGGTCATACCCCAGCACCAGGTGGTGCGTGATCCGGCCAGCCAGGTCCATGTACGTCACCACGGTCGGCTCGCCCCACGCGTCGAACCACGGCTGCCCCGAGTCCCGCAAGAGGCTGCTCCCGACTCCGTACACCACACCCGAGGGCGCGGGGCTGCGCTCAGCCGCGAGTCGGTACTGGGTATCCGCGGCATGCTGGACGATCTCGGCGAGGATTTTCGGTGCGCTCACGCCGGGGTCACGGCCGGGCCACGCGCAGCTGGCGGACGATCGGGAGGTCGAGGTCCTCCTCAGATTTCGCGTAGTACAGGTCCACGACGATCACGCGCTCGGCGTTGACCTCGAGCTCCAGGAGCTGGGCCTCCGCGGCGCGGCGGACCCGACCCGGCAAGTGCACGCGGCCGAGCTCGGCCAGCGCGTTGGCGACGCTGGTCGCGACGAAGGAGCAGTCATTCTTTGGCACGCCGCTACCTCCCTACTCCCCTATATCCGCGCCGGGCGATTGCGCAGCCAGTCTGTGTTCTCTTCTCCCTCAAGCTGCACGGCCTCATCGTCCCCCTCGGCTTTCCCAATGACGCTGTTGACCCGAGCTTTCGGGAGCTTGACGCCCAGGACTATGTGCTCGAACTCGGTCGCCATCTTGTTCTTGGGCGCGAGCGCGGTCAGGACCTCGTGGGTTGCAAAGACCTGGGAGACTGGGACGCGAATCTTGAGCACCGCGCCGCGCTTCCCTCGCTCCTCCGACTGGTACTCGGCGAACCCGTCCGCAACCTCCATCTCGGTCGTCCATGAGGAAAGGGGATTCTGCTTCGGGTCAACCTTGGCCCCGCGCCGGAGCTTCTGGTCCGTCCCGATCCCCCGGTACAGGGTGACCTGAGTGACGCCGGCCTGCCGAAATGCCTCCTGCGTCAGGGCGTAGATGGTCCGGGCGGCCTCGCGGTCGACGTCGTTGGCCGCGGGCGGCTTCTTGCCTCCAGTGAACTGAAACTGCCCGCCCGCCTCCTCCATGACCGCCGCCTGGAGGTGGAGCGCGTCGACTCCAACCGCGCTGATGTTGGTCCACCGCTGCGCCGCGTCTTGCATGCGCTTGGCGATTTTCGGCGGGACGTTCTCGGGATCTCGGACCCAGGCCCCGAGTCGAGCGACCCGCTGATCCCACGACCCCTCGCCCATGTCGAAGGTCCTCTCCCCCAGCGCCGCCGGGGCCCTCAGCTCTCCGTCGTGGGTCCACGCCCCACCCCCAGCGTGCGGCGCGCCGCCTCCCTCGACCGCCTCGTCACCGCCTTGCTAAACCGCCCGGCGTCGTCGCGCGGGTGCTCCGACTCGTCAAACTCCTTGGCCTCCGCCACCAGCCGAATGACCACCGGGATGCTGCCGTCGGCCGGCATGAAGAGGACCTCGCCCACCTGGGCCTCGGCGTCGAAGAACGCCAGGTCCCCGTCCAGCTCGGGGCAGCAGCCCGGCCGCACGTACGCGAGCGTCAGGTGGGGGACGTACGCGGGCTGGGTGTCCTCGTGGGGCAGCGCGCCGAGCGCGTCGTGCAGGGCCACCAGGTCGTCGGACTGCACGCTGGCGTAGAGCACGTCCGCGTCGGGCTGCCGGAAGCGCCGGACGTCCCCGAGCTTGAGGTGGACCGGCCCGCGGCCGCGCAGCAGCGGGGCGACCCGCTCCGCGGTGACCCCCGGGTCCAGGCCGTAGCGCACGGTCACGTGCGGGTGCAGCTCCCGGCCGCCCTCGGCCAGGTCCCCGTCGGCCACGCGGTCCCGGGCCCACGCGAGCGCGGCCTCGGCGAGGTGCTCCGGCAGCTCGACCTGGGTGCTCGCGTACTCGTGCGGTGCGCCCTTGATCAGGCTCTCGGCGCGGGTCCAGTCGGCCTCACTCTGCTCCAAATGCTTTCTGGGCTTGGCCCCCACCGACTCGCGATAGTCCAGGACCCACGCCGGCGCAAACTTGAAGCCCGCCCGCTTCCAGAAGCGCACCCGGTGATTGCCGTCCAGCACGGTCAGCCGCGACTTGCCGTCGCGCCCCTGGGAAACTACCCGGGGCGACCGGTCCTCGGCGTCCGGGCGCCCCCAGTCAGTCTTGGGCGCCTCTCCGGGCTCCATCGGGCGCCACGTCCCGACACGATCCTCCGGGCCTTCCCCACCGCCACCGGACTCATCACCACCTCCGCCCCCGCCCGAACCGAAGCGCCCGTCCTCGTCTCTCGGGGGGTCCTCCTCGTTCCACTCGCCCTTAGTCCAGCCCGGCACGACCGCCCGGCGCTCCACCTTCTGGAAGCGCAGGACGACCGCACATCTGCAGCCGGGATGCGCCGGTGGGCGGAAGTAGGCCTCGCCATTCGGGTGCTCAAACGGTGCGTCCAGGGAGGTCTCAGCTTCGTCCAAACTTTCACAAATCTTTATGTCCACGCGATCGTCCTGCGCGGTACTCCAGACGCGCGTGGTCTCTTCGCGGTCCAGCAGGCCCTCGTTCGCGGCGGCCTGCCACAGGGCCTCCTGCCCCGCGGAGCTTGCATTTATAGTCTCGGTTCTCGCGATGTTCATGGCGCGGTAGTCCAGCAGTGCGTCGGCGTACTTCGCGACGCGGCGCTCGACCCTGGCCGCGGACTCCCCACCCTCGACCAGCCGCGCGCGGAACTTGGCGACGGCCTCGATCTGCCGGGAGTGCAGGCCGACCACCCGCCGGATCTCCTCGGCCAGGTCGGTCGGCGCGATCCCCTGCTCCTGCGAGCGCAGGACCAAGGCGCGCACGCCGGCGCGGGTGGAGTCGGTCAGCTCTGTCACGAGCTCCGCCCCGTGCTCGCGCACCCACGCGATGCTCAGCGGGTTCTTGAGGTCGAAGCCGAGCGGTCCCTCCTCCACCCCGATGAGCTCCGCCCCGAGCGACACACCCAGCGCGAAAGTCCGGCCGAGCAGGGGGTCCAGCAGGCGCTTGACGGTGTCCGGCAGTACGCGGTCCAGCAGCGCGGCCACCTCCACCTGGGACAGGGAGCCCGAGCGCAGGGCCTCGGCCAGCGCCCCGACGTCCACCTGTGAGGCCGTGGAGCGCGCGGCGCGCCGAAAGGCGCGGGCGACGTGGGGCTCCATGCGCGCGGCAAGCCGTGTCATCAGCGGGTCGCGGTCCGAGGGCGCCTTGTACCGGGACCCCATCACGACACCACCCGGCGCGCGTGGGGGGCCGGTGGCGGCAGGAGGCGACGCTCGCGCTCCACCTTCTCCGCGTAGCTGTCGGCGGCCGGGCGCTTGACCAGCTTCCCGGTGCGCTCGTCCACCTTCCAGGACCCCCGGTGGGCCTGCGGGTGCACGTCCATCAGCTACACAGCAGGTCGCGCCACTCGGCGCGGGTCTGCCCCTCATAGCGCTGGCGGGAGAAGAACTCCACGCACTGATCGAGGTTTTCCTGGGAGTACTCGTGATCGCACATTAGCCGCGGCTCCGCCGGCAGCGCGGGGTCTATGACCAGGTAGAAGAACAAGCAGAACAGGCTCACCGCGCGCCCTCCACCGGCCAGTCGTCGTCGGTCCGCAGCGTCCCCGCGTCCTCGCGATGGCAGAGGTAGGCGACCGGGCCAAGCGCCCCGTCCTCCAGCCGGAGTCTGAGCACCGCGACGGCGGGGTGGTCGGGCGCGAGCGGCTCGAGGTCCTGCACCAGCGCGAGCGCGTGGCAGTCCTCGTGGGCCGCGCCCAGGTACGAGGATGCCGGGCGGTTCGGCGACAAGGCCGCGACCCAGGTGGCGGTGCGCACTGCGCGACCGAAGAAGTCTACCCGCGGCCCGCGCTCCACGCATCGGGCGGCGCCGTCCTTGCGGCACAGGGTGGAGACGTTCTCGGCCGGCACGTACACCGCGGTCACGAGGCAGTGGCGACCGTCATCCCAGCACCCCCGCTTGACGATCAGCGGCCGGTCCTGCCGGACCCCGTCACCCAGCGTCGTCGCGCAGCTCTGGAGGAGCGCGACCGCGGCAAGCGCCAGGAGGGTCAGTCGCAGCATCACAGCGGCCTCAGCAGCTTGGCCGCGCAGTTGGGGCGCCGGCACCACGCGATCCGCCGCGAGCCGGCGAAGTCGTGCCGACCGAACATGCACTTCAGCATCCCGAGCGCGATCTTGAGGGTCCCCATACCCACCTTATATCCCTTCCGGCCTAGAGGAGAAGGTCGCGGATCATGCCGAGGACTGCGGCGTCGTCGGCGCGGACCCGGGCCGCGTCCACGCGGTCCACCCGCGCGGCGCCCCCGTAGGTCAGGCTCAGCCGGGTCACCGGGTGCCGGCGCTCCGCAGAGGTGGCGGCCGCCCCGCCCACGCGCACCGACAGGCGCGCCGCCGCGCGGTGCATCTTGCCGACCCGCAGGCCGCGGCCGCGGAACGTGAAGGACCCGCGGCTCTCGAACAGCAGCTCGCGGACCGACCACTCGAACACCGCCTCGCCGCCGTAGGCGAGGCCCCCGCCCGCGCTGCGAAAGTCGAGCTCGGCCGGAGTGGGCTTCTCGAAGACGTGGCTGTAGACCGGCGCGCGGAAGGCCGTCGTCTGGACGGGCCGCACGCTGTCGACCGGCAGCGGGTCGATCTGGAACAGCTTGGGCGCGGCGGAGTCCTCGGTCGCCCGGTGCTGGAACAGGTTCCGCTGGAAGACGGACGCCATGTCAGGCCACCCGCTTCCAGAACCGCACGACCACGTACGGCTGGAGGTTGTTGTGGGCCTGCCCGCCGCCCGCGGCCTGGTTGACCGCCGTCGCGTCCGCCGTGATGTAGCCAGCGTTCACCGGGGTGGCGGTGCTGGTGTCCACCCCGTACCCGCGCAGGGCGCCCGTGGAAGCGCTGTTGACGCGCTGCGCGTGGCTGTGGGGGTTCTGCACGTGGGTGTGTGCGGGCATCTCCGCGGCCGTCAGCGCGTGGGCCTTCTCCCCACCGACCTGCTCCAGCGCCGCGAACTCAAGCTGCTCGGCGTCGAGCCCGACCAGGGCCCGGCCGGGGCCGAGCGCCTGCCACGACCCGTAGCCCAGGAGCTGCGCGGGGTCGGCGCCCACCACCGCGATGAAGACGGCCCCGACTGGGAACGCCTCGCTCCCGCCCCCACCGCCCACACCGGGCCACGTGCACTGCCGCCACGACGCCGCGGACCCCGCCTCCCACCACGTGTCGGTGTCGGCCGTATACGCGAGGTCCCCCATCCGGAGGCCGGACGCCGAAAGCTCGGACTGAAGGTCGCACGCGTAGGCGACCGCCCCGCGGACGAGCGCGCCGGAGGCCATGAACAGCGCGGGCCGCAGAAGCTGGACCGCGACGGCCACTGGCTTAGACGTCCAGCGCGCCGGCGAACTCCGGGCGCTCGGCCTTCAGAAACCGGTAGACCTGGGTCCGGCTGGCGCTGAGCAGGCCCTTCCCGTCATCACCTGGCAGTCCCAGGTACATGGTGAAGTGCCGGCGCTCGGGGATCGCGGGGACGACCTCCACCACGTTGAACCGGCCGGGGCTGCCCTCCACGGGCTCCTCGCGCGTGACCCCGGGGACCGCCGGGTGGTCGGCGATCGCGTAGTCGCCCGCCGAGACCGGCGACTTCCCGGCCGCGCGCGAGGCGGCGTCGGCGTAGACCGACACGCGCACCTGGGCGACGCCGTGCAGCGTGTCCACCTCCAGGCAGTCGACGCGGTGGTAGGCGCTCGGGAACGACGCGCCTGTATCGGGGTCCGTGAAGCTCTTCTGCAGGGCCATGGTGTGTTTTTTCCTTTCTATGCGATGTCGAACGCCGTCACGTTGACGCCGGTGATGGTGGCCGTCCCACCAGTGATTGCCGCCAGGCTCACGTCCAGCCAGTAGGCCGTCCCACCGGTCAGACCGGTCACGACCGCGCTCACGCTGAACGGAACCTCCTCGTTCGTCACGCCGGCGTCCACGTGGCGCTGAAGCGCCCCGACGGCGGTCCCCGTCAGCGCCGCGGCGTTCGTCGGCGCCGATCCCGTCCCGTACCGGATCTGCACCGCGGCGCCGTCGTTCGCGGTGTTGTTCTTGATCGTCCCGCTGATGATGACGACGACGCGGCCGGAGCGCGTCGTGATAGCTCCCGCCAGGCCCATCATGACGCCCGTGGTAGAGGTCGTGCCCGTCGGGTCCCCCGGGCTGCTGTTGGTCGTCGCGAATGCGTTGCCCCCCACCTGATAGCTCGTCGCCGAGACGGCGCCTGCCTTCGACACCGTGAATTTCGACGCCTCCGCGCCACTCGTCCCGTACTGAAGATCGAGCAGCAGCGTCCCCGCCGCCGTCCCGCTCGCGCCCTCCGTGAATACCGCCTTGACGCCGATGAACGCGACGGCTGCCGCGTTCATCGTCTGCGCGAGATCGAGGATCGGAGAAGACGTTGTCACCGTACTGCCACCCAATCGCACAGACCCGTTCGTGAGCACCTTGATCGCGGCGAGCGAGTTGGAGTAGATGGCCGTGCCCGTACCGGTGATGAACCCCATTCCGTAGGCGGTCGTGTTCGCGAGCCAGTAGCCGTCCGTCGCGCCCGTGCCTGCGTGGACGATCGGCCCGTCCGAGAACGTGTGGTCCCCGGTGCCGGAGATGTAGTTGACCCCCGCCACGCTCGCGCTGCCGAGGGTGACGACGTCGGTGGCGAGACTCGCGGACAGGTATACGACAGAGGACCCGAAATTGTCGGCCCACCGCTTGATCGCGAACCCCGCGCTCGTATTCTCCAAACCGAGGATGCGCTGGTTGGCCGATGAAGCCGTTCGGTCCAGCAATAGATTCGCGGTACTGCTACCGATTGCTCCGACTCCCGCGTCCGTCCCAAATACAGTGACCGCCGCCGTTAAGGCTGCGATGCCTTCGTAGGTCTTCGGCGTCGCGGTCCCGATGCCGATTGCGGACAGCAGCGTGGCGTGACCCACTTGCCCAGCGGCGAGACGGGAGAGCGCGGTGTCGAACGTCCCATTCAGCGCGTCCTGGGTGGAGGCCCACTGGACGGCCGCGCCGCTCTGGAATCGGAGGTGGCCGTTGTTGATGTCGATGACCGTCAGGTTGATTGCGCCGTCCCAGAACAGGGCCGAGCGCGCGGTCAGGCGGCCGTCCTTGCGGATCGACGCCATGCTCGTGGAGCCGGCCTGGAAGTCGAAGAGGAGCGAAGTGGCCGCAGCGGCGGTGACTGTGACATTGACCTTGGCGGCCGTGAACGTCTCGGTCCCGTCGTTCCACGTCGCGGTGATGGAGAGCGCTGGGGACGTGTCGGTCAGCGTCCCTTGCGCGATCGTCAGTGTCTTGGCGGTCTTGTCCCAGAGCAGCGCGTCGCTGACGTTCCACTGGTCCGTGACGCCGGTGTCGTAGAAGAAGAGGCCCTGGTTCGTCCCGCCCGCGGCGAGGAGTGAGTCATTCCACTCGTCCGCCCCGATCGGATAGCTCGGGTCGTCGGCGACGACCGTCTGCGTGCGGTGCTTGAGCGTGGCGGCCATGGGTCCCCCTCCTACCTCGTCGTCACTTCTTCAGGCGCACCGCGGCGTGCCAGGCGCGCGCCTCGGCCTCGAGCGCGTCGGCCCAGCGGGCCCACGCCGCCGGGAACTTGTCCCACGCCTTGGTCAGCCTGTCGGAGTCCTCGCCCGGCTCGAACAGGACGCCGACGAGCCACGCGGCGTCGGCCGCGCTGAGCTCCACCGCACCGCCCTCGTGCGCGTCCGCAGCGTCCTGCACCCGGGCCCACGCGCGCTGGTCCTGCCGCGCCATCTCCGGGTACCGGACCGCGACGGCCCGGGCCAGTAGCATGTCCGCGGTGACCCGCACCCGCTGACCCACCAGCGCTTCGTCCAGCAGCTGGGCGCGCACACTGTCGGCGACGCTCCTGGCCGTGGCCGGGTCGGTCTCCGGGTTGACGTTGCCCAGTGCGAGCGCGCTCTTGATGAGCTGATCGCCGGCGTCGCGCTCGTCCTGCGTCAGCAGGTTGATGCGGTCCTGGCGGGTGAGCTTGTACGGGATTGCGAAGTTGAGCTGCATGGTGAACTCTCCTTTTTTCGCCCAAGTGTCAGGGAGGTGGGGGTTTTAGCTGCGCGGCCCCATGTCGTACACGAGGGCCACCCGGAGCTTGTCGCCCGGGTTGGCGGCGAGGAACGGTGCCGGGACCAGGCGCTCCGACCAGAGCAGCGCCCCCGCGGCGTCCGTCACGTAGTAGCCGTACACGTTGCCGACCCCCGCGGTGAACGACCACGCGATCGGAGCGCGAACGGCGACGGTCAGCTTGCCGTCGGCGCGCACGACCCAGTCGTCGGCCGGCAGGTCCGCCGGTGCGTATCCGCCACCCTGGACCTCCTGGAATGCGGCGAGGTCGTGCTGGCGGACGGGGTGGACGTCATTGGCGTAGAGGTGGACCCGGCGGGCCAGGCCCACCACGGCCCGGGTCATCGCGGCGGCGGCGCGCTCACTGACGGTGATCATTGGATCTCCTACTCCTCCTCGATCTCTTCGACGGTCACGGACGCCACGAGGCCGTCATCGCCCCGCCGCAGGTGGACCCGGCGCCCCTTGCGGCGCGGCGCGGCGAGCGCGCGGGGCCGGAGGGGCCGCCGGAAGTCGGCCGGCTCCACCACCCCGAAGGAGCGGAGGAAGACCCGGCGCTCCTCGGTGTCGGCGGGCAGTGCCGGCGGTGTGCCGGGTGCCTCCCCGTCCTCGGGCTCCTCCCCGGGCAGCGGCAGCCCGGGCGGGAACAGGCCCGGGGGCGGCTCCTGGGGCTCGAAGTCCTCGCGCGGGGACACGCTGCCCGGCACGAGGTAGTACTTGCCCTTGTCGCCCTCCAGCGGCTCGCTGCCGGCCATCTCGCGCCACTCGTCCACGCTCCACGCCCACGGGGCGGTGCGCCGGACGCTCAGGGCGTATTCGTTGTCCTCCTCGATCGGGGACACGTAGTCCAGGATCAGGCGCTCATCATACAGGGGGGCGAAGCGCTCCTGGAGCAGCGCGCGCATCATCTCCAGCCGCGGCACCACCACGTACTTCGCCATCATGAAGTCGGCGCGGTTGATGGTCGCGCGGCTGGCGCCGGGCTCCACGATGCCCATGACCTCGGGTGGCACGCCCCAGCAGTTGCGGATGAGGTTGCGCTCGTCCTCCCGGATCTGGATCATCTGGAGGCGACGGAAGTCGGTCTGCTGGAACTCGTGGATCTTGAGCTCACGGGTGGCGAAGCGCGGGCGGAACGCGCGCCAGAAGCCCTCGTGCTCGGCCGTCCAGTCCTGCTCCAGGCGCTCCACCTGAACCGGCGTCAGCGTCTGGGTCCCGGCCGGGCTGACGATGTAGTCGGGCCGCGCCTGGTTGAAGAAGGACTGCCGCACCGTCTTGGCGGCGTACTCGTCCACCTCGATCTCGTCGGCGAGGGCCCGCGCGAGGCCGGTGCCGCGGCCGTACGGGTTGGACGGGTTGTGCTTGGGCAGCCAGAGCACCTCGGTCTCGGGGACCAGGCCCTGCCAGCCGCGGAAGCTCATGCGGAAGGCCGGGCGCCCGGGCACCGGGAGCTCGCGCACCCAGTCGGGCGGCAGGGGCCAGATCGCGACCGGGACGTTGATCTTGTTGCGCTCCAGCATCCAGAACGCCTCGCCCTCGAGGTCCCAGTAGAGGCACGTCAGGTGCCGCGCGGCCAGGCCGGTCATCATGGCGTTGCCGCCGTCCAGCGCGTCCAGCAGCGGGTGGTCCTCAACCTCGCGCAGCTCGCCGCGCTGGCGCATCGCCTTGAGCGCGGCGGCGCGCTGCGCGCCCCACATCCGCTGCACGGCCTTGGCCCGCGTGGCGCGCTCGTCCCCGACCTTCTTCTGGTACCCGAGCGTCCACTGCACCGAGGCGAACTGGTACGCGACCTTGTCCGCGATCGCGTGGAGCCAGGGGACGTCGGCAAACGCGGCCACCCGCTCGCGCGCGCCGCGGGTCGGGGCCTCGCCCACGCCGGCCGGGTAGATGCCGGCGAGCATCCCGTAGGCCTGCCGCGACGAGGACTCGCTGAAGAGCCCGGCAACGGCCTTCAGGGCAACGCCCGCTCGCTGGCGCAGTGTCGGCATGCCACCATTGTAGATTAGGGGGCGGGACAATCCGGGCGGTCGGGGATAATTGAAGGGCGCCGCTGGGGACTATCTAATCCCTCTCCAGCGGCGCCCCCGGTGCGCTTGTCGACCTGTGCGGTCGTGGTCAGCGCTGCACCGCTCTCGGCGGTGCTGATGTCGTCATTCGGCCCTGTCGCGGACTCCTGAGCCCACCCCGGGTACCATCGGGCGGGGCCGCGGACCCTACTTCATTGGAGCCTCCACGGGGGTTGCAACGACGCTCTTACTCGGCGAACAACATCACGCTCGGCTGTCAACACCCCATTATATCCGGTGGGGGTCGAAGGGCTTGGCACCCGCGAACTTGAAGTACTCGCCGGCCTCGTGGCGCTCCACCCGCAGCAGGCACTCGAAGACCTGCTGGGCGAACAGCTCGCAGCCCTGCTCGTCGTCCTGGAGGGGTCCTATGAGGACCTGGTGCAGGTGCTCGACCCTCCCGACCCGTCCGGTCTCCGCGTCGGGCACGCGCGCCCGGATCGCAAACGTCAGCACCTCCCGGTCCCGCGGGTCACCAAACGGTGGGGTCCTTGCCTGAAACGTCCAGCCCGGCCGGTACGTGACCTGGCCCAGGAGCTCGGCCGCTCGCTCGGGCGTCATCGCAGCCGGATCGGTGGACCAAGCTGCTTGGACCGGGCGCCGGGGAACCAGCCCGCACCCGTGCGCGCGACGCGCTCTACGTCCGACTCCGGGACGGGCTCTGACTCCACCTCCCACCGCTGGGTCTCGGCGCTGAACGACGCGGGGCCGAGCGCACGGAAGCGCACGCAGCCCTCCTCGTCCTGCACCAGCCGGCCGTCGGGCTCGCGGAGGCGGAAGACGGTCCCGGCCTCGAGCGCCTCAAACGTGCTCGGGCGCCAGCGCTGCTCGGCAGTGAGGACCTCCACGGCGCGGCTCACGTCGTCCACGCCTCCTCAGGCAGGAGCGGTGAATGGACCAGCACGCGAGCCCTCACGGCCGGACCAGCGGGAGCATCAGGAACGGCCCGACGATGGAGGTGTGCCGGTGGCCCAGCTGCAGGTAGCACCGGCACTGCGCGCAGTACGTGCAGCCCGCGTCCTTGAGCAGCTGAAAGAAGCTGGCTGCCACACCATGGTCTCGCCGCGTACCGTCCATGAGTCTCACGCGCTCCTTCTCCGTCAGGTGGCTCATGCCGGGTTCGCCTCCGGGGGCAGCCCGAGGTCCGCGTCCGCCGCCGCGCGCGCGAGGACCGCGTTGCCGGCCCAGGCGCCCTCCGCCCAGGCGGTCGCCCAGAGCGGCTCGGCGAAGCGGTCGCCCTCCGGCAGGACGACCAGCCGGTGCACCTTGTAGCACCAGCCCTCGCTGCGCCAGTGGATGCCCTGGACGCTGAGCGCGGTGGCCGCCGGCACCGAGTCGCCGGTCACGATGACGGCGTCCCAGGGCAGCGGCACGTTCGTCACGACCCGGTCGCCGGTCTCCGCCCCCTCCTGCGGGCTCGTCTGCCCGTGGAGCCCGGCCGCGGTGGCCCCCTCGCGCTGGACCATCCCGATCACACCCTCGCGCGCCTGCACCCTCATCGGTACGCCCACGCGAGCGCAATGATGAGGGCCCACGTATAGGCCAAACAAAGCCAGAAGTACCAGTTCACCCCCCTCACGGCGACCACCACGAGCGCACCCACCACCACGCCCCGCCGACTGCGGCCGGAACGAGCGCGAGCGCGGGGATTAGGTCCGCGAAACAGTGCCACCAGTTGCCGGCGGCGAGGTCTGCGAGGCAGTGCATGGGTTGGCTCCCCCCCTCTAGAACCCTATCCGCCCGTACACGATCCACTGCACGGCGAACATCCAGCCGACCGCGGCGGGTACGAACGCGACCCAGCCGAGGGTGATCACCAGGTGTACCCACCGTCCGCGCGGTGGGGCCCGTCGTGGCCGCGCCGCTTGTCGACGCGCTCCACCGTCCGGTCGCTGACCCGCCGCTGCTCCCGGCACCGCTCGGGCCACTCCCCGCCCAGGTACTCGTACTGCCGGATGACTTCCACCTTCAGCCTGACGCACATCTCCACGAGCTCCGTGAGGGCGCCGCGCTCGTACCGAAGCGCTCCGCCGGCCTCCGGCAGCGCGGCGGTCTGCGCCTCGGCAAGGTTGCGCTGGACCTCCTTCAGCTTGGCCTGGGCCTTGCGCAGGCACGTCAGCGCGTCGTCGGTGCGGGCCATCTCAGTCGATCCTCTGAAATTCGTCCCACGCACAGAGCTCCTCGTCTGGGCGCCCGCGGCGCAGGCCAGAAGCGATCACACCGCAGGCGCCGCAGTTCACCACGACGACCACGACGGTGCCGGCGTCGAACCAGCCATCCGGGCGCGCGAGCAGGTGGGTGCCGGGAAGTGAATTCTGCATCAGTCGTCCCGTGTGCAGTAGCACGGAATGATACGCCCCTCTGGGTGCAGCGCCCCGCAGTGGACGCAGCACACCGACGCGAACGCCGCGCGGCGGTCATCGTCGGTCGGCAGCGCGCGGAGGACCGCCTCCAGGGCGCAGGCCGCGCAGACCACCGTGGAGTTGTAGCCTCCCTCGTTCCGAGCCACGATCCCGAGCGGGAGAGCCAATTCCCCGGTCGGGGAGCGCTGCACGTGAGTGCAGTGGTCCGGCGTCGGGTAAGACGCGTGTACTCCGTGGTTCTCCTCAATCTGCCAGGGCAGGCCCTCCGCGTACTCCCCGCGCTCGTGGACCGAGACGACCCGGGTGACCATCACCAGTACCTCTTTCTTACGTCCAGCAGGTAGTCGTTCACCTTGCCGAGGTCCGGCTGGTGCCTGCAGGCGTCGGCCGCGGCCTCGAGGTTCTGCTGCCACGCGTCGCACGTGGTGACGACCTCACCGCGGTCCAGCTCCCCGGCGCGCCAGCGCTGCAGGACGGGGAAGATCGGCGTCTCGGTGAAGTCCACGAGCACCTGCCGGAAGCGCAGCAGCGCCCACCCCTGGTAGAGCACGCGGAGGTACGCGCACGCGAACTTCGCCGGTACACCGTCCTTCCCCGCCAGGAACTTCTTCTGCTGGTTCATAGCGTACCCCAGGAACGCGTCGCGCACGCCCCGCGGGTTCCAGACGTAGGGGAGCAGCGCGCGCAGCGCGCGCCCGTCTTCGTGCCTGGAGAAGGCCAGGGAGCCGTCGTGGTGGTACTCCTGGGTCGCCAGCACCGGCGCCGCGAACACCTCGAGGATCGTCGGGTTGCAGTGCGTCGCCAGCTCCAGGAAGTGGCCGAGCTCCCAGGAAGTATCGTCCAGCTTCTCGCCCTTGGCCTTGTCGGCCTCGGTCCACTGCGTGGTCTTCGCCTTGGCCCCAAGTGCGAGGAGCTCGCGCGTCGCGCGCACCCACACGCCGCGGTAGTCGTAGTCGCTATCCTCGGTCGCCAGCCCGTGCGCGCGGCTGCCGACGAGGACCCTGAGGATGGTCGTGTTCATGGCTAGTACCACAGCTCCCACATGGTGGACCTCGAGTTGAAGCACACGTGCACGGGGAACGAAGCCCGGAGGCGGCGCTCCGCCCTGCGCGCGTGGTCTTCGTAGTGAAACGCTTGACGCTTTTCCATGGCTCCTCCTAGTACTGCACGTCAGGCAGGTAGCTGCCGCAGCAGGCGCACGGCCCGCGCGTCCGGGGTGTGGGACCTGACCAGCTTGTCGGCACGGCGCAGGTCACGGGCTTCCCGACGTGCGCGCCGACTGTGCCGGTACTCGCCCGCACGTAGTCGTCGTACGCCTTCCGCGCGTGGCGCGCGTCCAGGGTGTCCGTCACGACTGCGTCCCCGACCTCCACCGTCCACCGCTCCATGGGCATCCCCCTCCTGAGGACCTATATCACGCGGGGGGTGATCCACCGAGTGATCGCGTACCGGGCGGGGTGCAGGCCGGGCACAGGAACCAGCGGCCCCACGCGCGCCAGAGCGCGTCGGCGTAGGGGACGCGGCAGCGGAGGCAGCGCACTAGCGGAGGGTGACGCCGCAGCGCACGACGCGGTCCCGGGGGTCCTTGAGGTACACGGCCGCGACGGCCGGACCACCCTCCACGCGGGGCACGAGCGCGCCCGCGAAGCCCTCGTTGACCTCCCGGAACAGGGCCGCGGGCTCCGGGACCACCACGTCCCCCTGGCACAGGTAGCCCGGCAGCGGCGTGAGCGGGGTCATGCGCGTGTGGCAGTAGGGGCAGGTCATTGGTCCTCCTTGCACCCGCACAGCTCGGCCCCGAGCCCCGGCGACTCGATCATCACGGAGTAGATCGCGGCGGTGGTCAGCGGGTCGTCGCAGCCGGCGATCTTCCCGCACGCCGAGCACAGGGAGAACGTCACGTCGGGGAAGTGCCCCGGGAGCGTCAGGATCGTCCACTTCACTTCGGCTCCTCGGCAGGGCGCGATTCGCCGCCAGATTCGCCGCCAGGTCGACGCCTCATATCTCGGCAGCAGCTGGGGGCGGGGAGGATTCACACTCTCCGTCCTGCCGGAAAGCGAGCCGGCCGCTCTCTCTGAGCTACCGCCCCGCTGCCGAAATGACCCGGGTGGGGGATTTTCACGCCCCGTCCTCGCGGTCCAAGAGCCGCGCGCTCTAACTGAGCTAACCCGAGCATTTTTTAGTCGCCGTACTCTTCGCTGCGCACCCGCGAGCGCGCGGGGTACGCCGCCAGCGCCGCGCCGTAGCGGTCCCGCTCCACCTCGAACTCCGGCACAGCAGCGGCGCGCACGCCGGCCTTACCGGAGAAGACCCCGGCGCGGCGGAGCGCGGCGGCCAGCGCCGGCGAGGTCACCTGCACGCCGTGCACGAGCTCCGGCGTCAGCGAGACCTCGACCGCCCGCCGGTCCCCGACCGCCTCGGTCCAGGTCCGCGGGTCGACCCCGGCCCGCACGCACGCCTCCGCCACGTCAGCCCGCGTGCACTTCGACGAGCCGCGCAGGACCTCCCAGGGCGGCGGCAGCGCGGCCCAGACCTTCGTGTCGGGGTGCACGCCACCCCCGGACGTCTGGTGCCAGCGCGCGACGTCCGCCGCCATCAGCCGCATCACCTTGCCGGGGCACGCGGCGTCGAGGGCTGAGTCCATGCCGAGCGCGCAGAGCAGGCTGATGTAGCTGGCGCGGGCCCGGTTCCAGCCGCTCGCGACCCGGTTCCAGGTGTCGGAGTCGTTACCGCGCGCGACGATCATCTTCGCGCGGTCGAACTCGACCCCCCGCGCCTGCT